ACATCTGAAGTGGCGAGAGTCAATCATTGATGAATTGAGAGATCTTTTATCTCTCGCTTCTGTGTAAAATAAAATTACCATATTAAACTTCAGCCTCCCATCGCCAACCGTGGGGGCTTTTTTTTTTGACCACCACTCCCAGAGACAGGTATTAAAAAGGGTTGACGTGAACAATTTAAGATGTTAGATTAATAACACTTAAACCAAAAAAAAAGAGAGGAAAATTATGCCGACTTACAGAACAACTGAATACAGGACAGACAGAATTCTGAAAGATTGGATTCTTAAAGAAAGATTAGCTTTTAACCTAGATCCATCGTTGTCAGTATCAGAATTGCAAAAAATATTGCCGCCTAAGTGCAAAGAACAACTAGGCGATTTTAAACCTACTGATAATGTGTTTCGTAAGATGTCGTCAGGCTTTAATAAAGTTTCTGACGTTTGGATTGAGTTGATGAGGTTTATTGGGGTGCAAGATTTCACCCCTGAGCAAGCGATTCTCGGAACGGTCAGCACCTTTCTGGACGATGAGAACGTAAGGGTCAAGTTGAATGCTTCCTATGATGAACCCCATTGCAAAAACTCAATTGATGTGTTGTGTCTAAACGAACCAAGCTATCAAGGGTTGATTCGGTATGAGGGAGATCGGCTTTCGTTCCCTCCATCCATATTTGAAACGGTGATAGATCGCCGTCTCAATGTTTACGCATTATATTGCGAGAATCTTTCAGATGTTTTGCTGATTCCCGGTGTCTCCGATCCTCACTCATTGCTAATTTCAGAAAATAACGCACGATTAGCTGAGGATCTTCGCGGGTTAGACGAGCAACCTGAACTAGATAAACTTGACGGAATATTGGCTGAAGACATTGCGATGGACTCCGGTGATGCTGAATTAGAAGCGGCACGAATTGAAGAAGAGACTTCGGATGATGCGATCGCATTAACCCCGTTCAATGGTGAAACGGCAGAAGACGAACTAGCCGAACGAATGGCAGACGTGTACAGCGGAGATGAAGAAATTGAAGATGCGGTTAATGGTCACGGCATTAGCTAGAAATTAACCAAAATCAGGAAGAGATGGAGTCGACAGACTCCTTTTTCAATTAATTAAACGAGAAAAGTAATGAAAACTAGAAAACTGATTAGCCTATTTGCCGGAGGCGGGTTGTTTGTAGAAGGAGCAAAGCAGGCAGGGCTAACCCCTAGCGGGGCGATAGAACTGGATGAAAAGAAGGCAGAAATTTACCGACTGAATCATGGGGGACTGATTCAGGTTTTCGACATTCGAGAGGTGAATGAATGGGGGAACAAAGGTTGTTGGATGTTGCAAGCATCGCCCCCTTGCAAAAATTCCAGCCGTGCAAAACGTCACGGGAGCGAGACAGAAAAAGAACTTGCTTTTGATTTAGATTTGCAGTTGGCTTATGGAGTTAACCGTGCTTTGAGCGCAATCAGACCGCGTTACTTTGTATTAGAGAATGTGGGAGATTATGCGGCAACAGAAGCCTATAAACTGATCCGTGAAACCTTGACCCGCCTCGGTTATTATTTCCGGCAGTTCCGATTAAACTCAGCAGATTTCGGGGTTCCTCAAAGTCGAGATCGCCTCTATCTGGTGGCGGGTTTAGATTGTGAGGTTGTTGAGCGGTTGGATTTTACGCCCTACTACCGCCCCCGCGTCGGTTGGTATGCAGGGTTAGAACGTCACCTTAGAACCTGTAAAGAGAAAACTCTCGCACCCTACCAAGTCAACGCGATCGCCGCATTGATGGAATCAGGGAAAATAGCCGCCAATGACATCGCCTTGCTAGTTGGCGGGGCTGGTTCCAATCCAGGCAAACCAGGGGTGACTCATTGGGCTTCTCCTTCTCCCACTGTTCGATCGTGTGAAGGGTTGCGATCGGGCGGTTGGCGTCCCGTTGTGGTATATCGACGGGATTTTTTCAAACCACAAGGGGAGGCGGTCGGATATAAGCTGTCAGGACGCTGTTTACTTGCACTTCAGGGCGTCCCTGACTCGTATGTGATGGGTAATGAGGTCGTGACCTGTTTTGTTGCTGGCAACGGCGTTTCTGTGCCTGTTGCGAGGGCGATCGTCAGCACAATCATTGGGGTTGAAAATTCATTGAGAACCCTTGCCGGGGGTGCGGCGGTTTTATAGAGAGGCGAGAGACAATTAGTTGGTCTTTATAGATGAGTCTGTCACTCAGACTTTTATATTTTACAACTTTACTGCGTGACAAACTCATCTATTATGTTCTCGTTTATATATAGATTCCACCTGTAGAGGTTGATCGGCTTTTGCATATAAGTTTTAGTGAAAGAGAAAAGAAAAACCGCCCCGTGTTTGGCATAAATCCTCTTACCAAAGATAATCATCAATACCCTTTCTGTCTTTTTATATCCTCTGGGTGAACACTTTTGTGTTTGTAGCTATAGTAATGTGCCACGTCGATCAAAATTTCATAATAAAATCCATGTGGCTTCCACAGTTTATCTATAGCAGGGTAATCTTCTCTCATTTTGTAAAAAACCCATCCTCTCTTGAACCTCTTTCGAGTAGCTGTTTGAATTAAACTATTGCATTTTTCTAAGAGAAGTTTATGGGTTTTGTCCATCAAATCTTTAAATATTTCAACATCAATGTCAACGCAGTCTTTCGGAAAATGTTCAAAATTTCCATAACACATCACCAAGGCTTCATGACGCTTTAGTGAACATTTAGAAAAACATGAAGAAGAAAACTTAAAAGTTTCATCATTTTGATTCCATTTTTTTACATCTACGCCTCTTATAACTACCTTGTCTACCCTTTCGATTTCTTTGCCCTCATCTAAAACGCCCGGCTCTATAAATGGTTCCCATTTTCCCACTACTTTATAAAATAGTTTACCTTTTTCGGCTCTGTCCCATTTTATAAAATACAAATCCCATTTGTTGTCACGAAAATCAAAAGTCCAGTCATCGCAGATCCAGTCATTACATTGGATGTCTGGATTTAACTTGTTAAATAATTCTAGTTTAGAATCAAACAATCCAGACTTATCAGCATTCCAAGCGCTTATATCGGTCAATTGAGAATTATTGTTAATCATTTTACTTTTAAGATTGCGAAATGTTTTTTGATGGGGCGGGGCGGCGAATGACCATTAGGGCAATTTGTCGAAAATGTCAGGGCTGCCGCCCGCTGCTTGGTTCCAATGTCAAGGCTCCGTCTGGAAAGTTAAAATCAATTCCAAACTTTTTGACTATCATAATATTATTAGTGTTCTTTCTAATGTCTGACTTTTATAGTGTATTAAATGCAATCGGTTTTTGTCAATAATATAAAAAATAAGATGAAGCGAGGCAAGTATCAGACGGTCTACTTGCACCGCGTCGTTGCCGCTCAGAAGCTAGGGAGGGAATTGAGACGCGGTGAGGTTGTCCACCATCTAGACGGCGACCCCGCCAATAATCATCCCGACAACCTTGAAATCTGTTCGAGCGCATCTGTCCACCGCCTCCACCATCGCCGCTCTAATCGTGATAATGTTGCCGCAGATCGCACCCTAATTCAAGACGGCGACCTGTGGCTCTGAGTTTCTCTCTCTTTTAAACTTACAATCAAAACTCAAGCAACCTCTACAAACGAAACGGCTATAGAATCGGCAATATAATAGATGAGTTTGTTACGTAAAGATATTATAAAATACAAAAATCTAAATGAGAAACTTAGCCACACAGATAAACCAATTATATCTCGCTTCTCCTGCAAAAAAACCCCGGCAGTCCGGGGCGTTCTTTCTTTTTCTTATTCTTTTATTAGTGTTTCAAAATGCAGATTGTTCTCCGCTAAGTAAGAGGCGATCACCTGTAATCCAATTTCAGCATCACTCATAAACAGAAAAGCACGAGGGGAATTAGATTCGTTTAAGTCTCCATCTGGTAGGGTGTAGCCGTGATTTAGCGCTATGTTACGTGCTAATAGCTGAACCAGTTTGTGATTTGAGTCTATATGTTTATAGGATTGGGTTAGATAATTCAATAGTCGGTGAGGTTTCTGTTTTTAAAGTGAGTTGTCTAGCGGTTCAATCCATCGGCTAGGATCTCCCCTCCAGTTGCGGTAGTGGTAGCCTTTTCGCTTCAAGATTCCATAAATGCGAGAACGATTTGACCAACTGCGATCTATTTTTGGATTGGGTTCTAATTTTGCCAGTATCTCGATCGCCGTCCTAAATTTCCATCTCATAGCGTCTCCCTCCAAATTAAAGATTGTCTGGACTTTTCAAAGTAGATAATCCGATCAACATCAATTTTACTCAATAAAATTTTTAGAGCATTGCCCGTCGGAGATTGAAAATACAGCAGATAAAACTCTTTGATGAGGGATTTTTATCTATTAAATTATGTTTCATTTGACTTAAAATCCGCACTCGATCGGCTCAAATTCTCTTTTTAAAGTGTCTGAGTGCTGATAGTCGGGCATTGGGAAGTACACCAACAGCAACGGGAGAGTAGCGAGACAAAACCGCCAGCTATTATCCAACTCGTTAAAAACGCCGTCAAGATGCGAGACTTTACGTTTGAAGTATTCATCAAAATTGGTAAACCCTGAAACCACTATGCAGCGGTCTGGATGTTCACTAAGTAACAAGTCAACTAAGGGCGGAGCATAGCAATCTTTCGCTGTCGCCACATTTCCAGGTTGGCTGTCTCGCGTGTTTGGCTTCAGTTCGAGAATAATGCGTTGCGCTTCTGCTTTCAATAATTCGTGGCTATTACTGAGATAGCATCTGGTAGTAATTTGTTCCGCATCTTTCAATTCCTTCAGTTGCTTTTGCAGTGTGCGGTATTTGCCGTCTGCAAGGGTCGTTTCGATTAGTTCGATTTTTGCTGCTGCTGTCAGTGTCATTTTGTTTGTCTCTTGAGCGTTACGCTGGATGCTGTTTTTCTTAACTACTAAAGACTAGCAGACGACAACCCTTTATGTCAAGTTATTTCAAAAAGATTTTTAAAGGGCGGTGAGGAGCGAGAGACGTTTATCCGTTCTATCTGTTGAGATTGCTTTGTTTTCTGATTTCAAAGTTCATACAAGCTCTACAGTCAGGATACAGGTAGAATAAGAGATAGAATAGATGAGTCTGTCACGTAGGAAGATTATAAAATACAAATAACTGCGTAACAGACTCAGTAATAATAGAGGGTAGTCAATTTCCCTCTCGCTTCAGTTTTGGGCGTTGTCGGTTGTCGGGGGACGGTCGGAGGCAAGTCGCAAGTAGACATCGAACAGCGCCGCCAGAATCGTCACAGGATACGCCGTTATCTCGTCACTGGTATGATGATCGAACGTTCTTAGTGTTGCGATGCCTCCAAACAGGCATATTTTGGCGGCTGTGGATTCAATCAGGTTTGTTTCTCCGATCGAGACGGCAATGCCGATGATCGCCGCGTACTCACTCACTGACAGGTAATTGTTCTCTGACATCGGGGCAGATTGGGTTAAATTCATTTTATTCTTTCTTTGAATTGCGTAATTGTGGGCAATAGTATCGACCGATAAAGGTCAATCGAAACACCTTTATTGATCGGTTTTTATGCTAACATTTTAATTGATCCTTGGTATAGTAGACTAGCCGCCCTGACCAGTTAGGTTTTTTATTAGAAAAAAGAAAGAGAAAGCTATGGTAACAAATGAATCGGTAAAAGAGGCTAACTTAAGAGAGATAGCCTTTAGATGTGATGAAGAGTTTGAACTGTGTATGCAATCGGCAACCTATTCACTACTGGGAAATAGTAACCTCGGAGAGCAAGCGGATAAAGTCGAGATAGAATATTTTGAGCTACCGTCTCATTCTCTTTTTGAAAAGCGGAGATTGCTCGTCAAGGTTTATAAAAATAGATATTACTGCCCGATCGGTGGATTAGCCAAAAACAAAGGGGAGGAAGATTACACTGCTTTAAAAATGACAGAAGCTTTCGGAATGAGAATGATTCAACTCAGATACCAATTGTTCGCTATACAACCGCAACCCAAAAAAGACCCACACCTTTACTGGGTTAGAATTGAGTAACCAACATCGAATCTTCGCGTACTCAGAAGCCGACAGGTAATTATTTTCAGGCTGAGGGGCGGTCTTTGATAGGTTCATATTTCTGCTTTGGGTGTGGGGCAATCGTATCTTGAAACGAGAGATAACTCGTATAGGTTTATAGATGAGTCTGTCATTCAGATTATTTATATCTATAATTTTCCTACGTGACAAACTCAGCTATTACTTTTTCAGTTCTGTATACATTATATTTGATGAGCTTGATTGAGTTTTGCGTCTAAGTTTTTACTAAGAAAAAACCCGGCGGGTGGGAGGGATGCCGGGGAAATAGGGTAAAACTTGTGGGTATTTATTATGCAGGCGGCGGATGCCTGTGTTACAATTGAAATATTGGGCCGATCAGGTGTTATCAGCACCTTTCTATCGATCGGCAGTCCACCTAGTAGTAGTAAGTGAACATGAACAATGTAACAGTTTTACGCTCAGAAAGCAATGGTGTAGAGTTTTCACCATCGCAGAGACGGGCGAATCAGGAATGAGTCAGCGCGGTCTAGCACGCGCCTGCGGGAAAACAAACCCAGTGATCGCAAAGTTGGTAGAACAATTGATTACTAAGTCGCCGTCAAAGTGGTTAGAACCATTTGTGGGTAAGGATTTGAAATTGATTACCAAACCCGTCAAAACTGGCAAACAAGGTGCGGCGGCGGTAGTCTATAAATCAGACTTTTGCTCTGCTGCTATCAAGCACTACGCTTTCAAAGGTGATGAGAACGCTCAGGACTTTTTAGGGATTCTGGGAGACATTGGACTAGCTGCGTATATTCAGAACAAGACTGGCTATGCAGAAATCAATGCAGCGCCAAAAGCACAAGACAAACTTTCTCGGATTTTAGACGCGCCTAACCCGTGGGAAAAGATGTATGACAAAAAGTTCTGCGATCGCATCAGCAAGACTTACGGTCACAAGTTTTATCGCGAGGTTGTTTATGCCCTGCTAACTCCAGAAGAGTATCACAAGATGGATAGGTTGAGCGAGACGAAAAACCGCAAAAAACGAGATCACTGCCTCCACCAGTTAATCGAACCTGAGACTAGAGAGAGAATGAAACCTTATCTAGAGAAGATCCAAATCATGCTCAATAGCGTGAACACGATGGAGGATTTTAACCGGGTGTATTTTCGCCAGTTCGGAGTTTGGATTGAGGAACGTTACCGAGATTTGATGGAGGGATACTGGGACATTGTGTATCAGGAGGCTCAAGAGAGTAAAGCTAAGTATGAACTCAGTCAGGTCAGGCAAGACGCGCTGAGAAACTAGCTGCTAAATCAGCAAATTAACCCTCGCCTCTAAACTAAAAACCGCCCCGGTAACAGGGCGGTTTTTTAGTAGCTTAAAGGTGGCTAGAAATTCTCAATGATGGAGTCATCCCAAGTAAACCATTCGCTGTGTATTTGAAACCGTCTCGCCTTCAGTAACTCTGCTTTTTCTGTCTCAAAACTTCCTGGTTTTGTTTTGATGACTTTTAATTCGTAAGCTCTTCCCGCTTGTACTTCTCTTAGTCTTTCTTCTATGTTTCTTGTTGTGTAACCTATCTTTAAAATTCGTGCATCGTCGCTTCCTATTAGATAAACTAACCCCTGATTTACTGTAATCGCTGCTAATTGGATCTCCCTTTCTTCTCTGTAATTCTTAATTATGTTGGCTTTGCAATTTAAGTCGTGACTATGAAAAAAACCGTAAACATTAAACTTTGTCCATTTATCCTCATTATCTAGCAACAGGGAAAAGTTATAAAGGCGTTCGTTTGTTTTTGCTCTTGCCATTACTTTATCTAAAATATCCTGTGCAGATCTTAAATCTACTTCAATCTCTTTTAAGAACTCAATGTATTCAGACAGGGTAATTTTTTCTACTGATTGCATGACTCTCTCCTTTTTTGTGCTAGACTCCGAATAGTCAACTTTTCTCTGAGGTTGACTGCTGATGATAATAGGGCGATTCACCTCGCCCTTTCAGCCACATTTACATTTTACATCAATAGTGCTATTATTGAATAGCTTGTCGAAAGTCATTTGTTTTTTGTGTTGTCATTGTTTCAAAGCCCCGTCTGTTACCGGGGCTTTTTCTTGAATTTAAGGGATGCTATGAGAGAGCGATCAAACCTCGACTTTACCCTCTTTGTTCTTAGCAAGAATCAGCTTCTCGTCTTCTAATTGTTTGGCGTACCTGTCGGCGTCGGAGCGATTATTAAAGACGCGCTGTGCGTTGAATCTTTCTGTGTATTTCGTCGCCCCTGTAGCCTTATCTACTACATTTTCAGTTGATTTCTTTCCCCAAGTAAAGCGAGGGTCACAAATCCATTCTTGTTTGGGACTGTCAAACTCTACAATCACTTGCTCAACCATGACCTGCCCATCTGTCAACCGCCACACCTTGAACCGTTCCTCTCCGACTGTGCTGATTCTTTTCATTTTGTTACCTCTCTCTCTTGTGTTAGGTAGTTTGTCGGGGCAATGGCTCGATCACCCCGAAGTCGTTTAACTATTCAGCAACCAACAACTTATTAATTAGAGCTAGACTCTTTCTTAATTTGTTAGATTCTTTTTCAATCTGAACAGCTAACTTCTTTAATTCCTCATGCTTCTCTACAGAGATAGAGGGAGAGTATAGGAGTTCAGTCAATGATTCATTCGCAACTTTTAGACAGGTTATTGAGGGGCAACTCATTCCTAAGTCGTGATAGGCTTCTCTTGCTGTTAGTCTTTGTTTTTTGCCTTCTTTGTGCGCTTCATTGTAAGCTTTCAATGCTTCAATTCGTTCTGAGTGTGTCAGTGTCATTTTTACTCTCTTTAGATAATTTTAGTCTGTCGGGGCGATAGTTCGATAGCCCCTTTCGGTCATCTATTTCACAACCTTCAAAAGGTTGCATGGGAAAGGAAGTTTGTTAAGAAGAATTTCCAAATCGCATTCTTTAACCTTTTTGACCCACACTTTTTTATCTGGAATCCAAGTAAAATGGGCGTTCTTAGCCAAGTCGTAATTGCCGTATTCAACAACTGCTTGAACATCAAACATTAGTGACTGCGATCTAGTAATGCCTTTCTCAACAAATTCCATGATATTGGGTACTCTATTTAGGCATTCAACTAGCAGGCGAACATTGTCACTTGCTCTATGGTGGGTACTGATTCCAATTCCTAACCACAGGGCTAAGTCAATAAGCCTGAAATTTCCGTAGCTGTTGTCTTTCCTATAGCCCCATTCAAAATCGCTCATCGCGCAAATCCATTTCTGCTTACCTATTAGCGGTCTCAACTTTTCTTTGTCAAACGCTGCATTAAATGCAACGCAGTAATCAGATGTTGAAACTAGATTCTTGAATACCGCGATCGACTGTTCGTAGAATTGTTTTGAGCTTTGTGATAACTGCGACGAAATCCAGTTAACTTCTTCTACATCATTTTGTGTGATTGGCAAAAGACTGCTAAAGCTTGTGATTGCTCCGGTTTCCTTCCTAGTTAGTCCAATTTTGTAGACTGTAATTGAAAACTCACAGATTTCAGATCGATTGTCTAAACCTGTAGTTTCAATATCAATTATTCCCAGTAACATTTGAATCCTCTTCGATGTAGTAAATGAGTGGTAGATGCCCATTTGATAAAGCATCTTGGTATTATTGATGGCGATTGGTTAAGCTAACTTGCCAACTTTAGATCCAATGTCTCAACCCTTGCTACCAGTTGAGCCAGCACCCCTTTAAACCCGATTTTTTCAAATCTCACAACCGTCTGAGTGTCAGGATAACCCGGTTTGTGTCGGAGACGGGGTGAATCTACCGCAAACACGGTTGCCACGTCTTCAGCCTCAAAATAACATGGTTGACGGTAGTTCTCAAAGTCGTTGACCTCAACAGGCTTAACCCCTGCTTTCAGTTTGACTCGATCGCCTATTTTAAAAATTGTTTCCGCTGCTTTCTTAGTTTTCATTATTTCAGCCTTCAAACAACTCGATGTCTTTGATAACAAAAAGCCCCGCTTAAAGGGGCTTTAAGGTAGTTTGACCGTCTAATCGTTACATTATGCCGTTGCAGGAGTGAAACTCCATTCAGAAGAGGGTTTTGGTGTAGGAGGCTTGATTGTTTTGGGCTTGGTCGGAATGAGATCTATTAAGCGCCGCCGAAATTGATTGAAGTAGAGAGGGGCGATCTTCCAGACTGTACCTGTTCTCTCTAACTTGATAGTGGTGAAGTTGGCATCGCCCAATATTTTTGCCCTTGTTGCGTCTAAATGCTCTTGCATCAATGGTGTTAAATGCCACCGTGTCAGACTAACTTTAAGACTCATCGGATCGTTATCATAATCAATTATTTCTTTCCGTTTAAGTCGGGTGCGGGTTGCTTGCGTAACCCCTGACTCTTCTGTCAGATCCCCGGTAATGATAGCTGTCAAATCAGTCGGGCAAACATTTTTGAGCCATCCTACCAGGTCAAGTTTGACCTCTGGCATATTGGCGTTAATCCACTTTGCCTCTGCCTTAGTAAGGACGATCGTTTTGTCATTACTGTTGTCAATATTCGGGATTGTGTAAGTCGTCATGGTGTCTCACTTAGTAGAATTAAGGAAAGAGTAATTACTTTTAAATAGCAGTAATTACTCTTTTATTGAGTGGTTTATGTTGATGTTTGTTCAACAACTAGGTGAGAAATTGCTCGATACGCTGCGCCTTTACCATTATCACGGTCATAACCCCAAGTATCAAGAGAGTCAGACGTTAAATCGACCCTCATGACACGACCCTTTAAATAGTCAAAGTAGTGGGATTGATTTAAAAGCTCATTTGCTTCTTGAATTGTCATTGGTTCAGGGGTGTAATGTAGTCTTCCCATACCCTGCGTTTTTGAGTTATTGTACAGAGCTGCTAAAACTTCAGCTTTGTTTAGTCCAGAAATGTTGATAGTTGCCATAAATTTGAAAAAATGAATTGTGCTGACGTTGTTTGCGGTTCTATTTAGCTGTACCGTAGATTGGTGCTGCGGAGTAGAACTTTTAAAAAGAGAGGAATTGAGGAATTAAACTTAGGGTTAGACTCTTTCTCCTCCCTTTTTACAATTCTCACATAAACTCTTTATATTGTCAATCGTTTCATTAGAAAATCCTCATGGCAATTTCAGAGTTAAAATCTTACGAAAGATTAAAAACAGGATTTAATTAAACTCTACAAACAGAGTATATAAAGAATAGATAGTACAATAAATGAGTTTGTTAATTAGAGATATTATAGAACATAAAAACTGAGTGACAACCTCAACAGTAAATACGAGCAAATTATGTCTCGCTTCTATTCTCGATAAACCGCCGCCGCTCCCGTCAAAATTGAGCGTGAGGGTTGACAAGGCAGAGGAAGAGCTATATTGTAGGGAGAACAGGGCGGCAGGGCTTTACAGCTCAAATCCCCTACCAGGGATTGAAACTCAAGGATTGCTTGCTGATTTTTCCGGCAAATTATTGCAATTGCCCTCACTCCCTATTAGGGATAGACGGTGTGATCCCGCGATTGCCCCGATGTATAACCATCGCCGTCTGACTAAACAACGAATTCAAACTTTAAGTCCAAAATTTAAAACCAAAATTTAAATTGCGTTTACGGTGTAGCGCCGCCCTCAGCTTTCGGGGCGGTTTTTTGTAGAACGGCTACAATGGAAGTTTGAAGTCTGACAAGAATTAGTGACAAAGAGCCGAGTTTTCTATATTTCTCCGGCTCTTTTTTCTTGCAAGAAAAAAACCCAATCGCAGTGTCAGGGGATGATAATCATGGTATTGTTCAGAATTTATTTTACAACATTAGGCAAACCATTCAACAATCTCGCAATGTCTAAAGCCATCCACTTTAATGATGCCAGCATCTATGTCAGCAAGTAGTTTATTCATTGCATTTACTGCTGTCTTGCGACTGCGGTAAGGTTTACCACCGTTATAGAACATTTCGCCAGAGTCCATAAAATAATCCATTGAAATGTAGTGTATTTTAACTTGATAGCCATGATTCTCTGATGTCGTTTTCATTCTTGCTTTCGTTATTGTGTGTTCTACGGTTCTGATTAAATAGATTTCAATACAGGTGTTACTCCTGCGGGTTTCGATATCAGGGTATAGTCGCGGCGACTACACGTAAGCATTAAGGTAAGTTCTGATTTACCGACAGGATTGAAGCCGTAATTCAACCGCACAGAGTTGGTGTAATAATACTCACCGCTGTAATTGGGTAGCCACCAATCATCTGCACGTCCGCCAAGGCAAACGTAGTTAGCATCAAAGTAAAGTTCAATCTTTACATCTTTGGGTTTAGGGGCAGATACTGCTTTGGTCTTTTTTGTGGTGCGTGTCATGTTACTGCTTTCCTTGGGTTCTGTTTTTCTTGACTTTTAAAAACTAGCAGACACCAACCCTTGTTGTCAAGCGATTTTAAAAAGATTTTTAGAGGGCGGGGAGAAGCGAGAGTGCTTTGTCCATTCCACCTATTGAGACTGCTTTAGTTTCTGCTTTCAAAACCAAGACAGCCTCTACAGTCAGGATGTAGATAAAATCGAGATGCAATAGATGATTCTGTCACATAGAAAGTTATAAAATATAAAAAACCGAGTGACGAACTCAACAGTGAAAGCGATCTAAATACTTCTCTATTCAGAGACAACGGGCGATCACCTCGCTAAACACAATTTGACGATAATCTTTGATATTAGACATGAAAAATGATAATATCCTAGTATCCTAGTATTCAAATCAAAACGAGAGAGGTTTAAACGTATGCGAAATAAGAGACAGACCGACTTCTTTAAGGGGTTGGGCAACAGACAAGTAACCGACGAACGGGTAGGGTGGTATGGTGAAGAACACGCAGAACCCGGCGAAGTCTACATAATGCTAGGTTTGCTGCGTGGGTTCAGACTGAAAGCAAAAATAGGACTCAGCCGCAACCACAAACGGCGGCTAGCTTACCTCAAAGATGACTTCGGCAAATTCATCTTCCCCGTGTTCGTGATTCAAACCCACAACATGATCAGGTTAGAACAGGCTGCACATCATCGTTTCCAGACTTACAACGAGCATGAAGCATCAGGCAGCGGACGTACTGAATGGTTCCGCATCAATCCCATTCGACTTTTCAAAATGATTTGGTTTCTCTACATGAAAGAGAAGCATTTTCAATATGGTGATCGTCTTGAATCTTTCAAAAACAATTTACCCTTCCGTCGGAACCGTCTATAATAGAAAAGTTCACCTGTATCGGGGTGGATATCATGTTTTTAGTCTTAACTCTATTAGCCGAAAAGAATACGAGCTTTTCGGCTTTTCCCTGCAACACATATCTTAATAGAATATGTGTTGATTTGTTGTATGTAGAATGTCCTAATAGTTTCAACCGATCGCGGGCGCTAGTTAATAGCTATCAAACCCCATCGGAAACTGTATCTACCTATAGCGACTAGGCGAACACCATGAAAGACATAATAGCATTGAACCAAGAGTTAAACACCTTTGGTATCTCCCTGCACAAGCGGACGGTCGAGGTGCTAATTGGAAAAATTGAAGGAGCGATCGCCGGAGGATTGATCCGGAGTAAGAATGACCAATACTCGATCACCGTGGCATTTTGCCACAGTGTCAAATTTGACCGTAAAGACAAAAAATTAGCAAATGCCGAATCACTTGCTACAAATCTATTTGGTTTGGTCTACCTCGCTTATATGTCACCTGGTGATTATTCTCATTAGTTACGGCGATCGTCCGCTTTGTATTTCATCGAATCTCGAAAGGGTGATAACTCACTTGACCGTTCTGAAAACGGTCATATAAAACTAGAACAGGGCTACTCAGCCAAGATTACAGAGTTGACAGAGTTACTAAAAGATTGGGATACAAAATACAAACAGGTTTACGACAAGATGCAGTATCACCAAGCCCGCGCAATGGGGAGTGATATGCTGACTCGACTGAAAGAAAAACCAGAGGCATTCAGTGAAGATTCAGAATTGCTCTGGTTAATCTCAGGTATCGCGTCAAAGTCCTACTTCATCAGTCGCTGCCGGGATGATTTGCAATATGGCGTTGACTACGTGAATGGCGCTCGCAAGGGAACGATCAAACTTACTCCTTACGCTGCGTTGCAAATGTTGCTCAATTTCCGGTCGAAAAAGGGAGTGCAAGCGCGTTATCTGCCTGAGACGGTAGAAGTATCGGTTAAGAAGTCGATCGGCTCTGACGGCTCTAAAATTAACCGACGCAAGATGCAACAAAGCTAACCCAATTATCCGATAAAGCCTTGCCGCCCTGCACACACCGGGGCGGTTTTTATGCTGGCAAACCTAAACTGATTAATGGGAGCCATCTTTCAGTGCGATAGGCTTACCGTCCGATCACCTGCGGTTCTGATTGTCTACATACTGCTTAAGCGCGTTGTGAGCTTCTTTAACCCATTGGGCATCAGCTAGCGCATTGTGAGCATTCTCTGGGTCTGGCGGCAAAAACTCCCGCGTCATTCCTAACTGGTTCATCCACTGAATAACATCGTTGCAATAATATGGGAAGCCTTTTGGCAAATCAATCATGTCGCCAAATATCCAGCAAAATACTACCCAGTCGTAAGCCGCCCAAGCCGCCCAAAATTCAATAGGAGTGAAATGTTTAGCCCAAAATCGACGTGGTGAATCTTCTTCTTCATGCTCGTTTACAAATTTAACAATGTCAAACTTAATTGTTTCCCGCGATTTCCACGTTTTTGATTCAGAAATTTGCCGAGGGGACTCTTCCACCGGATTGAAAGACTCCGGGCGTGGCGGCAATTTACTTAAGACGTTTTCCTTGACCCACTCCGAGGCTAAACTAGCATCAAACTCTGTGCTAATTGCGTAATACTTGCGCCCATCCTCAGCTACAATCCCGATCGAGATTAAGTCAATCGTCTTGCGTTCACTGGATTCTATAAACTCTGTGTCAAAAAAATATTTCATTTTATGGACAAATTAGATTTAGACCTATTATATTAAGAAATAGACATCCGTCGCCAGCAGTGGCGCTGACGTGGGCGCAATTGGATGCACAATCGGGAAATAGCTCAACTACCCGGACTCAGATGGAATAGGGAAGGCAATCGAGCGCTAAAGATATGACAAAACTGAGGGTGTGGTTGCGGGAGTGGGCGGGGCGGCGGAGTTGATTTGGGTTGCGGGCGATCGGTTAGCGCGGCGGAAAATTTCTACCTGAGATTACGCCGCCCGTTTGTCGTTTTCGGTCTGGCGGAATTGGATTAGGACGATCGGCAGACTCTTCAATCTTAGATTCTCTATCGGCAGTGTCTACAGGTTCATCCGTTGAGACCCAGTAATATAATAGTCAACCGGAACGCGATTGCCTAAATTGTCAAACCCATAAACAGTTCTTAATGTTAAATTTTCAGGTTTTAACTTGTGAACATCATTAAAACTCATATTTTTTGTTTTTGCTGAAACAATAAAATATTGTTAATATTATACAATAATTACAAGCGCAAAATTGCAGGAGAACTCATGGGTCAATTCATTAAATACATGAAACCATCAAGCACAACCTTGATCGGGCATCGTGGAAACCAAGAATACAAGGAAATTTCAGAACATACAGAATTATTGACCTTTACTGTTCAATGCAGTGATGCTAGTGGCGAAGAAATTAACAGTATTCGTGTTACTCGCGATCAATTAAAACAAATCCGAGACGAAATTGACAGCTATTTAGAAAAAACACAAAGTAGTACACCTGTATTAAAAAACTTAACTGAGATCGACAGCAGCAGTGTCAAGATCAACCCAAGTCGTGTAATGTCAATGAAAGTCGGTACAGAAAAATGGGAAGCACGGACAAGACTTTTTAATGGAATAGACGATAGGTTGGTTGACTTGGTTGCAACGGCAGACTCTGAAGAAGCCGCAAGAGCAGAGCTAGATAAAAAGTTTGAAAGTTTTGCAAGACTCATGACTAATTTTATGAAATTCATGTCTCAAGCTTCTTAGTCACGACAGTTACATAAGATTTGCCCGTCAGATAAGACTTGACCGCTGGGTGATAGCACAAACCCATGTTAAAATCACATTAGCAACGAATCGGGGCAGCAACGAATCGGGGCAGCAACGAATCGGGGTAGCAACGACTCTGGGGGAAACCTTTATAAAACCTCGTATAAGAGGTAGTTGCTTTTTGGACGCGGCGGAGCCAGTCCCGGAGAGACACTGTTGAAGATGGGACTCGCGACCCTATGACGCAACTACTGTTGACCGGAAAACTTGATCGTTCGATTCGATCAGCGTCCTTTTTGAAATTGTGGGCGCGATCGCTAATTGTTAAAATCTGGTACAAGAATGCCATACGATCGCGCTCGTGCAATATTGAAAAATCCTAATGCCAGCGCCGCAAACTTGCTTAAAGCTTACGGCATTATGAATATGGAACTTGGGCGTTATATAGCCACGCAGCAGGAAGGTAAGGATAAAAGGGAACAAGAAGGGGATGGTGATGCCGATTTGGATTTTCGCTACATGGTTGTCATCCAAGCGCTAGAGATGCGGATTAATCAAAAATTCAGACGGGATGCTTGACTGTGATGCTGTTTTTTTATTGCATTTTTTGCAAGTAGGAGGATGTTTGCGGACTAACCATTTTGACTTACCACAGATGGAGCATTCCCCCGTGCGATTTCCCCTCACTTTTTCGAGGTGTTGCCTGTTCTGTTTGTTCCATTCTGATCGAACCTTACGACCCTTGTCTGAATGATTGTACTTTTTCTGTGGCTCTGGTGTTGGTGACATACTGGTATAATTTTGGTGGTTGTTTCCGTGACAAGTTACAACTACGGAACCCCCTCTGTGCTAAGGGGCTTTTTTGTTTGATTTTTTGGGCGGTGTTGCTATTCTGCCCGGTTAGTCTAAGCAGGGATTACCCAGCGATCTAGCAGTCGCTTGTAAACGTCAGTTTCGATCTTGCAGAACTTGCAATAATTCTGATAGTCTTCTTTCGTTATGTGCGCTGGGATTATTTCGCCCGCCAGATGTTGCAGTTCAGTCAGTAACTCTTACGCCAAATTAACTCCAAATCGGTGTTTCTGCATAAGCTCAAAACTACTTAGCTTGAAGCTCTCACCATCTGAAAACTCAAACAGAATCTTGCATTTATCTGCGCGTGTCGGACTGCTGACCGTCGCTGCCCACTGTTTGAGAATTTGCTCAGCTTCCAGCCATCCGGTCGCGATTACAGTAGTTCCGCTTTCTGCGATCATCCCCTCGTCACGGGTTAGGGTAATCTGACTTATCTCGGCTTTGTTTTCCAACTGAGCAAGGTTTGCGGCTGTGATTTGAATAGTCAATCGGTGAGCTTCAGCTTCAAGCGTGTCTGCCAGTTTACGGGTGCTGCTTAGCAATTCCTGAATTTTCAAGAGTTCTGCCTCTAGTTCAGAGACTAAGTTGATCGGTTGCGGTTGTGGCGTTGATTCTGTTGGAACTGTTTCTGCCACTACCTCTGCTGTTACTTCAGGCTCAAGAGTGCTAACGGTTTCCGGTTTCGATTCCTCTGCATCTTCTTTAGAAAGGATTAGGTCTAAACTCTCAAGAGTTGAGTTGCGAAGAAACTTGTAAATAGAATCTTCACAATCTTGTCGTATATCGTTGCTGCCATAAAGTTCGTCGCCAATCTTAATACCGTAGCAATCTACTTTTCCTTGGCTACTGATTGCGAAATGAGCGTATTCAGGGTTTTGTTCTTTCCATACCTTGATAACTTTCTCGGCAAACTCAATACTGTGTTATCTACTTGTGTTGACAAAACGGAAGCGGGTATTGCCGTATTTACCAATCAAGTCATTCACTTGGGATTTAGTAGGGCCGTCTGTCCAAGAAGTGTCAACCGATTCGCCCATACTAAAGCGTTTGATTGTTACGCTGAATTTTGTGGCTGGGAATGCACTTTTTAAAACGGTTCTGATTTGCTTGGCGATTTCTTTGATGTCCATGTATTTTTTCCTTTGTTTCCGTGACTTTTCTAATGTAATACACGGTGCAATAAAGTGTCAAGGGTTTTGGGAAAATATTTTTAGATGGACTAGAAACCTTGAAGCGCAGGCTATCGGCGCTTTATCCCTTGCTAGTTTTCTCCAACTCCCCAAACCACCGCCATAGAAAATATCAAAGCCGATAACCCTTTCAAACACCTGACTACCACACCCGGGCATTCTCCTTTTTCTCTCTCACTAAAATTTATCCGCAAGATTTGATCAACCTCATCAGATATAACCTTTACAGAAGCGAAAACGTAATGGCTGAGTTTGTCACGTAGAAAGTTATAAATATACAAATAACTGCGTGACAGACTCATCTATTACAGAGAACCAAATATCTCTCGCTTCTCCTTCATCCCATAATGGCGCTTTAAAGGGGGAGGGTGGCAAAATGGAGTTATGGCTGGGGCTGTCGGTTTTTCGGTCTTAGAGCAAACATTAGAGGGCTAGTGGGTTTCTCCCACGCTTCTAGAGTAAAAGTAACCCGAACCATCCCTCGACTTAGCAGCGAGCCGTTTTCTGTTTCCCAGATAACGCGCTTGCCTTCAATCAGGGAATCGCAAAATATGCCCATAGATTAGTCTGTCGGCAAGTCGTTTCTGTCAATCGTCCAAGTTATAGCACCGCGTTGAATTAATGCTGTTCGTGTGATTGCACGATGCCCAAAGAAATAATTTTTTATCATATTACCTCAAACAAGCAAAAGCTATATTTAAAAGCGAGTCTCTTTCCCAGACGATAGCCCTTAGTATACCTCCGGTCGAACTAAACAGACAGCGATTTCCAGACCAAACTTGATAAAAATTATTGCTCTCTAGACTATCAAGAACTTGAAAAAAATGTAGCCTTGGTACGATTATTGCGTTCATATTTTTGATATTTCTTTCTAACTCTATTTTAATTATAAAGGAAGATTTAAATTAGTAATGTTGTGGTAGATTAAAGTAGCCGTCCCGCAGACAGAAAAAAGCAATGAGTCAAACATCAGTTTCAACCAAAGAGACAGAAAGCAAAAATTATGAGGGTAAGGGAATTGTAAGGTTTCAGAGAAGAGAGTGCGGTTGGTGGGTTTGTTTGTCCGATATGGCAGCATTATACTCGGCTACAGATGGGGAGCCGTTCCGCCTCGAAAAATGGCTCAATCTGAAGCCTGAGACAATGGCGGCGCTCGATCGCTTTCTTGAACGAAAGGGGGAGGAAGTTTGGGGGGTTTATGCTATCGCAATCGAACTTGCACGAATTCCAACCTCTGACGAGTTTAAAGGCTTTCCTCTCTGGATAGCTACGTGGGGAAGACGCCCGATCGAGTAGAAACGAGCGAGCAATCCTACCATAAATAGACCGACGCCCCTAGAAAGCGATTTTCGGGGGCGTTGCTTTTTGGCAGAGAAGCGAGATACAAATTAGCTATTCTTACTGTTGAGTCTGTCACTTAGTTTTTTATGTTTTATAATATTTCTACGTAACAAACTCATCTATCTTATGTCCGCTTCTGTGGGCGTTCTATCTGTAGAGGTTGCTTTAGTCTTGAAAGCGGAAATCGAATCAATCTCAACAGGGAGGATGGAAAAATTGCTCTCGCTTCTTGCACTTCCAAAATAATCTTTTGAAAATTCCTTGACATCCAATATTGATGTGTGCGAGTATCTAAATATAGAAAACAAGAGCAAGAAATTGACTCAAAGCTCAAATTCTATTCACGGTAAAAACTAAGGACTAACATCATGGCAAATTCAAAGGCTCAATTCGTACCGACTCAGACAATTCGTTTCAGCAAGACTAATTTTCAAACTGTTCTGTCAATGGAGTTCCCATCTGACGGCTGGCACTTAATTCCCCTTGATTATTTGATCCAAGGTGAAGGCGATTCTCAGGTTGACGAGGGTGCTGAGCTTGTTTCGTTCGTTGTAGAGGCAGCAGGGGAAAGCGAGATTGATTACGACGCTTTGTTAAAGTGTCGAGTGATTGACGGCGTGGTGGACGCCATCTACACCCCCGGTGTAATGGGTGCTGACGGTCATCTCTATCTAGTCAGTGGTGACAACCGCTTCCTAATTGAGTATGACGCCGACTTGCAGCGGTTCCTAGTTGGCAATTTGAAAGGTCGGTTAACAGAGCGCGAATACAAACGCGCCGATGAGTCTACAGGCAAGGCTGTTTCGATCCAATTCACTCCAAACAATCCAGACTTAAAGGTGATTTACGATATCCCTTTTGTCTTGAAGAAATGGGAAGATATTGCCCACAAACTACCAGAAGGTGCGATCATCAGTCAAGAGTTGTTTGAATGGGTTCTTGCAGAACAGAGTTCCGAATTGCTGGCTAACATCCTGTTACAGACTCTCGGCGGTGGCGGGGGCGGTAGCATTCAAAAACTGCCATCTCTCGGTCAGGGTGAATGGAAGTTAGTAGATTGGGTCAAACGCGAATCTCAGAAGCCAAAAGACGGTGAGAAGCCTCTCCCTGCAAATTATCAACTGTTTCTGACAAAAATGAACGGTGAGCCATTGCCCGACACCTACTTTAGCAATAAAGCAGTCAGCGATCAGCTAAACGCCATGACTAAAGTGTTCCGTGATTATTTAGCACAAGGGCGCGAACTGAAGTTAAAAATCACAGACATTTACAAAGTCGGACAATACGACGCTGCTAAAGCCACAATTCAATTATTAGCGCCAACAGCAGCAGCGGTCGGAATGAAATCAGCAGCAGTAGCCGATCCGATGCTTCCAGCGAGTCAATCAGCAACAGTCAACAATGTGGTTGACGTTAAAGCCGTAGCGACTGATTATGACCCGGTTCCTTTCTAAACTCAGTTAAACGCTAAAGCGGGGGCTAACTCTAGCCCCCGTTTCATACATCAATTATATCCACTAATACAAGAAAACGAAATGTCAGACACACTAACAGCAGTTCAAGCCTTCCATGAAATAGTTAACAAGGTTGTCAGTCAAGCGATTAAAAACGGAACTCACGGCAGCAATCGAGTCTTGCTTTTACTGACAGAAACAGATCCCAGTTCCCGCTATGGATACGGTAAAAACGATATCTACTATCCGCATACTACCGATGGGCAGTTGATAATGCCTTTCGGTACGAATGAACAAGGGCAGGGGCAATATTTAATTAGTTTTGATCCGAGTTCATGCGATGACAAGACTCACCCCGACCCAAGTGTTCCGGCGGGCTGGGATTGGGAAATATATAAACCTCAACAAGGGAAACAACCGAAACCGGAACAAGCCGATCAACCTCACATTATGATCGTTCTAACAAGACCGAAGCGAACAGAATTAACCAGTGAGTCTAATTCTGGTGAAGGGGAAATCACCTGGTTTAGTTTAGTCAAAATGCCGGATCTTGAAAAATTTGAACAACTTGCGATAATCATTGATCAATCCGTGTTAACTGTTCAGGTTCGCAATACCTAATAAAAGAATCGTTTTAAGGCAAACAACAAATCGAGTTAACTCAATTTGTTGTTGTTTAAACAGGTTAAATATTGACACAATCACTTCATCTGTTTTCGGTTGATTCTAAACTTCTGTTGAAATACAAGGTTTACGCATTGCAAACTTAAAAAGCAATAAAAAAGAGGATTAATCAATGTCAAATTCATTACAAAAACTCGCAGCAGGAATGAAAATCCCCGGTACTGAAAATCTTTTTGTTCAACCGGATGAAAATGATTTTAAAAATTGGGAACAGCTTGATACCAATGACGATGATTTTGACCCCGATGACAACTGGAATTCTGAGTTGAGTGATTTGACTGACGATGAAGATGATGACGATAATGACTTTGAAATAAGCGATGAGAAAGATGACGATCCTGATTTTGATTTAGATGAGGACGATCTTGATGATGACGACGATAAACTCTAATTCATAAAAAACAGAAAACCAAGGAGAATAAATGACTACATTATCAGAGAGAATGATCAACGTTTGTGACCAAATCAAATGCCGCTTCGGAGCTAAAGAGAAAGGTCGGTTTGGTTGTAGCAAATATTTAGTTGCACTGCACTGTCATTTGCTGAAAGCTCCCGATGGTTTTCGTCGTACTGAATTAAGAGACAGTTTGACGCAGTATTACCTGTACAGTTACCCTAACAAGATTGATCTGTCAGAGCTGCAAGAGGAAAACAATCAATTCTTGGCACGTCCTAACATTGTTGGAGAGTTTGCCTTTGATGCTGAATTTGGACGAAAAGAAGGCGAATTAATTTAAGATTCGAGGCAAGTACCCATGACAAATAGCACATCAGTAGAAACGTCAAAATTAACCACGATTCGACACGGCAACAAAGACAGTCTGGTTGAGTGGTTGGCAGGGCAAGGGTACACTACAACAGTAGTCGAAGGAAGTCGAGAAGATTTGCAGTCGCTAGAACCCAAAAACCGATTTTATGGACACTTGCTGGCGGGGTGTAAAATTCTACTGGTAGAAACAGGGGGAAAAAAAGATATTCCTACTCGCTTCTGGCATATTACAATTGACTAATCTCAAAGTCTTTACTTGCCGCCGCGAACACTGGGACGCAATTTCAAGATTTATTTATCAAACTCAAGCATTGAGAAAGAAACGTCATGAGCAATAATTACGATTACATTTCCGTGTCCACTGATTCAGAGTTAATAGAAGCTTACACAAGAGTGATGTCAGAACTTACAGATCGCGAACTCAAGCTTCAAATGGCAGAAGCTAGTCAATATCCATTTAATAAATTAGCTACCGCTATCAAACTAATTTGCAATGAAAATACAAGAGTTCAAAAGTTAGTGAACAAACAGATTGAGAACACAAGAACGATAGAAAGTATTGAAAGACAAAATAAGAGGGAAATGATTTATTTACGACAAATCAATTCGATTATTGAGAACTTTTAGCCACCTTTAAATCCTAAAAAACCGCCCTTACCGGGGCGGTTTTTTATTTAGAAGCAGTAGACTATTTGCTCTCTCGCTTCCTCTTCCGTCAGAAGGGTCTTTGTGGCGGATGTATTGTATTATTAGAATAGGAAAAATTAAGCCACAAAGGGATGGTTGCACATCCCAGATTATCAGTGGCAGTCACCTAGAGGAATTAGACAACATGACAATTCTAACTTATAACTTCAATCAAAAGTTCAAAAGCTTACATGGAGGCTCTTTCCGATTCTACTGGAATTCCAGCAGACCTATTACTGACAGTAAACGAGTCAGAAGGTGGCAATGGTGAACGCGGGACTTGGGTACATCCAGAAATTGGAATCTCAATAGCCACTTGGGTTAGTCCTAAGTTTGCAGTATGGGCAAATAGCACTCTGAGATTAGTGCTAAATGGTTAATTCAAAGCATTGACGGCAGAGGCAGAGGAAGCGCAACAGAGACTAAAAGAGATTTGGAAGGAAGTGCGATCGGCTGGCAAAGTAACCCGTCGCACGTTAACCGATGCCATCCAAAGACTGGTATCAGCAGAACCCCGGCGGCACAACCTGTCCTCAACACGCCATGTACGCCCGAACAACCGATGCTATATATCAGACTCTTTGGGGTATGAAAGCGATTGAAATTGAGTTAAGACTCGGTTGTGAGCGTCATCAACTCAGAAATCATCTCAGTGTTGACTGTTTGAGGATTCTAGACCGTGCAGAGGACAGAGTGACAGAGTTCATTGACTTAGACAATATCAAGCCGATCGACGCTGTAGCGGCGGCTGGCATCAGACCCGCAAGAGTCGCACTCTAAGACCCCGCCCCACACCCCAAAACAAAACCCGGCAGTACCCAAAACCGCCGGGTTTTTTGTCGATTTCTCAGAATCAAAACTAAACCAGTCTCTACAAGTAGACTGTAGATAGAAGCGGAGATATAATAGATGAGTTTGTCACGTAACAATATTATAAATATAAAAAACTTGAGTAACAGGCTCATCTATAAAAGGTAGACAAATTATTCTCTCGCTTCTGACCCGGAGGGTCACGACGACCGCACGGTGATTCATTCGATCTAACTTGATGAGTGTCGGCAGCCAACTCCGATCAACTTTGTCAATCAGTTTTGGTGCGAACCGGGTACGTCGTTTGTCGCTACGCCCTATGATCGATCGTCAGATTGTTTTAGTTTCTTCCTGTTGCACGAAATTGAAGCGCGTCGGACAAATGCTCTCCAAATTTTACGCTCTGCCTCCGTAAAGTCTTTTAAAGGTTGTCGCCTGCCTGTTACGTCTTCCTCTCTTATTCTTTGATAGCAGATTTTCCAGAATTTATCTGAAGTATGAGAAACGTCTGCACGTCCTCCGATCAGTTTCCTTATTGCCTCGTGTGAGGTAGTATTGATATATTTTCTACCAAAGTCCCCATTAATGCACTTAATCAGATAGATAGTTTTTATTCCAGTGACTCCAAAATGAGGATAAGCTCTCCCCAGTAATATTTTGTAGATGGCAGCGTGTGACTGTTCGTTGAGTGTTATGCAACCCGACTTCGGAACATCTGAGCAGATACTCAAATATTCTTTTCTAGTTATCCTTATAAGATCGCTTTCTTCTGGCTCTCCAATTCCTCCCTCTACCCACTCCCCCTCCCAGAAAAAATCAGGATTGAATCGGTAAATCTCCCCAGACTTTGCCGGGTTTTCCAATGTACTCTTCGCGACTCTTTTTAGTAACATTCAGACTCTCTCCTTTCTGACTAGAATTGTATGCTTTCGTCAAACACTCCTAATAGAGTATGATAGATTAAACTATAACAAGTTTCCTATTAAGCACAAAATATGACAAATACTGAACAGCCCCAAGAACCTGAGAATCAAAAAACCGAACACAACAATCTGAAGCTAATCTACGAACACGTAGAATCTCAAATTGCGGCAGTCAATAAAAGCATTGATATTTTAGTAACAAAATTGGGCTTTGCGCTTGGGTTGACTACGGGGTTAATAATTTTTCAGACAACCGTTGAATCAATCAACAGCCGTCTTTTATTTTTTGAGGTGTTGTCAGTAATGCTGTCTTTAGTTGCTCTTGGTTTTTGCCTTGCTGGGTTTCAGCCAAAATCGGGTGGAGTGTTTATACTTGTAAAAACCTTGTATGACGAACATTACTACGATTCTGAGCAATCTTTTTTTCTCACTCTAACAAGCGTAGCAATGAAAAATCTTGACTCGCTTAGTGTTTTGCGAGACTTCCGTGCAAAGATGGCAAAATACGCAATTTGGTGTCTGTATGCCGCAATTGCTTGCAAGGCGATCGGATGGCTGGGATTTGAACTGACAAGCCACTTAATGAAATAATGTGACGCACTGAGACGTGACGGGTGTCGCGGTGAGTAGTTGTGGTGAAGGTTGTGATTGTAGTGTTGGGCTGATGGCGGGGGGAAGAAATCGTGCTAAACTCAATTTAGTACATTGATCTCCGTATAAATCAAGACAATCGTTACGTATCCGCAGGTATATTTTAGCCTGAAACTCATTGACGAGGAATAAAACAATGTGATAAAATTATTGCAGCAAGTCACTCAATTACCAGTCAAAAGTCTTCGGGCGTTAACGACTGTGAGAGGATAAATGACACCTGCTAGCATACCAGGGCTAAACCGTATGCTCATCCCCAAGTCAAGAGGTAAAACTACCGACAGTGCTAGTTGAGTCACTACAAAAGTGAAAAGCTGTTGCCCTGCAAGGCTATGAATCAAAAATTGCAGAGGGAGAGCCAAACCCTGTCAATCCGTCTATCCCATGACGTTAAATACGGGGCCAGATGGGGAAGTGAAACGGTTTCACGCAGGTCTCATAAGCCGAAAATAGTGGGTTCAACTCCCATCCCCGACTTTTCTCACTGAGTTTTCTTGATATGCCGCCGACACACCCTATCGGCGGCATTCTATGATATCTGATCTGATCCCTTATTAAGGTTAACACTGCCAGATTTGCGCTGTCGCCGCAGTTAGTAGAGATATTCAAGAACATCGTCCTTTGGGTGTAGAATGGGTTTGTGGGTTTGAACAATCAACAAGACCTTTACCCGCCAAGAGCTTAACCATTTTGGAGGTGACGCGCTCCCCGTAGTACCACCCGTAGCGATGATAGGATTGGCGGGCGATGAGACTTGTAATGATCGGAGTTACTTTCCAAAATGGTCGGAGCTAACTAACCTATCATTTGCAATCAAAATCAACTCCACAGATCGCCCCAAGCATCTAGCCACACCCGCAACTTCTTTAAACTTTCAGTCAGCATCAGGCTCTATTCCTAGTACCATCTGAATGTGAATAGTGGAACTGACTTTGCTTGTTTCGCCAACTTGTGCCACGAAATACCCTAACGTTGGCGGTGTTTGTCCAATTGGGCGTACAATGACTCTACGCTCAATTTGAAACTCCTATTTTACGGTTGGCTATCAAAAATTGTCCGAAGTATTGTATCTGTATTTGCTTCTTCATCCATAATGACTGTCTCTGCTGCTTTAGTTGGATGTATTTGCCTAGGTTGGAGTTCTTGTCGAATTTTATCAAAAAATCCCGTAGCTTTTGGTCGCGTTTCGGCTGCGGAAGTCTGTGACATCTTTTCGTCTGGTGTCGACTTTTGGTTTGTCATATATTTTAAAAAAATGGTGGTAACTGTAGTTACATGATACCATATTTGTTCATCTAGATTTGTTCATCTAAAACATTCTTACCAGTATAAGATCAACAATAACAAGATTTGTACCGTTCTTTAGGAATTTATGCTCAAAAAATCTTGTAACAAATTAATTTAAGTTTAATTTGCTTAGGCAATGTTAATCAACGCTTTCATTCACCAATATAGGTTCAATTAATAGTCTCTTACTTTCCTTCTATTTCTTACTCTCGCCTGGTTCAATACACCACCATCACAGCGGCTTTTACTCAGGAAGAAAGTAAACAAGTGGTTCGACTTCACATCCCGACTTTTCTCACTGAGTTTTCTTGATATGCCGCCGACACACCCTATCGGCGGCATTCTATGACTCTCTGGATTTGGACTAACAGCTTATTCCATTGTTACCGCTTCTGTCGCCGCTCTTTGTGGATTTTAGTCAAAGCGCGGCTAGTTGCAGTCGCAGAATAAGATTCAAAAGTAGTCCGATTCTTTGGATACCACTTGGCATCGTGAATAATAATGTATTTCCATCCTTTGTCAGGATCTCTGATAACCCTACAAACAAACAAATCTTTATTAAGCTAAGCCAAGCCTAAACCCTAGCTTTTTTAGTTTCGCTTCCAAATCTTCAATAGTTACTGGGTTTGCAACTTTTTTAACCTTTCCTTTCACATCTTTGTTTAGATCGTCAGAGCGATCTCTCTTTTTGCTGGTTTGCATTCTATTCCTCTTTTTTCTTTTTTTGTTTAATTTTCACTGTTTTAGGCAGCTTGGCGGGTGAAAGTGGAACGGTGACGGTTCTATGTTTCGGTTTTACTAAAAAATATTCAATCTTTTTACAGAATTAAGTCCAAATCCCCGCCCAATACCGCCTCCACAATATTTATCCCTTCGATAATTTCACGCCCGCCGTTAATGCCTGGTTTGTAGTAGACAATATAGGCAGCATGAGTAGGATTAACTCTGTAAGTGCACCGAAGTTTCAGATTGTCATGATCGCCTCGCAAAAATACGGGCGGTGGGTCGCAGTATCCGGCGTAATATGCTGTAGTATCGCGCCGGACATCTCTGCTTGGGGCTTTGGGACTCCTAGTTTAGGAGGTTTTGCTAGCCAAACTATACACTTAGAAGCTAAAATAAATTCCCATCGTTTTCCGTAAGGTAGTTTTACTTTTAATAACAACGGATTGCGCCACAAGAGCTTGGGGTCTTTAAAGAGTTTGTCTTCGTATAGATCGGTGATAGTCGCACCTGTTTGAAAAATTGCTTGCTCCAGCATCGCCAACCGTTTTCTAGACTGAGTTTCTAGCTCTGCATCCCAGTATTTATTCGTAAGCAGTGATTTTGTTCATCTCTTAGCTAGTGTTTAGCGTTAGGCTACCTTCAACCCAGTAATAGCAGATCGGTGTCGGTTCCATTCCAGAGTCAAGGCTTCTTGCATGATCGGCCTTAATTCAGCTTTGACCGCCGGGTCAACCGATTTATCAAAAGTAGGGTCAATAGCTCTTGCCTCGTTTGCTAGTGACGGGGCGTTCATGTAACAGAGAAATTTGTGAGTTACGCCTTTGTGAGCGATGGTTCCCGTAGTGTAGGTGTAAGGGGGCTTGAAGCCGTCAAAAGTCACGCTGGTAACTTCTACTTTGATTAGTGCTTTCAGTGCTTTGACTTGCGCTTTCAGTTGATTTATGAACCCACGATCCGCGCTGTAAGCAATCGCTAAACTGATGGCTAACTTCAGTTTGGCGATCGCTTCTTTCTCGGTTCCAGTTGCTACTGTGTCGCTGTAGTTGCGGATGCCAGCGAGTAAGCTCGTGATTCTACGGCGGTCTGAGACGGTAGCTTCGAGGAGGTTAGCGATTTTGCGAAGTTGTTGAGCTTTCATTTCTGGCTGTCCTGTGCTTCTTGTCTTAATTTCTACAGTATTACATAAACCCTTTATGTCTGTCAAGGGTAAACTAAAAGATTTCTAGACTGACGTTCTAATCTAGTTCAGTGATATTTGATCTGTTTTGAGTCGAGTCTATATGTATTTCCTGCTCAATCGATAAATCTTCTTCGGGTTGTGAAGAGTCAGATTTTCTATATCCAGAATCGCTGAAATTTGTCACGGTCAAAAGAATTACGACTAATCCATGAATAGATGGGGCTAATTTTTCCGGAATTGCACGTTCTGCCCAAATCAAAGAATTGTAGTGAACAACTAGAATCAACTGAGTAAAAGCTAATCCCAGTAACGAATAATTTACAAAAGATCCTTTAGCTGAAGCGTCTAATTTAGCTTTACTTTTGAGTCCACCCGCCGTTACAGCTCCAAGTGCAAGTGTAACACCTACAGAAATCATGTCCGATGGAACTTCTTTAGTTGTCCAATTTAACGCCATATAACTCAACAATATAATTATAGCAGAGATTGCTACAGAAAAAATTACCCAATCAGCCAGTCTTGATGCTTTCATTTAATCTCCCTTGTAAAAATCATTTTCGTCTTCATCTCGCCGTCTTGCAATTTCTTCATTCCATTTTATATTTTGCTTTAACTGATCGATTATATCACTTGCTTCTATTCCTGCTTCTTTAGCAGGAATCAGACTACTAATATTTAGCACGTCTACTAGCCATTTGTTTATCAAAAAAACCTGTTCTTTCAAGTCTTTAATATTATTAGCATTTAGCTCTCCCACTTTTAGTATTTTCGGTGCGTCAGTTCGCCATAAGTTATTTTCTTTGTCTAATCTTCTGTTTTCTTTCGTAAGTAATTTATTTATTGTTGTTAGATTGTCAACTGTTTTTGACAAATTGACAACTAAAAAAATTAAGTAGCCAGTAAGAATTGTCCCTAGTATTGACATCCATAGAATTAACTCTGTATACTTGCTTATCATTTTTATTTGTAAAAGTTTATTTGAAAGTGCTGCGCTCGCGCAAACTATCATTGATATAATAGTAGATGCAAAATATATTAAAAATATAACACGATGACAATTTTAGAGTTGAAAGTCCCTTACCTGTCGCAGCGTGACAATTCTCTACATCCCGGCGGAACGTGCAACACGACCTCGATCGCTATGTGTATGGCTTACCACGGGGAACCTATTAAACGTCCCGACGGGGGACAACTGGAAGATTATTTGACTAAGTATTGCTTGAGTAATGGGTTATCCCGCCACTCTCCCGGCGACCTTGAGGTATTGGCACAGAGACACGGGTATCGCCCTAAGTTTAGCGCTTACGCCACATGGGAACAGGTCAAGGCTCATTTACACTCTGGCAAGCCTTGTATCATTCATGGCTATTTCACTAACTACGGTCATATCATTACCATAATTGGGTACAACGAAAAAGGCTGGATTGTTCACGATCCTTGGGGTGAATGGTATCGAGACGGCTACGACACCGGGGTTTCGGGAAAAGGCTTAGTTTATTCCTACGGGATGATGAGCGATTTATGCGGGCCCGATGCCGAAGGTCAGCTTTGGATTCACTTTTTCTCTGGTAAGTGTAAGTCTGAGGACAAGAGGATCTGGCAGCCGGGTGATCTTGGGGGTCTTCGACTTCAGGATATCTATGAACGCAAACTGAATTTGTCTCTAGCAGAGGTCAAGAAAGACATTGGACTGGTGAAACAGATTCAAATTTGCCTAGCTCGGTTCCCGCAATTTCAGCCGGGAACACCCGATGGTAAGTGGGGGCCTATGACTCAGAAAGCTTTTGACAATTTAGCGTTTGCTTTTCAGATAGGGGCGGGGGCTATCGACAGCAAAACTGCCAAAATTTTAATTGAAGGGAAATATCGCTGATGTTTCCGACAGAATGGTAGAAACGCAACTTTTAGCTCCCGCCGCCGGGGGCTTCTCTTTGTTTAGAAGCGAGAGATATTTACCATAGGCTTATAGATGAGTCTGTCACGCAGTTGTTTGTATTTTATAATAACTCTGCGTGACAGACTCATCTATTAAACTTTTGACTATATCTATTTTCCACCTGTAGAGATTGTATTATTTTTGAAATTAGAAATCAAAACAACCTCAGTAGGTAGAATAGGTAAAAGACGATCACCGAGAACTGACGCACCCTTACTCATCTTTCCAAGCAAGAACCGGGGGTTGTGAAATCCAAACACCCGGTTTTTAGTGGGGAGCGTAGCGTTAGATGCGAGAAAGGATGAGAACTTCGTTAACTTTTGAGCGGTTGCCGCCGATCGAACGGTTGGCTTGAAGTTCTATTATTGGGTAGCTGACATAGCGCTCTCTAACTGCGGGGCAGTCAATTTCTGAGACGGCAAACCTACAACCAGATTCAACCAAGGTCTTTTTTAGACGATCGGCGTCGCTGTTTTGCCAGCCTCCGATATAATCTTGAAACCCTTTCCCGTCTATTTGAGAGTAAGGCGGGTCGCAGTAGAAGAAAGCGTTAGGCTTTGACTGATAATAGGTGATAGTTTCTTCAAAGTCCCAGTAATGGAACCTTGTATTCTGTATTCGACTGTTTACTTCCCTTAATTCCTCTGTTACCGATTTAATTGAGGGGAGCTTATCTCCGATTGGCACGTTGTAGTAATGTTCTCGCTTTCTGTAGCGGCATAAGCCATTATAGCAAGTTTTCATTATGTAGAGAAATACACCCGCAATGTCAAGTTTTCTCTCAGGCAATATCTCACCTTTGTCTATATCTCGGATTAAATCATTGTAGACTTTTCTAGCTGTTTCGTAACCTTTGTCTGAATGCAAATCATAATAGTAGCTGTACCAAGAAATTAAGGAATCTAAATCACCTTTGACAGCTTCCCAGAGGTAAATCAGAGAAAGGTTTTTATCAGAGGCGGCTGCAAATTCCCCTTTTATGTCGAGAAATGAATTGCCGCCCCCAACAAACGGCTCAACATAGAAACAATCTTTCTCTAACTTAAAATTTTCCCGTAGGAACTCTACTAACAGCCTTTTGCTGCCTGCCCATTTTAACAAAGCTACCATGTTTACCTTTTGTCTTTTGCTTGATTCTTTTAGTCTACCATGTAAACTGTATACGTCAAGAAACAATAAATATAAGCTCAAATCTGGTTAGAGAGTGTCAGCGACAATGGGAGAAGAGGGTCTTGAACCCTCATGCCTTTCGGCGTCAAATTTTGAATTTGATTGATGCGTTTACTTTTCGCCACCCTCCCGACAGTTGTATTATAGAAGTCTAACTACACCGTACCAATCGCGCTTGTGATTTAATGATTTCGACTTGCAGTCTTGACAGTAAAGCAAAATCATTGTCTTCAGAATTAGTCCCTACGATCAAAACTTGACCTTGAAGTACATCTCCTTCAACTGTTCTGCACGTTGGCTGGTATTTTTTTCTTTTAAATTCTTCATCACAAATCATTGTGATCGATCTATCAGAAAAACTACGATAAGAAGCGGCTTCAATCCAAGCCTCTTCGCCCTCAACACCTACCAAGTTTTGCATTTCTTCGAGAGACAGCATTTTTTCAGACTCTCGAACTTCTATGCCATTGCTATTGATTAAAACGTAAAACACGGCTACAACCTCGCTTCGGTTTGCTTACCTTTATATTGTGCAACTTTTAGTTGCACTTGTCAACCCCAAAACACAGAATTTCCTTAGATTCAAGGCAGAGGATTTCTGGCATAGTTACGCGGAGGGTCTCGCACAGTCCCCGCAGTATTTCTGGCGATACGCCTTTGACTCCTGCACCCGACTCCATGCGGTTGAGATATTGCCGCGAGACTCGGATACCTTGTTGTTCAAGTAGTAGAGATACTTTTTCTTGACTCAGTTCATTCAGAGAGCGAACCGATCGCAAGTTTTGTGCGCGCTGCTTTGTCCAGCGGATCGACATGATATGTTCAATCGCAATCGTAATCGTCATAGTGCAACTTAAGGTTTACAGGTCACGCCAAAATGATACCATTTTGCGAACGGAAGCGGGAAACACTGATGGATTGAGCCAATTGCCTGACCTACCTTCTGTTGCTTTTGTTACGCTGTCACCAGTTCCGGTTCAAGCTCGATCTCGTTCTTGCATACTGTTTTGACTTCTTGCCAGTCTACCTCCTTTAAATTTTCAAACCGCTTGTCGAATGATTCTAGAATTGCCAACCGGATCGGATCATTCAGAGACCCAAAAGTGATCCGTCTTTTTTTGACTTTTTGCCCCGTCTTTTGCTCTCCTGACTTTGCCTTGATTACTCTCAACTCGCAGCCGACTAAATCTAACAGCTTGTAAACGGTTTGGATTGGTTTTTTCTTGTCCCATTCAAATCCCATTATGTTCCGTAAATTCGAGTAAGTCTTTCGCAAATTGTCCCAGCGTTGCCTTAATATCTTAACCTCGCTTCCATTCTCTAACCATTCTCGGTCGTCTAAGAATTCGAGCAATCCCAGCTTGTCGAGGCAGTCGGTTCTCACTGCTAGCTTGGATCTCATATCCGAGGTGAAAAATTCACGTTTGGATAGCGATTTCCCCCACTTTAATTGAGCTATCTCTATAGAGATTTCGGGATGCGAGAGGTAATACCTTTGTTCCAATCCTTTCAAGAAATCTCGATCGTAGAGTAGTGTCTTAGCCAATCCTCTGTCAATCTCTACCCCGGGAATTCTGTGTTGCAGATCGAATTTCTTTAACTGCATAACCTGTTCAGGGTTTAAGTCTTTCCTTCTTAGCGATTCGGCTTCTATCTCGCTGATTTCCTCAGCCGCTACAAACTTATCAGCCTCTGCATATTTGACTTCCAGCGAGGTCTCTTGATATTTTTTTTTAATATCTGGGTCTCCTTCCTCACAAGCAAACTCGATAATGTCTCCCAGTTTTTCCAGCCGCTCTACAAACAGATCCCTGTAATATAATTTCTCAAAATTCGCCTTAGCCAGCATCAAGCTGACAGCATCTAGTATTTTATCAGTACGCTCTTTTTTTTGCCACTTTTCAACCGCTGCAAGCATCAGACTTTTTATGTCGTCAGAATCTTCAGCACCGTCTGTAATTAGTCTCAATTGATTTTCGATCGACAAACTCATCTCACCTTGAATCTCAGCTTTTGTAAGTCCTCCATCTATCATGTTATGATGTGCATTTTTTGCACAAAATACCGTTCTGGGGGCGCTTCGATCTCTCACTCTCCCATACATCTGCAACGCACTGTCAATTGTTAGCGTACCGCACAGAATCAAATAGACGTGTTCAAAATATACCCGACTCAAATCCAATCCCGAATCGCCAGACGGGGAAACGAGTAAAACTTTAATCTCTGGATGATTCTCTAGGTACAAATCAATATTTTCTAACAGTTCAATACACCATTTTTCACTAGATGTTGATGAATCAACACGAGCAATTGACCTGTGATCTACTCCATTTTTTATCATCATATTGTGAAGAGTGTGCAAATCCTGTTTAGAATCGCTGAACACTGCGATCGGCTTGCTGTTTATTGCATCAGCAAGAATATCAGATGTAATAGCTGTTTTGTCGTTTGGATTCGTCTCTGTACCCATTAGCATCTTAACTTTGCGCGGTTGGCCTTGCCATTTGTTCTGCATGACTCTCTTGACCTTTTTAGCTAGATGCGTAAGCAGATCCACACACCAATTAGCAAGGTAAGCATCTAAACAAATAACCATATCAGCCTCTTGCAACATCTCTGTAAAAACGTTTAACCTTTTTCTGCGTTTGATCGAACAAGTTGAGCCTAAAAAGAGACTGCTGAGGATGCTCATAACTTCATCAAGAACTAGAATTTTTCTGTGAGTGCAACTTCCCGTAACATCTTCATTGTGCAAAGAAGCGTCACAAAATGCAACTCTATAGTAGGGGTCTACTAATCTTCTAAATCCGTCGGAATCTTCTCCCCGCAAGTGTACTAACTCGTTAACTTTCTTACGTTGTTGGTGTAATAGCCCGTTTCTATAGCCAAGGAAGATGCAACCATGTTCTATAAAGTACTCATTCATCCAATGAGCTAGCAGGTGGGATTTTCCCTCTCCTGTTCCTGCTACGAGAAAGAGGATTTCACCGGGGCGGGGCGGGTAGAATTCCCAGCCCGCTTCATAAGGGGTATTGTTATCGGAGTTTAAAGCATTCCAATCGGTAGCGAGCTTAGGCTGACTGGTTAGAATATTCCCAAATTTTGTAACGTCGGGTGCGTCGAGTTCTAAATATTTCTGGTAAGTCTTATAAGCTTTGTCGTTAGCTGCTTCTGATGACCTTCTTTTCATCTGTGGCTCGAACGGGAGAACTTCTGACTGTGGTGCAGGCTCGTTTTTTTTTATTGTCTCAGACAGGTTTGCAGGCGTAACGAGCGAGACAAATTGAGCTGTCGTCAGCCAGACAATTTCAGTATAATCCCCATTCTTAGCAATAAGATAATCGTCAATGTCTAGCGAGTTTCCTTTCTCCCACTGATCCCACCAACCGATTTGAGAGATGTAGCCGTTTTTTTTGATTTGCTCAATCGTAATTAAAACCCCGGAGAGAATGCTCAAGTTCTCGACCGTGCCAGCGTCGGGGAGAATTCGTACCCCGTCTGACGGCTTTAACTCTGCCAAAATGTCAAGTAGTTGATCGGAGAACCTAGCAGACATTGCCGTACCGACAACCACAATATTTATGTCTGTTTCCCACGCTTTTAATGCGACGATCGCACTCTTCAATCCGCCCTCACAGAGCCAAATCTGAGATGTTTGGGCGCTGTCTGGATGCTTGCGAACAAACAGGGGAAGGGAGTTGGTGTAGGGCATATTGCAGCCGTACCCGCCAACTTTAAGACTAGATACCCAGAAATACTTGCCGACTACTTCAGTGTTGTCAGCAGCAATCTGACCCCCTAAAATGTTCCCGTTGTGGTCGATCGCACTAATAAACATCCCCCCCAGCCATCGGGTAGCCTCGGTTGCCGGATCGATTCCTGCTATATTCTCTGAGCAATCAATGCCTTTCTCCCAAGTCTTGAACCATAGCAATCTTTCTGCTATCTGAACCTGTTCTCGACTCAAACCCCGCTTCTCTTTGAGGGTGAATGAGTGCTTGCTTGATAGCGTCATTGCCTCTAAAATCTCTCTGTAACCCTTGTCTCGACTCTCAACTGATGGCAGATGTGCCAACTCTAGCGATCTCCGCTGTCTTGCCTGTTGGCGCTTGTATTCTAGAATTTCCAAATCTTCTTTTTCATCATCCGAATTTTTCCGGGGCGCAACCATCACCCCTCTCATTCCTGAGTTACCTGCATCAATATCGGCAACTATGAACCAGCTAGCCTCATCTACTTCTGATGCGGTAGTATTCCAACAGAGGATACTGTCACCATGAGACGGTTTGCAACGTGCGTCGTTATTGTTGCAAACCGGGCAACTTTCGTGCTTAAAGTTCTTGACAGAATAGAAATTGTTTGTTAGTATTGACATAACTTTTGAGTAATTGATCTAAGTTTCCCTGTGACTGTTTAGCGGTTTCTCTGCGAGTGACGCTTTCAGTTTTCTAGCAAAACTCTAAAAATTTCTATCTTTTTAGAGACGTTGATTTTTTGACTTGTAACTTTTTGTAGTATCTGATCCCTGAGTTTTGGGCGATTGCCCTATCCCTAAAATACCATCAGCGACACCTAATCGCTCTGGTATTTTTTTTTGATTCCCCTGCCTTACCACAACCATTTACATTTGATGCGCTGTTTGTCCTTTTTTATGTTACTGTTATTTTATACACATTTTATTCCGGTGTCAAGATGGGAAGAAAAAAAATTTATAGTGAAAACAAGCGCAGGATTGACCTTACTTTGACTGAGACCGCCGTTAAATGGCTGAGAACAAAGCAAGTTGAGCTTACGGCGACCAGCCTTAGTGATGCGATCGAACGAATGGCTAGAGAGCAAAACGAAGTCCCTTGCCATCTCAGCAATGAAGAAACCCAAACCCTCATATTCAATAAAGAAGACGGCGAAGCCTTTGTGGAGGCTCTGCTGAACCCCCATCCACCTAACGAAGCGCTTAGTGCAGCAGCGGCGCGATATCAGCAATGTACACAACGCCGTAGTCCTGGTTTACTGAAAGGACAATTAGGCGATGCTTTCTTTGAACCACTGCCAGAAGAGGAACTCCAGCAATGGGGATGAGTTACCTCCTTAACACTCATATCTTGCTGTGGTGGATTTTTACAGCGGTGCTGTACCAGCAAACTATAAACGCTTGAAGATTCTGAAAATTGAACCACAACAAACGTAAGCTTATTTTTTACTCAAAAGAAAACCCGACAAATTCAAAATACCGGGTTTTTCTTTGATAAAATCTTAGAATCGAGAGTTAAACAGCCTCTACAGATAGATTATAGGCAGAAGCGCGATCGTAATAGATGAGTTTGTCACGTAGGAATATTATAAATAGAAAAAATCTGAGTACCATACTCAACCATAGCTCCCTCGCTTAGATGAGGATCTAAAAGCGAGACGAGCGTTGACTCAAACGACAGTCGCGTTCGTTCATCCGCGCATCTGAAAGATCAAGGCTCAACTCAAGCGTATTGACACCGGATCGCTGAAAAGTCACAAAAATAGTCAACCTCCCAGAACAGGGGTTGACTAATGACTAATGACTAATGACTAATGACTAATGACTAATGACTAATGACTAATGACTAATGACTAATGACTAATGACTAATGACTAATGACTAATGACTAATGACTAATGACTAATGACCAATGACTGACGATTGCCTCAAGCCGCTTTCTCTAGTCCCCGCCATCCGCCACGGCGTCTTTGAAGTGCTTACCAGCCGAAAACGCCGGATAGGTAGTTGCAGAAATTGTCAGTGATTTTCCCGTCTGCGGGTTACGCCCTTTGCGCTCTTGCCGCTCTCGTGGCTCAAACGTAGCAAAGCCAACCAGTGTCACTTTCTCGCCGCCATCAGTAACAGCATTTGTAATTGCTTTTAAAATAGTATTCAGCGTCACGGAGACGTTTTTTTCTGTTGTGCCGATCTCACTAGCCACTTGTTTGATTAATTCTCCTTTGTTCACTTGCCTATCCCTCATCTTTTCGCGATGAGTATCTTGCTAATAATTAAATATTTATATCTTTAATTAATGTGTTTTTGGAACTAAAGTTGTCAATATATTGAGATGTTTTATTTTTTATATTTTTCAGTCTTTTTGTCGTACGATCATACTAATTACCGTAAGTAATATCATTAATACCCGAGTCCCATCCAGCACTAAAGGTGATTGTTATATTTGTGCCTACATTTGTCCAACCAGTCGTAATCATTATTGGATTTTCTACTAAGGTAAAGAATCCGTTTATTGTTGGATTAATATTGTCAGAAATACTCCAGGTAGAATTCTCTACTCCTGTACTTAATTTAATATTTTTTAAACGAGTACCCGCTGGGATTATAAAATTTTGGCTATTAGAGTTGTTGTGATAAAACCAACCACTTGTTGAACTAAACCCAAAATAATTCCCCGCTCCCCAAGTTTCTATTCCGAAATCAATACCACCGTGAACACCGTTAACCAGATTATCTCCAGTCGTAGGTATATCCTCAAAACTATAAATTATGTCATTTGTCGGCATTGGAGTTGGTATTGGAGTTGGTATTGGAGTTGGAGTTGGAGTTGGAGTTGGAGATAGATTTGTAACTTGAATTTTGGTTGAACCTATGATGTTAACGCCAACAACAAATTCACCAACAAGTTCTCCGGGTTCGCTGATTTTTATATTGAATGAAAACTTGCTATTTTCCTGTATTATTGTTTTGCTTAAGCTAAACCTCATTATTCTTCCTCTATTAGTGGAGCTGATTGTCCGCAACAGCAATTATCCACATTAAGCTGCCTCTTCAGTCTCCATACCCTGCTTGATCGCGTCTTTAAACGCTTTGCCGGGTGAGAAGACAGGAACAACCGTTGCAGGTATAGTTAGCAATTCCCCTGTCTTTGGGTTGCGCCCTTTGCGCTCTTGTCGTTCTCGTGCCTCAAACGTCCCGAATCCAACTAGCGTCACCTTATCGCCGCTGGCAACGGCTGCTGTGATGGTTTCTAAGATTGCGTCAAGCGTCGCTCCTGTCTTTTTCTCAGTGCCACCGATGCGGGCGACCACTTTTTTGATCAGTTCTCCCTTGTTCATTTTTATGCTTCCTCCGCTGGTTGCGATTTTTCTAGTTTGGTTGGATTAGATTGCGACGTTGATTCTTTCTGTGCCGCTTCTGTTGGTTCAGAGGCTTCTGTTTCCGGTTGTTCTCCTGATTGTTCTTTAGACTTGATTTTTTCGGTGGGTTCTTCCAAGGTTTCCGACTGCGTAACTTGAGATGTTTTGGTTGTTTTGGTCATGATGTTTGGTTATAAATTAGATTAATTCTAGCATTAAAACCATTGTGTAATCACTGCTTCGGCTACTTTTTGCATCATTTTAGGTGGGACACTCATGCCGATCATGTATTTGCCTATTTTGTCGCTTTTAGCTTGATAGTCGTCAGGGAATGAGCCTAAGCGCTTCCATTCTCGATAGGTTAAGCAACGGCATTTATTCCAGTGAGTAAAAAGCTTTGGATTGGCAGACAATGTGATACTTGGTTCAATTGGTGATAATTTTCTGTGCTGGGGAAAACTGTCTTTTCCAGATTCTTTTTCACAAGCAACAGAGTATTTTAAATCTGCCTTAGTCTTATCCCAAAACCTGACATCTGTTGGTATTGGTTTAGTCTCGCTAATTTCATCATCCGTTAAGACCTACGAATCGCTAGTCGCCTTGCCCACACTAATCCATTTATGCGTGGGCACTAACACTAATTTAGGTTTAACAATATCGCCACGCAGGGCAATAAAAAATACTCGCTCTCGTTTTTGTGGGACGCCACAATCAGCAGCGTTGACTAGGAATAATTGAGCGTTGTAGCCTATCGCCCGAAACCTCTCCATAATTAGCTTGCAGTAGCCTTTGGCGTTACCCTGTAACATTTCTTTGACATTTTCAGCGATCGCTACTTTAGGTTTTAGATCCTCAACTAAATCTAGCCAATCAAAAAATAAGTCGTCTAATACTTGTTTTGCCTGTCCTTCGCGAGAATGCTTGTCCTTGCCCCAACCTTTTTCTCTACTGCCTGCCATGCTGAAGACAGAACAGGGTGGGCTACCATCCAAAATATCTAACTCGTACAATTCTTGAGGTAATTGTTTTTTGAGCAAATCCTTAATCGGACATAAAAAATAATATTTGGGATTTAGATTGAGTTTGTAATGATATGCCATCTCCGGGTCAATATCATTAGCAGCTATCACGTCGCAGCCTGCCAGCTTGTAGCCCATTGAACTACCGCCACCGCAGCTAAAAGTTGTCATTACTTTTAACCCGTTTTGTGGGACGCTTTTTAAGTCTTTTAAAAACCAAGCGTGTGGGTTAATCGTTAAACTCGAATTGACATTTGGGGCATTTGTGCTCAAATTCATAGTCGTCGGTGTTTATTTCTTTTGTAGATGATGGTCGATTTGAGTCTTCCTCGTTGTCATCGGCTGACTCACTTCCTGTTATCAGCGAGTGTAAACTGTTTTCAACTGATTCAAAATCAATACTGAGAGGCGATTCCCCCGATCGGCTCAATGACTCTAACTCGTTTTCCAACAACTCTGGATCGTATAGCTTTATTAACTCATCAATTGCCAACATTCCTCCAAACATTGTTAGGTTATCATCCCAGGCATAAGCCCGTGCGATCCCCTCTGACTCCGCATCAACCCCGAACAGCACCGGGACGCACCACTCCCCCGTCTCCGTGTCTTGAGCAATCCCGATCGGCAAGTCATCGCCCCGCTCCTCCATCACTCTTAGTGCCTCAACGCGACCGTTACCCGCAACGATGCCGCCGCGTCCGTCGTTGAGTGTGCTTTCCCACTTCGCGGCGTTCTTGAATCCGTACCTGGTTATTGATTCAATGATCTGATCTAGGTTGTGCAACTTGGCGTTACTGTCGAAAAGTTCAGCCTGGGAGATGGGGATGTATTTGAGAGTCAACAGATCGGTCATAATTAGAAGGTATTAAAAACTATTAAAAAATATTTGACAAGTGGCTACAACTAAAATTTCAACAGAGAAAATAATTAGAGCTGCCGAGATGTCGTTTGACGGGATGTCTCAAGTGGCGATCGCGGAAAAACTTGGTTTTACCCAAGGAAGGATTTCTCTGATGCAAAAAACAGAGACTTGGCAGCAGACGATCACCCGATTGGAAAATCTCAAACAAAAAGCACAAGCCGAAGCAGAGCGACAGCAAAAACTCATTTACTCCAGTGATTTCGATCGGCGGTTTGAACAATCTCGTCAGATGGTTAGTGTTTGTGCTACCACTTATTCTAAGCTAATGCTTGTAATAAATAAAGCGTTAGACGAAATTAACAAAAATCCATCTGAAGTTGATATTAAGATCCTTCCTAACTTGATAAAAGTTGCGCTACAGCTACAACAAGAAGCGTCTGGCAGACATTATGATGAGATTGAGGCGCTTAAAGTTTTAGCGGATGCAGGATGGTTGCCACGTTCAGTATTGAAGTTAGCAAATGACGAAAATCTCAAGCTTAAGTCAAACCTTCGAGAGGCGTTTGCGGGAATCATCCCTGATCGTCCCGAAGAAGAGGGGTGCGGACTTACTCCAGAAACAGCAGCAGCGATCGGGTGGCGCATCTTGGGTATCGAACCCGCCGATATTGCTACGCTATCAGCAGAACTGGATTCGGGATCAATCTCCGATCAAGATTTGTGAGAAGAGTAGGCGGATCGGAATTAGTTGGGCAGATGCCGCTGATTCGGCGTTAATTGCGGCTCAAAATAACGGGTGCGACAGTTGGTATGTTGGGTTTAATTTTGACATGAGCCGACAATATATAGAAGATGTTGCATATTGGGCAAAAGGTTACAACTTAGCTTGTTCGGGTATCAATGAATCAGTTATTGAGGAGCCAGATAAAAATATTCTCGCTTACACAATTCGATTTGATTCAGGATTCAAGGTGACAGCTTTGTCGTCGCGTCCGGCAAACCTGCGGGCAAAAAAGGGACGGCTACGGATTGACGAAGCAGCTTTCCACAATGATTTAGATGAATTACTTAAAGCAGCGCTTGCTATTAATATGTGGGGTGGCAAGGTTGCTATTTGGTCTACACATAACGGCAAAAACAATTATTTTAATGAGTTAATTGAAAAGTGTAAGACAGGAGAACTTAAATATAGTTACCATCGCTATGATTTGGCGACAGCACTTGGCGATGGTTTATATCATCGAATTTGTTTGAAATTGAGGCAGAAATGGACGTTAGAAGGTCAACTCGTATGGGAACAGGAATTGAGAGAAGCTTACGGCATCAACGCACGGGAAGAATTAGATTGCATCCCGTTTGAGGCGAAAGGCGTTGGGATGGTCTTTAAGCGCGAATGGTTTGAGGTTGTTGACTTTGCGCCGCGTGGCGGTCAAATTCTCAGGTTCTGGGACTTGGCGGCAACAGTCAAGGACACTGCATACTTCACCGCTGGGGTTAAGTTGCAATTTGTTGATGATGTCTACTATGTCTTAGATGCGATCGCCGAACAAGTCTCTCCAGCCGAGGCGGATCAGCTAATCTCAAACACGGCATTAATGGACGGCAACACTTGCGCTGTTTATTGGGAGTTAGAGGGTGGTAGTGCCGGGATTCGGGACGCCGTACACTTGCAAGATTTGTTGTCTGGGTTTTCAGCAGAAGCAGTTAAACCACAAGGCGACAAAGTAAAACGGGCGGTTCCCTTTGCGTCAGAGGCTATGCGGGGCAATGTCAAGCTGGTACGGGGTGATTGGAATGATCGATATCTCAACGCGCTGTACAAATTTAACGGCAGTCGTCAACCCTTAGTTAATGATTTTACTGATGCCAGCTCTGGGGCTTTTTCTTGCGTTGAGAAAGAAAGTAATTTGTTAGTGCGGGCATTTGGGTAAAGGGTAGATAGCGCCCGATCATCCCTGCGGTTTGAGAAGGTCAACACATCTGCGGTATCCAAGCGAGTTAATACCGATCGGCTGGCGATTGCGCTTGAGGGTGGCACGGTTTGCTATCCCCCCAACTGGCAAGGTATTGAAGAGATGAAAAACTTTTCTACAAAAGACAGAAAAGCTGTCGCGGGTCATGATGACTGCGTAATGGCTTGGGCAGCGGCTTGGGTCTGGATTGGGGAGTTGATAACTGTTGAAGAAAATTTGCTGGCGCGCGCGTTTGGGTTATGTCGCAAACTAGCGCCCTAACAATTTAGCTTGCTTAATGTTTTCTGGAAGTGGATCAACGACTACAGTCCACAATCGCTCAACTCCTGCTTTTTTGGCTGCTTCGTAAATAAACGAATTACCTACTACTTCGTATTCATAATCCTTAGTTTGCTGGATAGGTACAGGTATCCAGTTTCGTCCAGCGGCTTTAATTAGTTTTGCTGCTTCTGCTACAGATTCTGCTGACTCAGAATGCGGTTCACCTGGATCTATTTTTCTTATTTCAAGGTGCATCATTCTTCCGGTATTCTCGCTTGATCGTCTTCTTTCAAATTCTTGTGGCGTTTCATTCTCTACTTTTTTAGGTTTTGCTGTGCTGATATTGGCTGCTGATTGGGAGTTGGTTGCTCTTTTGTTTTTTAGTTTAACTTGGCTCATGACAGCTTCTTCGTTTTCGTCATCAATTATGATTGCGGGTAAGTTTTCTCCGCTCAATGGCTTCATTGCTTTAGCAACAATTGCTGCCGCAACTTGAAATTCACCCGACACTATTTTAAACCCTTCACCTTTTCGTCGTAATATTGGACTTTCAATAAAACCCCCTACTTTTAGCATTGCTTCTGCTGCTGCCATCAATTCATTTTGATCAAATTCTTGTGTGGGTGCTGTTATACGTTTAACAGCAATAAGCGAAGGAATAAGTTTTATACTACTACCTTTATCTTTTGGTGCATCCACCTCCAGCGCTTTTGCCGCAGCAATTTGTTCCGCCATCTTTTGAGCCGTCATCTTCCCTGATGTTGTACCCGTGGTTAGCGAAGTAGTTGCAGGTGTTGTTGTCGCAGCCGTCGGCGTTTTGATTTTGGCAGCAATTTGTCCAGCGATTTCCTGCACTTCTGGCGACATCGGCTGCTTGCAAGGCTTCCCCATCGCACGACATACCGCACCGCACGGGAATGTTTTGCCGGGAGTGCAAGTCAAGGTTTTTCCGGACTTGTTAGCTTTTGCTTTGACACCTATCTTGGCTTTTGTTGGCGCATCAGCGCGAAAAAACCAGCTATCTAGCTTTTGCTCAATCGCCCCTGTTTCTGAAATATCAAAAGCCTCCCGCGCCGAATAAATTGTTTTGAACCGATAGGCATTCTCTGCCTCAGCCAGCAATGAGTCGGCTTTGCTCGCGGTTTTGCTACCTACTGGCTCATAGGATACCGTGTTAGTTTTCATGTTCAGAATGTACTGAAAAGTCGTTCCATCAGCAATAAATTCGCCAACAATATTTCCGCTGGGGCTTTTTCCATAAGTTTTAATGCGGTCGATGCCAGACGTATAATAAATGTTTAATATTTTTAGTAATGATTTAGAAATTTCGGCATTGTTGCCTCCAGTTTCAGTTAAACCGTTCATTGTAGTAGCTTGCATTTTATTCTCTCCTGAGTTAGTAAATTCTATCTGGCTCGTGTTCCGGCGGTGTTCCTTCATCTATTATTTTTCCGTTCCACGCTTCTACTGCTGCTTCAGCGATCGTTATGTCGGGCCAGGGATTGGACGGGGAATACAACATAAAGAATGGTTCGTCGATCATTGCGGTTCGTATTTCGTTTTGAGTCCACTCATTTAATAAGTCGGCTAAATCTTGATTATTGCTTGTCCATGTGCTATTTTCAATTACTGCATCAGCCTCGGAGAACTTAACTGTTGGCATTATTTTCCTCTTAGTGTGTTATGAATAAAAGCAAAATATTCGGGATCGGTTTTTGCAAAAGCTACCGGATCTCGGTACATCATTTCCATGCCCATAGACAGGATTTCAGAGTTTTTATCGCTATTAGTCTTCTTCCCCATATAAGCTTTTGGCCACTTGTCCGGCTTCGCTACCTCATTATCCCCGTAGTTTGAGTTTCCCGTCAACTCGCTGAGCTTTTTCCATTTCTCTCCGGCGGTTCGACTCTCAAAAAACTTCTGCACTTTATCGTGGATTTTTGGGTCTGATTCTTCTAGCCAGTGCGCGGCTTCGTGGACAACAACCTCTACAGGGGCTTTATCCGCCATGTAGATGCCACCTCTTCCGTAGAACGAGCGATCGGCTGCTTTTCCAAAACTGGCATCAAGCGCTGCCACTTTTAAGGTTTTCCCGTCAACAGTATCGACTCCTACCATTTTCTTGAAAGCGTTTATTCCTGCCACCAGTTTGGTTGATTGCTCTTGGTTTAACGTCCCTGTCTTGGCTTGTGTTTTTGGGTTAGCTAAGCCACCGTTAAACCCTTTCATTTTAGATGGTGGGTTTACATATAGAAATTGCCTGGCAACGTTTGAAATAAAGTCTTCGTATTTTTTGCTTTTTGCTTCAACCTCTTCGTTCCAGTTTGCTGAGTAAAACTTTTTAGCCTCTTTTGACCCCTTTTTTTCTTTAATTTGATTAGCTTGCTTAGTAACTTCTTGTTTTTTGTCAATTATTAATTTTTGCTCACCACCTATAGCTTCGGATATTTTTTGCAAATAGTTTGCAACTTCAGCCCCAGATTTCATCTTACTGGCTGCCTGCCGTGCAAGTATTTTAGCTTCTGTAAAATTACCTGAATCAAATGCTTTTTTTAATCCTGCCATTAACGGGTCTATCGGTGTTTGCTTCCTAACTCCAGCCTTAAACATCCCCGTCCGTTCTTTCTCTAGCGTGTTTGCTTTAGTTTTTAGGTCGTTAGCAGTGCCGTACCGCGACCACTTGTTATTGCCCTTTGAGTCTAGGTATTTAGCTAACGCTCGGATTTTGTCAATCCGCCCTTGACTGACGCTCTCGATCGAACCACCAGCCCGTTTAGTCTCTTGTCCTGCACTATTAATCCAACAGGTATGTTGCAAGGGAATGCAGATACTTCCACACCCGTAACTGATAGCAGTACAGCGTGGCTTTTTTCCACCTTTTACGGCGTCATACCTAGATTCTAGGGATGTATACCCTAGCGAAAACACGTCAAGAAGTCTTGAGTCTGTTGCGCTGTCAGTGTTAGTTGTGGCGATCGCAGGTTTGTACCCGATGCGAGATTTTTGAACGGAATAACTGAAGATTCGGCGATTCCTTAAATCTTGAAACTTGCCAGTGATGTTTCCGTTGTCGCCAATGTCAAACGACAGCAAATTTACTCCTGATCCATAAGCGTCGTTGTTCTCAATGAGTGCTTCTAATTGTTGTATGAATTCATTTAAGTCTTGCATTAGATTGTTGTTTTATTACCTGTGTAGTTTTGTAGTTGGCTCGATCAATCAATCGTTGCTTTAGCTCTTTTGCGGCTTCAGCATCTCCAGAATTTGCTGCAATAGTAATATATTCTAATGGATAAATAGCATCAATATCGTCTGAGTCAAGTTGTAGTTTGTTCATTTTGATGTTTTTTGTATAATGTTCTTTCATAGATTGTCTCATATTTTTGAGAAAATCGTGTCATTATTTCGTGTTGGTGATTAGCTTCAGCGTCTTTGTATTTTAGTTCTCCTGAATTAACTTTAGCTTGAAAATCTTTTTTGACTCCTATTTCAATATTTATTAATGCGTCTATTATTTCATTCCTTGACTGAAATTTCCAACCGTCTTTGGGTGGCTTTATACTATACCGATAACCGGGGGAGACTGCCCTCATCTCGACGGCTGCGACAGTATAAAGTAAATCAATATCTTCCATAGAAAATGAATTGCCTAGATATCTTGGATCTGTTTTAGAATGTTCAAGTCCCCTTGGGTGATTGTGGGTGATGATTGTATCTTTCAATTGTGGAATCAGTTGCTCTGGTATTTTAACGCTATATTGCTCTCCATCTAAGAATGCAACTTGCTTCCCTTTTGAGTCAAAAGCAGCTAGTGATTCAAACTTTTGAGTTTTTAGTTTATCTTCTAATACTAAAACTTGCTTAGGAGTAGTAAATTGGGCTGTTTCAGTTGGTGGCTTTTTAACACCAGAAGCTATTAATCGCTCTCTCGCTCTTTCTAGATTGCCAGCTTTAGCCGCTAAAAGTTCAGCACTGCCATACTTTGACCATTTCTGATTCCCGTTTGCCGCCAAGTATCGCGCCAACGTCCGAAGCTTATCAATCCGTCCCTGACTAATGCTGGCTACCGCGCCGTTTGCCTTTTTTACTTTCTGTCCAGAACTGTTAATCCAGCAAGTATTTTGCAGTTGAATACAAGCTCTACCACAGTTATAACTGACTGCGGTACAACGGGGTTTTTTCCCATTTTTGACGGCATCTTGCCTGACCCCTAGCGAAGTGTAACCAAAAGAGAAAATGTCAAACAGTTTGGCTGCAACCACACTATCCGCCCGATCGAGCGTCAATGCAGGTTTATATCCAATCCGAGTTTGCTCAACAGAGTAGCTAAAAACCCGCCTATTCCAAGCGTCCTCAAACTTCCCCGTGATGTTGCCGCCGCTAGCAACTTCAAACGATAGTAAGTAAATATTTAAGCCATAAGCGTCGTCACTTTCGATCAATGTCTCTAGCCGTTGCACAAGCTCCGCCAATTCGTCAGCATCTCTCTTTACTTTAGACTGCTGGGCGATATCGTTTTGTAGTTGGGTGATCGAATACTGGCTAGCCGCCCCAAACAGTTGCTTAGGGACGTGCTTCAAAAATGTCTCAACAGCCTCATCCAAATTTTCAGCCCCTAAGACATATTTATATTCGTCGATCGCCCCTGTCGGAGTAATCTGCACTATTTTAAACACTGTTGGCGTGTCACTAACCACGTATACATCTAAGGCTTTACCATCTAACCCCGCACCCCACGATCCTCGGATGCAGCCATAGTTGCACGTCATTGGTGGACTGAAAGAGAATCGTGGTTCCCCGGTTCTCGTAGTAATGTTTAGTGGGATACCATTCCATTGTCTAACTTCTTTAGTCGGCTCGCTGTTAGCATCTGTGTAATATCTCATTATTTTTTATTAATGGTTTTTATTTGGCTATAGTTTTTACTAAACCTTCTATATTCTCTAGATTTTGACAGTGCTTCGCTGTATAATCTCAATATACCATTCATTTTTTTATGATATCCCAAAACAAAGACAATCCAAGTAAATTTGCAGCTAATTCAAACAAAAACGTACCTAGATCAATTGGTGAAAAACCAATGAGTGCAGAACGCGCTGCAAGATTTTTAGATACACAAGAAGAATTCTTAGAAAGTCTAGCACTTAGACCGGAAAGAAGCAAAAACGAATACGAGAAGAAATAGAATAAGACATATCGCCAAATTAAGAAAGATCGAACTTATTTAAACCTCTTTAACGGGAATAGTTATGATTAATCCGCCTGGTGTGTGAAAAGTTTTTGTGTCGCCAGCAAGTTTGTATCTCGCTCCTTTTGGAACAAGAACTTCATCTTCTTCTGGAAATTTTGAAAGGTTTCTTATTGTAACACCTGACTTGTTTTCTATTACTTCATATATAATAGAAACCTTCTGACCTTTTTTGCTTGCTAAGGCAAATGCACGTGCCTGAGACTCAGACGAACTAAAGCTTGACATAGCGTTTAGTTCATGAGAGTCTCCGTTTTGCAATTTTTTAATAGCGTCATCAAGAGCCTGTTGAGATTCTAGTTGTACCCCTCTATAGATAGATCTATAAAATTTGGGCATTTTTTCAATATATTGATTGATAGCTTTTACTTTGGATTTCATCTTAGTAATGACTTCACTTGATTCTCCTGAGCTTAGTTTTCCAGTTTTTTCTAGTTCTCTATATTTTTTGTAACCTGCTCCGCTAAACTCTGCGAGAGCATCCAACGATGCTTTCACTTCTTTATCTTTCATTCCAGTTACTTTTGATATTTTCCTGACAACTTCTGGATTTTTGATATCGGAACTAGAACCGAACGCAGCAAGTAAATTATCCTCATCCTCATCTGCGCCAGAAGTAGCAGAAGCCGGAATTACATCATGCGTATTATCAATACTAAAGGGCTTTATTTTTGCAGTAGGTTGTGCAATATTAGAAGAAAATAATTTACTCCTGGCAGCTTCTAAAACATTTGCTTTAGCCGCTAAAAGTTCAGCACTGCCATACTTTGACCATTTATGATTCCCGTTCGCCGTTAAGTATCGCGCTAGCGTCCGAAGCTTGTCAATGCGTCCTTGGCTAATATTGGCAACCGCGCCACCCTCTTTTTTTACTTTCTGTCCAAAGCTGTTAATCCAGCAAGTGTTTTTTAATTGAATGCAAGCCTTGCCACAACTGTAACTAACAGCAGTACAACTAGGTTTTTTGCCACTTTTGACAGCATCCCATCTAACTCCCAGTGATATGTAGCCGGAGGAGAAAATATCAAATTGTTTGGCTGCTGTAGCACTGTCCGCCCGATCGAGCGTCAACGAAGGTTTATAACCTATTCGATTTTTTTCAATAGAGTAGCTAAAAATTCGATTGTTCCAGGTATCTTGAAACTTTCCAGTAATGTCGCCGTTGCTAGCAAGTGCAAATGAAAGCACGTAAAAATTCGAGTTGTATGCGTCGTCACTTTCTATCAACGCCTCTAACTGCTCTACAAAGTCCGTCAGTTCATTGTTCGTTTCTACACGATTTGTCATTACTCTTCCTCCTCAAAAGCTGCTGCATCGTCGCCCCCTAATTCCATCGGCGGCGCGTTTTGTTCTTCTTCTAATTTTTTGCGCTTGTCAAAGTCTAAGTTTATTTTATACTGCGGAGTCGTGCCACCAAACACTGAGTTAGCAACTTCTTCTGGCATAAGCACCTGCGAACTAATATAGCTGCTGTTCGCCCCGGCATAAATAGAAAATAAATCTGCTTTTTCTTTCTCGGTCATGGGGTGGGTGTCAATAAAGTTCCACCGAAAACCATTAGGTATATTACCTTTTGTTGGTGAGTTTTTAGCTAGCCAGCACAGCCAATGGAAGCGGTTTAGTTGGCGCTTCATGTGTCTGTTCTGATATTGGCGGACGGTTTTATTCATGTCCGTTTGTTCGCTACCACCACTGACCCCTAGTTTGCCCGCTGGGGATACTCCTAATAGGTAGGTGCGAGGCAAATTAGAGGCTGCTACACATTCATCAATTGTCTTTTCTACTGCCCCAAAAATACCTTCAAAATTTAGCGAACTTTCTTGTATATCTTCCGTATCTTTGTCAATCACGCGGTACTTAAAACTCGACTCCATCATTGCAGCTTCAGCAATTCGTTTCCGTAAAAATTCTTCATCTCCCGCGATAATCATTTTAAATAAATCTTTTATTTTCCAAGTTTTTTTGATAATTTCAGGCAATAAAGAAGCAGCTAAGCTAATAGCCAGATCGTACCGAGCGAGTGGTTGAGCGAATGTTTCTAAAACTGAATTGCCCCAGCCTTGATTACGTTGTCGAGAACGATAACTTAAGCGGGTTGCGCCAGCAAATCTCAACACGCGCGATCGGTGAATTAGCCCAGTGTTTTTCTGTCCAATATTCCGCGCCAAACTTAACCGATAGTGAGTCGGTCGGCTCATGTCCCACGTAAAATCGTCTTGCATTAAAAAATTCTCGTTTTTTTCTAATGACGCATGACGCTCTGGCGTAACAGCCCAACGGTCAAATACTCGCAAAAAATTGATAGTTTTAATATTTTTTTCGTCTACCTCTTCCCAAGCTTCCCGCCCGTCGTCAATGTCAATATAGATAGCTGAGCCACCTGTTAGCCGTTCCTCTCTCATTGCTTCATTGAAGATATCAGCAGTTGATATTTCGTCTCCAACATCATCAACTAATCTGTCTTGGTATTCAATGAATTGACCTATTAAATCTGGTGCATTATTTTCGCCCGTTATCTGATATTCAATCCACTCTCTAGTACATTCGTCGGGTAACACATCAATTAGATTCTGCACCATCCAGTGATATTCGTACAAATGGTCTATGTCTTGAGGTGCAAGTTTGCGAAGTGCTTGAATCTCGGTGTATACACTTCGATCACGCGCTGTCCCTTGTCCGGTGTAGGCATTGGCAAACAGTCCAGGTAAAAACGAATCTTGTCTACTAAATAAATCGTTTAAGTCGCTCATATCTCACCTTCTGGGTTTTGAGGAATATTAGCAAACATTTTGGTTAGGTCAAAATCTGCCGTGTCAAGCCCCAATGCTTTGTTTATAACATCCGGGTTTTGTTCTTTATATTTCTGGTAACTTTCTGCTAGATATTGCTTGCGTCGATCCTCTGGGGATTCCTGCGAAGCATTGTAAGCTTGCACCAGTAAATTAATACTGTTGAGGTCAAACCGATCGTACAAAGCTAATGTATCTCTAACACTGGTTGCAGCGGTTAATTGCCCGATAGTGTCAAGTTCAACGTCGCCACAACTTTTTATTGGCGGATTCCAGTTGTCAATCTCATCCCCTTCTTGCGGTTCTTGTGCTACCTCTGTATTCACGGGTTCGTCTGACTGATGTAATGCTAAAAGCTTACTAGGAAAAGCTTGGTTATCTTCTCCAATTTTGCATAAGAACATTAATTGAATTTCTTCTGTCTCCATTAATGAAACATCCCAACCGTAGATTGTCGGTTGAGGTGGTAGATCGAGTCGAGGGAATAAATTTGCGATTTGCTGCAAAAGTGTTTGGTAGTCCGTTGCTAAAAGTGCGGTGTCCCCTTCTAAGTTATCCCAGAGTTTTGTCAACTCTTCTGTAAGAATTTGAAATGTTGACAATCTAGAAAAGGGAACTGGGGCAATCACAATTACTTGAGGCCCCAGCCAAAACAATAAACTTTTCACAGGTCAGCTTAACAAATTCGTTGTTGTGGTAGCCATTCCCATTCATACGGTTTACAGCGACCCGCAGTAATAATGGTATAAGTGACGGCGATATTTTGCTCAGCTCCCAATGGGATATCACCTTCCGCAGGATTTAGCACCGCTTCAGGGATTTTTAGATGCCATCGTTTTTGGGTTCGAGTTTGTCCGCAAATGTTGATTTCGCACCGCTCCAGTGGAAGTCCTTCGTTTAGACGAATAACTCCTGCTAGGTTGTTTGGAATCATCATAGACACGTACTTACCCACTAAGTCAGCGCTAAACCCTAAACCCATGTTTGCGCCAATTGCTACAATGTTTGTTCCAGTCGGCGGCGCAGCAGCAGAATAAGTCCCTGTCATTGTTAGAGGAGTTGGCAAGCCGTCTTCCGTAAGTGTTCCTCCTATTGCACCCGCAGGAGATGCAATTACCCCAAATCCTTCCTGCCCCTCTGTGGCTGGGGGTAAGATTTGTTCAGTAATTAGCCTAGGAGCCCAGTGAATAAACGTGCTGGATTGACCTGTTATGACTTCTGGAGTCATGCCTTCTCGCATCCCCACAGTCAATGGAGTGAACAAAGGAAAAGTGAGTGTAAGAGAGGGTCTGTTTTCGTTAATAAATTGATCCGCTAAGACTGTCTCCCCTTGAGAAGAAGTGGTCATGATTTCCGTTAAACTAATGCCTTTGTTTAGCGTCGGATCGTTGGGAGTTGCGACACAAACCGGAGATCCTAATTGTCCAAGTGCATTACGGAAGCGAATCGTGATATCTGTAACTGGTCTTCGACCTTGAAATGGTGAGTTTGACATAGTTTTTACCGACAATTAAAGGGAAAGTGAATGCGCTAGTCTTGCTGACTTAGCTAGCACTTGTTTTAGTGACAGACGTTGCAGTAACAGCTAATACAACTTCATTCTCGTCAGTTGGCGGAACAAATTGTTTTAGATCGATTAAGACGTGATTCAGCAAGCTAGATTCGCCTAACTCTCCATTAGTGTATTGAGCCGCATTTACCGCGATTCGCTGAATCCCGTTCTCTACTTCAAGTAATTTGCATTCAATAGCACTTACTGAAACTTGCTTACCGTCGGGAGTGGGCAAGATAATCGGAACTACAAACCCTGTTTCTGTTTCTGTTGGTTGACCAGGTACAAGTTCAAGGCTGATTTTAGTCGTAGGATTTAGTTTTGCCATCTCAAATTCAATCTTCATGCGCTAAAAACTCCTGATACATTTGCTAACTCTATGAATTCACAATGAAATCTCACTTTGAATTCAATCTCAAAAATCAAAAGCCAATCAGACTTAGGTTCTTCGTTTATGATTACGCTACCCCTGCTTTCTATCTTTTCAATATCGGGCGATAAACAAGCAAGGTGAGCTTGTAATTGAAGAAAGCTAGCGGTCAGAATGTCTTCTGCGGAACCTCTGGGAATTTGAGTATAAGTGCAGGCGCTATCAAATCGGTAGATAATCTGAAAAGGGATTGATGTCTCTAGCAAATAAGTGCTAGTGTTACCCATTCCAAGTATTTCCACTACTGAAAATCCAGACGCTTTGCCGTCAAGCCCTGCTGAGGGAGGAGCGCGAAGGTCTTTGACTGATTCTGGCGAGTTCAGTCCCCACCGATCAATTCGTAGTTGCTGACTCAACCATTCTTTTAATTTGGCTCTCAATTCACTTGGTAGCATTAAATCAGTCCTGGTAAAGATCCAGCAGAGTTAGTCTTGAATAAATCACCTTTAATCGTTAAGTCGCCTTGCCAAGTCTTATTAACAGCAAGCCCTGTTAATTGAATTTCCAAAAATAGCTTTTTAGCAGGCTGATACCAAGTTGGATCGCCTTGGCTCATTCCTAGAACTTGTCCTAAATTTTGGTCAAGTATTAAAGTCTCGGTGTCTGCGGGAGCTAATATTAGTGATAAGTCGGCGGTTGTCAGAGTCGTGTTAAGTGTGACGGTGAAATTTTTAGGCCCAATTAATTGCACGGACTCAGCCGGATTCAATGAGTCAAGCGCCAACAATCGCACCACGGGCAAAGTTTGCGTGGAGAAGCTAGTTAATGGGATTCTGGCAGAAAATTTTACGGTATCACCCTGAATAATTACCAGGTTTCGTAGCTGGCTTGGTTTCTCGTTTACTGAGAACTTAACAGAATCTAAACTCATTACCTGCCTCCTATGCCACGATAAACATCATCAGACACCGAAAACTTTGACCGATTAACTGTGTAATGTTCGCCATTTATCGTGCCGTCATCCAACTGAATATCGGCATAAACGATCGCGGGTGTCATCAGAGAGGCAGTGTCTTGAGGTAACAGCCGAATTTGGTATGTTGCCGCCCGTGTTTTGCCGTTGTAGGTGACAATATCTTCCACTCCCAAAAACTTAACGCCACCATTCTGTAGAGTTTTCCTAAACAGCGCTTTGCTATCTAAGTGCGCCGGGTCAACTTTACCCGTAAAGGTTACGTTGACTGAGCCATTAGTCTCCGATGCCACTCGATCACCCACAATTCTTAAGTTGAAAGCGTAAAAATCAGCCCGCGTCAGTTGATTACCGTCTAGCTGTTCCTCTTGTCCATTTTTGAGTAGAAACAGTTCAGCACTGGGAGGAAAGACGATTTTGCCAAGTAACGACAATAGTAAAAATTCATCGCGCCCCATCTTGCTATCAGCAGCGATCGCCCGACCGAATGATAGAACCAAATCGCAAGAATCTGCCCCGACTTTAGCTGAGGCTCCAAGCGATCGGCCAAACTTAAGATTTAGCTCGGTGCTGTCTTTCCCTACTCTTGACTGTGCAGTAATTGCTCGCCCAAAAGTCCACAGCGTTTCGTTAGCATTAACACTGTCAGTTCCAACTTTTGAATAAGCTCCGACTGAGATTCCAACCATAGTTATCACCCCCTGATAATGATGCCGCCGGGTTCGATTGTCAGCAGGTCACGGTTCCAGCCGTACTTACCGGGGGCCAGAGTTCCCCAGTACCACAGTTCACCTTCTGACCAAATCTGATAACCACCGATCGGGCCAGTGTCAGCAGTAAATTGATCAAAAGCGAGCGGTAGCAAGTTGTCAATTTGGCGAGTCAGTAGCGGATCTCGCCAGCTTATTAGCGCACAAGGGTATTCTTTCTCTGCCCTAGGCGCCAGTGGTTCACCTTCGCCCGTTAGCGGGTTCAGTCCAGGCTTGACAAGTCTGACTGTTACGGCGCTTTGCGGTGTAATCGCTTGACCTTTAAAAACGGCATTCAGTCGCTTGTTTCTCAGGGCAACACTGGTGCATTGCGCTAACCCGCCGCCGTTAGATTCGTCAATGGTGAAATTCTTGGAAAAGTGTGTGTCAAACAAGAAATAATCGGGAGGCTCGATCGTCACCCCGTTCCTCAAGTGTCCGGCATAGAAAATGTCAGCACCGACCGTGACTTGCCAAGAAATCGGGTTGTAGGTTGCGGTAGCTGCGGGGTACGCAAGAATAGCGCTGTTGCTGGTTTTGCCCGCGTCAGCGGCGTACATTTTGGCGTTGTCAAGGTCAAATGGTAAATAACCACCGCCGACAACTTCGGCAATTACTCCACTGGCGTTGGGTAGCGTTGTTCCCAATCTAAGTCGGGGAACATCTGTTAACGAGAATGCGATGCCTCGGATGACGTTGAGCTGGTGTTGAACTAAAACGGGCGATTTGGTTTCCATGTTATTCTTTTAGTTGAATGTAGTGCTTTTCTTCTCCTATAAAGTTTTTTACACCTTTGTATTTACCTTCATAGTACCCTCCTGCGGATTGCAATGTAAACTCTCCTTTAGGGCTTCCATCTATTAAAAGCTTATCAAAGTCTTTTTCTGATATTCTATTTTTTAATACATCTTTTACCATTTCTATAGGGACAAGATTTCCCAAAATAAAACTTTTATCTAACGCTTTTTGTACGCCTATCATTATTTCGTCAAAGTCAGCTTTATCTGTAATAGCTTTTCCTTTAGCATAGGGTCTGGCAAGTCCCAAAGGATCTAGATCGGGACGGTTTTGCAATTTTTTGTCTAATGATAGTTTTTTATTGGGCGAGTTTTTAGCAAGTACCTTTTCTCCTGCGGGTTCTAACTGAACGTATTGCCTGTATCCTGCACTGTTTATTTGTATGTCATCTTTGTCAACTTGACCTCCTCCCACAAGTCGAATTTTGTCGTCACTTTGTGATTGCACCATGTAATCATTAAACTTGTCTCTAGGTACTAATTCTCCAATAGCTTTTCTAATCTCAGCAATAGGTACAAAATTATCGTAATTCTTTTCTGTATTCAACTTGTTAAAAACATGAAGCATTACATCTTCAAACTCTTTTTCTGTTTTTATTGAATGAGTTTTGGGATTCATTGTCGGGTCTAATGTTGACTTAGTTAGCTCCGGTTTTGGCTTTACTGGCTTTTCTTCTTGGGGTTTAGTCGCCGCCTTAATCTGTTGCGCTACTTTTTCTTTCCTTTCCTCTCTAAGTTGATTTGCTTTTTTATTTCTTTTGTCTGTGATTTTATTTGCGGCTGCCGTTCGAGCTTCAGCCCCTCCTTTGTCACCCTCGGCGTATAATCTGCCCGCTTTTGCCATTAATTTATTGAGTCGTTCTTTCCCGATCGCAGACTTTCCTCCCGAAGGTGGAATCCTACAAGTTTTTAGCAACCCAATACAACTAAAGCCACAGCCGAACGCTTCAACTCCACACTTAGGCTTTTTAGTTCGCTTGCCTGTCAACTTGCCATCAATTCGAGCGTCTTCAAATAGTGATACATACCCTTCGCTGTAAGCGTCAAACCTTACGGGTAATTCGTCCGTATTGAAAGAATCAAGTTTCACCGCTGGCTTATAGCTAATCCCGTCAACGTCAATGATAAATTCGTAGACCCTGTTATTCCAAGAGTTTTTAAATTTGCCATTAATAACGTCTTCTTTGAGCGCATAAGTCAAAACTTGAATATTGCTCCCATAAGCTTCGTCACTCTCAAAAATTGACTCTAGCTCAGTCGTAAACTCCTGCTTGAGATTAGTTAAATCGCCGCTCATCTGGCTTCCTCCTTACTGTGAGAATGTAAACAAGCGGGTTGTTCTCATCAATCGTCACAAACTCCACCTCCGTACCTCCAAATACGCGCCCATCACGCATTTCTGCATTTACCCAGTAGCTTGTTCCCGTCGCCTGAAGCCAGTCGCCAAAATCGAGATTGCGAGGGATGCCGGAAATTGTGAATTCGTTTTCCCGCGCTTGCGTCCCATCGTTTGACATCGTGGGAACAAAGATTGAGGGCGATGCTTTCTTCCAAATTAGATTACTGACCGATCGCACTTCTTGCCTAGAAACGCCATCGGTCGTAAACCGCCGCACCAATAGCAGGTTGACAACGTTGGTCAAACCAAAACCATCGGCGGTCTTGGCAAAACTACAATCTCTAGCTTTCTGAGCAATTTTGGCAAACATTAAGCAACAAATCCACTAAGAGGCAACGTCTGTCTGATTCGGAGAACTTCTTGACCGTAGCTCGTGCTATTTAGGTTTTCAACATTCCCACCCCCGGCTTTTGGCAGAGATGGAGTGCCGCCCTTTGCCGCCTCTACCGCCGCCCCCGCGATCGCCCCTGCTTGAAAATACTGCATTGCTATCCTGTGCGCTGCCAAGTGTGCAATCGCTTCTTGGTGCAGGTTGCCGTAAATAGCCGCAGGACATTCTTTACTCGCTTGGAGCAAAGCCCGTTCGACGTGATGGCGATCGCATTCAGCAAGCTCAGGAAATAGCAAACAGAAATTCTCAATAGAGACTATTCCCATCATTTTTTAGGAGAGATAGGAGTTTTTTCGACTTCTGGCGGGCGAGTAACAAATGCGGACACGTCAACAACTTCGGGAGCAACTTCTTGGGCAACTAGCTTGGTTTCTACCGGAGTCGATACCCGTGTTGATTTCTTGGTGTCTGGTGGTGTTATTACTGTTGGTTGATCGAAAGTAACTCGAAGGATACCTTGCTCAATCCTTTGTTTTACTAGCGGATGATCCGCGTATTCTTTCCATTTCTCGGTATCAACTTCGTTCCGACCAGGAATTAAGCGTATAGGGCCGAGGAATAAATCGCCAATTTGCTTAACCGAGCTTAGTTGTGGAAGATATTCAACGATTCCTATCATTAGCTGCTCAACACTCCTTCAATAACTAGACCAGACAACCGAGAAAAGAATGTGCCACCGTTGCGTTCGTGAATTAGCACTTCCTTAGAGGTATCGCTGTTGTGATGTAAAAGTTGCTCGATCGGCTGCGGAATGAACCGTTTGACGTGGCTGGGGTCTTTCTTGTAGAAAATAATGGCAGGAGTGCCATCGAATCCAGCTTCATCAGCTTCCGACACATCATCCACGTAGGTAATCTGTGGATTAGATTTGCGCCACAAATCCATGATCGTGGTGTCGCTGTTGGCATTCCTAAATGTGGTATTCATTACCGTACGAACCCGCGACGGAAATAACACAGTATCCGCCTTGAATGTGCGATTGGTAATAACGTCGTAAATCATATTTGACCACGTATTAAGATATCGCAGCATTAAGTTTGGATCTAGCTCCGGGTCGTCAAACTGGACGGGACTAAGAACTTTAGGCAAGAGCGGAAAAGTAAACAACCCATATAGCCCAGCCATCGGATCGCCAAGATACGCAATCCTGTTGGATTCGCGCATCACCATTTCCTTCGCGCCATAAGCCTTCTCCGCCGAAATGTCGATTCCAGCGAAAGCCGCCGCCCGTACCTCTTGGAAAGTTACCCGATAAGCTGCCGTGATTGACTTGACGTTGCTAGCGTTCATCGCTTCGCCAACAATGCCCACCAGTGGTGGATCGTCACCAGGGGCAGAGGTAATTTTCGCCCGACCTCTATAGTCGAGCGTTACTTGCGTCAACATCTCTGCACCGGGGCCGCCTTCGTAAGAAGTTGGGATATGCTCGGACGCTTTTAATTCGGGATAGGCAGCGCGTTCAACTTTTGGAATAATATGCTCAAGAGCACGTTGCAAAAGGATCGGCCCGTCCATTCGGATATCTGCTGCTGTAGGCATTTTAGTTGTTAAAAATAAAGGGATTAAGTCGCTGCGGGAGCGGTTATGTTGCCGTATCCGATCTTGATTTGCACTAAATCAGATCCCGAAGTTAAGAATTGAGCGTTTGTCAATTGCAAGTCAGCCCCAGCAGCAGTTTCACCCCGAAAAGCTCCAATTTTTCCAGCGCCAGAATAGCGATAGAAAACAGGAGAGCTTGGTGTTACTGGAGGGCCTTCGATTGCTACCCACAGCACACCCATTTCCCGAACTAACATCACATCAGTCCGACGATAAACGTGCTTGCTCGCGCCATAGGGTGCAGCATTTGTTCGCAAACCATCATCGGCAGTGATACCTACGAATTTATGGTTTGCATCAGGTGCGCCAAGTCGAACTTCTCGATCACTATCGGTTGCGAGGCGAACAACAGCAAGACCAAGCTCAATATCGGTAGAAGCAGAAACAGGTGTCGTGATTGTTTGCGTCAATGCTGCGGTTCCAGGTGTTACCGTCAAAAGTTTTCCGGGAAGCCCAGTAATTGTCAGAGTGTTTCCTGCGCCAGTAGCAGCGTCCACGCCAGCAAACGACTGGTTAATTGCTGTAACCAAAGCATCACGCAATAACGTAATATTCCCCCCAGTCGCGGGAGTCGTAGTGGTAACTGTTACACCATTAATAGTCAGAGCGTATTCAGCGCTAGGTGTGAAACTTGCGACAGTGACCGTTACAACTCCGGGAACGTCAAGCGCTGTATTGAAGTAGCTTCTATCGTACTTAGGAGAATCTAAGTCCGCTGGCATACCGGAGTAGCCGACAGGAAAATATGGAGTAAAAGAGGTTTGCATATTAATTTTTCACCTTCCAAGCTTCTGAATCTCTAGCGAAAGTCTCTTGTCGAATTTTTTCAACCGAATCAAAGTGATAATTGCTCGAATCTGCCTTTGCTTGGTCTATGAACTGAGACATAAACCCGCGTTCGGCAGTTGGTTTGACTAAGCCTTCGGCAACCATGACACCAAAAGCCGTGCGAATCACGTCATCTGGGTTAACTGCTTCTTGAATAAGCGAATCAAGGTTTAGTCCAGGGCGAGAATTTTGCAGAGCAAGTCGCATAATTTCAACACTGTCTAGCGTGTAGTCTGGTTCATTTATGGCAATTTTAGGCAAAAATGGCTCTGCCTCTTTCCAAGTCTTAACCCAAGACTCTCGCTGAGTTATGATTGCTTTTTCTTGAGCTTCGCGGGTTAATTGCAATTCAGAATCTAGTCGTTGAACTTTAGATTTAGCACTGTCAAGTTCGCGACGGAAAGCAGCGTTGTCTCGCTCCGCACTGTCTAGGCGACCTTCTAGTTCAGTGATCTGAATTTGCTTTTCCTTGACTCGGCGGTTGGTTGCGCTATCACTATCTGATCGGCTCAAGTCACTTTCTACAGACAAGCTATCTTCGTAAGCTGTAGCCCGACCTTGCCAATAAACAGCAGAGTCTTTGGTTTCGCTTAACTCTTCCTCTTTTTCTGCCCACATTGTTTGCATCTCAATCACAAGAGAAATTAAGTCCTCTTTGCTTTTGCCACGCAAGTCGTCTTCATCGTGCATTTTCATGCTTTCACCTCCTACTTTTATGTGCAAATTGTCGAGCCGAACTTCTGAGTCATTCCAAGTTGGCTCCGCAAGCTGCCAGCATTTTTCTAAATTTTCTGAATCTTTATGAAGTTCAGGGTTTACATCGGGATAAAGCCGAAGATCAGCCCCACCCCGCGCTTTAATTGTTAGGGCTATGTGGTTGCCTTTGATATTTCGCTGGATAGCGTCATATCGCTGACCCTCCCAAACTCCCGGTGTCCAGTCAAGTTTTGTTATGTACCCGACTGACAATTCAATCCGCCCGCCGTCTAACGCATTTTTGACAGCGTGTTGGTCAATCAGTTTGACTTTTGTGCTGACAAATCCGCCGTCATAACTAACTGAACCATTCCAACCAACAGCGAACTGTCGAGCATTAGACGAATCCAACATTGCGGGAGGATGCTCGATCGAGATTGGCAAATCGCACAACGTTTTTAATGAGTCGCGGTTTGCCACTTCTTCTGGGGGTCGAAACTCTCGGCGGATAGTACCGTCCGGGTTGGGGTATTCTTGAATCCCGATGCGGGCAATTTTGGCATTAGCGACCAGATACCCTTCGGGTGTTAACTGCCACTCACCCAATTTGCCAGAATCGGCTCGATATTCCCAGTCGGTCTTTTCGAGAGTTTTGGACACAACAATCAAATATTAAAAGTCGCTTATCCGTTGATACGCGAACAGGAGAACTCTAAACCCTATATTATCTGTAGGGTTTCTTGATGTTGATATTTAAACAGCGTTTTTACCTGAATTGGCACAAATCAGCATAAATTATGTCAAAATGACATAAGTTATGCAATTTACGCTCATGCCAACTTTTGCAATTTCTGTAGAATTTAATTGCGCGTCAAAAAAACGAGCAATGGGTTTATTGATACAATTATTTAGAGAGTCAAAAGGTTTGAGCCGAGGTCAGTTGGAAGAATTGGCAGACCTTCCAGTTAGAAGCGTAAAGGAGATAGAGAAGGGAGCCAGAGGAATTGACGCTATTGAGTTACAACGCATTGCATCAGTGTTTGGATCGCCTCTTGACGCACTTGTCCCACAGCAACTTATAAAAAATGGACAAAATAACACTGGAAACGGATTTGCTCGATCGGCTCGACAAAGCCAGTAAGTTCTTAGGCTCGCTCTCGACAGAACCATTGGCGGCAGATAGCCAGCCAAGTAAGGATATTTCCCAGTCCAGACTGGCAACCAAAGATATCAGTTCCAGACGCAAGCCCACAGAAATAGCCAAAGTCAAGTCGGTGCAATCTGTTACAGATAAACTAGAGCAACAATTAATAAAGGAATTGGTGAGTTATTTTGAGTAATACTACAGTGACAATTGCGGGCAAGGAGTATATTTATCAAGGCGTGACAGACCTAGAAGTTGCGCCTTTGGCAGAAGTATTTGGCACTGAACGTCCAGAAGAAGGAACTAAAGAATACAGAGACTGGGAAAAACAGTTTATGCGGAGGTTTGCTGACTACTCTAGTCAGCGGGCGATCGCTTTTTTCCTGCTGTGTGCGTTTCCAGAACTTCCAGAGTCGATCGTTAAATACACGGTTCGCAGGATGCCTGATGGTACTGAAGAGTGCAAACCGGGGCGAGATTTGCGAGTTAAGTTAGAAGCAAAAGACTTTGAGCAAATTGTTCTAATTATTTCAGGCGAGCTAAAAAAAATAGAGCAGAAATTAAGCCAAGGAAACAACTCGCGCAGAATGATTATTGACACTGGTACACATAATACCAAGTCTATGACCCTTGATAATCGCGCTATTAGCCCTACTGCCATCAAGCGACGTGAGGCTGCACATTTTGTACTAGACGACGCTGATGTTGACCAAGAAAACTCAATTCCTGTTCAACAGAATAATTCAGAAGAAATAGCGTCAATCGTAGCTGAAGTTTTGAAGCAGCGTCAATCAGCGAATTAAAAATATAGTTAACAAAATACTGCGAACAGGAGAACTTGCCAAGTTCGCTTATTTTTTAACTTTATGGCTAGCGGAATTAATGTAATTTTCTCTATTACGGACTTAGCGAGTTCTGCGCTGGCTAATGTTCGATCGGAAATGTCAAGAGTTGCCAGCGGTATTACTGAAGCTAGTACCGCGCTTTTCTTTTGGAGCGAAGCTTTTGGTCAAATACAAGTCGCATCCAGTCAATTCTATGACTTATTTATTGGTCAAAATGAACGGATGCGCCAGGATATACTGGCAACTCAGTCTAGTTTGGCTGCCGTTCAAGACGTATATATGAACGGCATTAAACTAACAGATCCTACCGCTGCAATACAAGCTTTTGAAGCTCCCATTAAAAAGTCGTTAAATCAAATTGCGGTTGATTCCTTACAACTTGTCGGAGTCACGTCGGGACAATTGACAGACCTGTTTCAGGTTGCGCTTACTAATGCAACGAAGATAACAGCACAATCTAAAGAGTTTGCAGATCCCATCAAAGCTGCTGAGCGTTTAACTATCTCGTTTGCGGGTGCTTTTGGTGCGCTTGGCATCCCTATGGAGCAAGCCGGTCAAGAGATGGGGAGTATCTTGACTGCTCAAATTGATTCAAATAGTGTTTTAGCTAAAGGTCTTGGTATTACCAATCAGCAAGTTAGCGCTTGGAGTTCACAAGGAAAATTAGTGGATCAACTTGTAGGTAGACTTGCTCCATTTGTTGCTGGCAATGCTCTTGCTGCAAAAAGTGTAGGCAGTATTTTATCAAACCTTCAAGAGATTGTAGAGGTAACAACTCGACTATCTGGCGAAAAACTAACAGATTTGTTTGTTGAAAGTCTTGATATTATTTATCAATATCTCACCAGCATTCAACCTCAGATTCAACAAACACTAGATAATGTCACTGGATTTATCGTTGGCACTGTCGATACTATAACAAAAATATTATTACCTTTTCTTCCAACCTTTGAATCTATTCGTGATTCCATTTTAAGCATAGGAGGTTCTTTAGGTGAGATAGCTGGAGGTTCTTTCCAGTTATTTTTGGCAGGATTAACTGGGATAATGCCTGTTCTGATGCCTGTTTTTAATTTACTTGGGGAGATTCTGAAAGTTGTGTCAGCACTTTTGGCAGATCCAGTAATTCAACAGATAGTGCAATTCGCTATAGTTGTTACTGCCATTGCAGGGCCTTTGGCAACTATTGCCACTTTAATGGCAACTATTTCTGGACTTTTTGCAGCAGGAGGTAGTATTGGGCTATTTGTGACAACACTGACTATCATTGCGCCGCAACTGGCAGCCACAGTTCTAACGCTAGTTTCAGCGATGGCATCAATTGCAGGATTCGCTGGATCTGCGGGGGCTGTTGTAGCATCTGGGTCGGCAATGGCTGTACTAGGTAGCGCAATAACCACTGTAGCTGTCGCACTTGGGCCACTAGCGTTGGCAATTGCAGCGGTAGCAGCAGCAGCTTATGCTTTCCAAAATGCAAAAGCAGGTGATGCAGCAGAAGCCCTTGACACGATCGGAACCCGGAGCGATCAATCTACTACTGGAGCTAATAACACAGCCTTGAAGTTGCGCCAATTACGAGATGCAGAAATTATTCAAGGTGAGTTGACTGATGAACAAAAAGCTAACCAAAAAGCGTTGAAAACGCAAGCTACTAACTATTCGGCGCAGATAGAAGCCGACATCGCCGCAGCCAAAGCCGTAGACACAGTTGGCAATGAGTCATTGGAAAACGCCAAGCAAGCTCTTGTAGCCGGAAATCAACGATCTTTAGATGTTTTGGGCAAGTATGTCGGCGGGCTATCTACCTCCGCAAAAGCTTTGGCAGAGTTAGGAGGAATTTTTACACAAACAGGGAACCAAGTTATAGGCTTTGAGAAGCAAATAAAAGAAGCAACCTCAGATGCTGAGTTCCAGGCTGCCAACAAAGGATTAGCGGAATTAATAAATACTCAAGTTGAGTCTGGACAAATCGGCGCAGAACAGGGAACCAAGCGTCTACAGCAGATATTGAGTGACACCAGGGTAGAGATTGATGGCAAAGAGGCGGCTCTAAAGGCTCTCGAAGCCATCCAAAATTTGCAGCTAGAAAATGAACTAAATGCCAACGAAATAGCTCAAAACGAAATCAACAAAATGCGGGAAGAGGGGCGCATTGGCGAAGTAAAAGCTGAGCAAGAACTTACCGATCTTAAATTGAAAGAAATTGCAGCCCAATCGGATTCGCAAAAAGCATCGCATAGAGAAAGGATGCGCCAGATTCAAGAAGAAATGAATACGGCATTAGAGGTATTAGATAAGGAGATTGCCCAAAAACAATCGAATCTTGACAAACTGAAAAGCACTAACGTTCCTAAAGTTGAGATTGTACAAGCAGAGCGAGATTTGGCAAAATCTAAAACTGCGCGAAACACAAAACAATCAGAATTCGTGAATATTCAATCTGAACAAAACGATGACAACGCTTTAAAGTCAGCAAAATTAGCAGCAGAAGCCGCCAAAGTAGAAAAACAACAGCGAGACCTTCGCAAGCGCGAAGCGTTAAAAGACTTTGACGAACGCCAAAAAATCAACGACTCAGCCCGCGAACGGGGACTGAAAGACAACCAGGAAGCGGCGCGGGAATCTATTCAGATTGCCAAAGGTAGAGCAAAATTAGAGCTATCTCAAATTAAAGACAAAACGGCAAAACTGGAAGCCGAAGCCAAGAAGCAAGGCAAAACAGTCAAAGAGTACGACAAGGAAGCATGGGAAGCTTTGCAAGTTCAACAAGCCGAAGCATTGCAGAACTTAGCAAAAGCCCGCAAGGATGGATTTGAAAAACGTTTGTCAGATATAAAACAGGATGCCCAAGAAGCTACTGCCATTGTTGAAGCAGCCCAAGCAAAAAATGAGATTGACAACCAGAAAGCTGCTACCAAAACGGCAGAGATTGCAACTAAAAGCATCAACACTCAGATTGCCTTAATTGCCAAGGAAATTGCTGCAAACAAGGGTAACAAAGAGCGACTGGAAGAATTAAACGCAAAACGAGCGGGACTAGAGAAAGACTTAACCGAGATTCAAAAAAAGCAACTACAGCAGCGATTGTCAGACTTACAACAGGATGCCGATGAACGAATTTCTGTCATAAAAGCAAGGAATGCCACGGGTGCGATTGACAATCAGCAAGCCGCCAAGCAAACTGCGGCGATCGAATCGGCTAGCTCTAAAAATCAACTCCAGATTGTCCAATCTCGAATTGCCGAGGTAGTAGCGGCTGACAAGAAACGAGGCAAGGTCAGCACTGAGTTATTGGAAGAATTGAGAAAACAGGAAAGTAACACCCAAGTCAAAATCACTGAGATAACCAAGAAGGAGATGGAAACACGATTGGCTGACCTAAAAGAGGATGTAGCCGAACGCACCGCTGTAGTCAAGGCTTCTCAGGCAACAGGCGCGATCAATAATCAAGCAGCAGCGACGCAGACAGCAACGATTGAGCGCACTGGAGCCAACCAGAGACTAGAAATTGTTCGCCAGCAGATTCAGCAAGTAGCAGCCGAGGGCAAAAAGTCGGGTAATATCAACGTTGAGTTGATGGAAACTTTGAGAAAGCAAGAAGCTGAAATCCAAGTCGAAATCACAGACATTGACAAAAAAGCGATGGAGTCACGACTATCTGACTTGCAGCAAGATGCAGATGAGCGCGTAGCTGTCATCCAAGCAGCCAATGCACTGGGGACAAAAGAAAATCAGCAGACAGCTATTTCTACTTCTCAAATTCAGCAAAAAAGTGCAAACGATCAGCTAAAGATTGTACGAGAAAGAATTAATACGGTCATTGAAGAAGGCAAAAAATCAGGCAAAGTTAATACAGAATTACTAGAAGAACTGCGTAAAAAAGAAGCAGACATCCAAGTTAAGATCACTGAGATTCAAAAACAAGAACTACAGAAGCGATTGTCAGATTTGCAACAAGACGCCGAAGAACGAACAGCAATTATAACGGCTGCAAACGCAACGGGAGTGCTTGACAATCAAGAAGCTGCCACAAAAACAGCAAAAATTCAACAAAGTAGTTTAGAGTCTCAATTAAAACTAATTCAACAACGGATAAAGACGACTAATCCTGCTAGCAAGGAATTACTAGAAGAGTTGAGAAAACAAGAAGCGGATACTCAGGTTAAAATTACTGAAATTCAAAAACAAGAATTGCAAAAACGGTTGACAGATTTGCGCGAAGATGCTGACGAACGTACAGCGTTAATCGCTGCCGCTAATGCGACGGGCATAATTGACAACCAGCAGGCGGCGGCGAAGACAGCTAAAGTTCAGCAGGATGGGTTAAACGCTGAACTTGAATTAGTTCGCAAACGTATCTCAACAGTGGGTACAAAGAATAAAGAACTGCTAGAGGAACTGCGGAAGCAAGAAGCAGACATTCAAGTCAAGATTACCGAAGTGCAAAAGCAGGAGATGCAAAAGCGATTGAGCGATCTAGAGCAAGATGCAGCAGAAAGAATCGCCATCGCTGAATCGGCAAACGCCCAAGGGTTGCTAGATAACCAGCAAGCTGCTGTTGCCACTGCCAAAATCCAAGAGGCAAGCGCCAGTAAACAAATTGAGATTATTCGCAAACGAATAGACGAGATTCGTGCGCAAGGGCAGAAAACCGGAAAAGTTAACATCGAATTACTGGAAGAGTTGCAGGCACAGGAAGCTAACGCTCAGAAAAAAATTGCCGACATTCGGAAGCAGTTTTTACAGAAGCAACTTGCCGACCTACAGCAAGACGCCGACGAACGACTATCTGTCGTTACTGCCCAAAATGCTAAAGGCGATATTGACAATCAAGCTGCTGCTACTCGATCAAGCGCAATTCAAAAGCAAAATCTAGACTCTCAGCTTACGCTCATCCAGAATCAGTTAAAAGTTGTCGGCAGAACAAACAAAGAATTACGCGAAGAGTTGCTAAAACAGGAAGCTGATATCCAGGTCAAGATTACCGAAATCCAGAAGCAAGAATTACAAAAGCGCTTAAGTGACTTACAACAAGACTCGCAAGAGCGCGTCTCAGTCGTTGAAGCTGCCGCAGCAATCGGGGAAAAAGACAACCAGCAGACGGCGACAGAAATAGAAAATATCCAGAGCCAAAGTGTCAAAAACCAACTTGAGTTGATTCGAGAACGAATTGCTGCAACCAGTCCGCTAAATAAAGAACTAAATGAGGAGTTGAAAGCACAAGAATCCAAGCTACAAAAAGAACTCACAGAAATCCAAGAGCAAGGCTTTCAGAAGCGGTTATCAGATTTGCAACAGGATGGGGAGGAACGATTGGCAATAGTTACATCCGAGGGTGTTAGAGGTCTAGCGAATAATCAAGAAACTGCTATAAAATCAGCAGCTATTCAAGAAGAATCAGCAGAGCAACAGTTAGCACTGATTCGAGAAGGATTGGGTCAGGCTAGCAGTGAACTTCGAGAAAAACTGCTAAAACAAGAAGCCGACACCCAAGCCAAAATTGCTGAGATTCGCAAGCAAGCTTTTGATAAACGGTTGGCAGATGTAGAGCAGGACGGTCAAGAACAGCAAGCGATTTTAGAGGGACAATTAGCGCAAGGACTGACAACTGAATCCGAGTATGCACAGGGGCGTTATAATCAAACCCTGCAATTCTTAGACGCTCAACTGGTACTAATCCGAGAACGCAGATCGCAAATGTCTGTATCTGACATTGAGGGACAGGAAGCGCTTGCGGCACAGGAAACGTCGTTACAGAAGCGACGACAGGATGCGCTGTCCCAATTCTTGGAAGCTCAGTTAAGCTTGCTCGATCGGGAAAACAAGAAAGCAACCGACCTGCTAGAACAGTCAGAACTTGACCGCAAACTGATAACCAAGCAAGCTGCATTATCTGGTGCTGCCGACAAAGATGCTGCCGCCACCGCCGAAATTCAGGCAACTCAGCGCCGAATCCAGCAGGAAATAGCGCTGGAGGAACAGAAAAATGCCACGCTGCGATCACTCCCGGCATTCTCTGACCCCGCAAAAGAAGCTGAGCGTCAGTCCAGAATCCGGGCATCAGTCAAGAAAACGACTGAACTAAGACTTCAATTGATAGATGAAGAGAAGCGAGCCTTTGATTTGTTGATTGACCGCCAGATAAAAGGCATTCAAAACCAATCTAGAGCGCAAGAACTAGCGTCTGACGTGCAGGTACGAGCAATCGAGCAACAGGGCAAGCAGTACGACTTACTCAGTCAATCGCTAGAGAACCAAAACAAGCTTCTGCAATCACGCGCAAGTTTGGCTAACGCGCTCAATGGATACATCCAAGGCGAATATAAAATTTTGCAGAACAGCGCGGGTTCTGAAGGTGAACGCAAGCGACTCATAAAAGAAGCCGCAGACGCCCAACTGGTAGCGATGCAACAGCAGCAAATCGTAGCACAGAAAAATCTTGACATTGAAATCAAGCAGGCAGAGATTGCTCAAAAACGCGCAGAGTTTGAGGCAGAGATTGCAGAGATAAAAGCCCGCGCCGGGTCAGCTAAGGCTGACGCTGAAGTTCTCAAGGCTGAAGCCACACTGCAAAAAGTACAGCGCGACCCCAACGCCAGCAATGCCGATGTAGAAGCCGCCAAACTGGATGTTGTAGCCGCCCGTGCCGCTGCGGAGGCTGCTGTTGCTGATATTGCTTTTGCGATCGCAAATAAAGAAATGGTCGGGCAGAACGGAAAAGTTCTGAAAGTACAGAACGACCTAAAACGGGAAACACAGTTGATCGAGCAAGTAACCCAAAGACGGGCGGCACAGGCGCAGGCGATCGAGGCAATAGTAGACGAGAATGAGAAAAAGCTGAGACAGCGCCAACTAGCGGGACGTTTAACACCGGAAGAGTCAGAACGACTGGCACGGATTCAACGCGAGAACCAGCAACGCGAAGCCACCAGGCGACGAGATGAAATAGAGCGAAACACATTGATGGGGATTGTTACGCCTAATGGGGTACGGCGGGGGATTCAAGCGGCTGGAGTGCGATCGGCTTCGTTGCTAGGCGAAATCGAGCAAACTGCGGCGACAGCGCCCAAAGTGCCGGAGCTGAAAAATTTGGTTGCCCAGATGAATATACAGCGACAACAGATTGCCACGGTTAAACCGGATGTCAATCCACTTATCAGGTTACAGGAAGAAAGCACGGGATACCAGAAAGAGATGCTTGGGGTGCTCAAGCAGCTTAATGGGAAGCCGACCCCCGCGCCCGTGACTCCAGTTTCTAATAGTTTCAATATCAAAGCAGAAGCGGGAATATCCGAGGCACAAGTGCTAGGCGTGTTTAGTCAGGTGAGTCAGCAGGTGACACAAATGTTGAAGCGCTAGAAGCGAGAGCTAATTGGCTTACTCAAATAGATGAGTCTGTCACGCAGATTATTTGTATTTTATATACTTCCTACGTGACAGACTCAACTATTACATTGTCGACTCTATTTGTATTTTACTTGATGAGGTTGATTGAGTTTTGAAAACAAAAACAAAACAGTCTCAGCGGGTAGAATGAAGAAATACTTCTCGCTTCAAAAACCTATCACCATCGCCAATTTCGGAAGAAACTCGTTAAGTTCTGACAGAAACTTTGATATTAGACTAGAGCCGAGAGCAAGCATATCGCCAAATTTCAAATTGCTAGCCGACCGACAAAGACGGTTCCGGTATTCAGATTAAGAAGCGAGAGCAATTCCATCAAGGGGATGATCGCTTTTCTATGGATGAGTTTGTCACGCAGATTATTTATATTTTATAACTTTCTACGTGACAAACTCATCTATTATGTCTTTGACTGTATCTACATTTTGACTGTAGAGGTTGTTTTAGTTTTGCAAGAGGAGATAAAACCAGTCTCAACAAGTGGAATAACTAATTTGCTCTCGCTTCAAAACCTGATTGTCACGCAAATGTTGCAGCATTAGAACTGAGAGCAAGCAAATCTCCAAATCTCCGTCGCAACAGTATTCTTTGCGGGAACAGCAGGGGTTCTGTCTGTGCGACTCAAAGGAATCTGTCGAATCGGAGAACCTTGGGCATCCACCACCTCAACTCCCTGCAATGCTAGCGTCCCCTTGAAACAGTCGGATTGATACCGAACGCCCCTCAGTGGCTCTCCATCAGGAGAGACGGTGACGGTGCGAAAAGTGTTTTTCTTGACGCCAGTGTCGAACAATCGTACCTGAGACGCGAGATCGATAAAGATTTGATCGTCAGTCTCGATCGTGGTCACTAGCACCCATTGCTGAGGTGTGTCTTGAGCTTGAACTGTTGTTGCAACAGCGAGGCTTAATACTGAGAGTGCGATCTTTTTGATTGACTTGTTCATTTTATTTAGAAGGTAATGGTACACAAATAAAGCTGATCAGAGACGATCAGGCGACTGAGTGACCAAATCCTGAACTAACGTCCTCATCTTATCGATCACATTCAAGTCTTCCTGAGAAAACTCTACAGTCGAGAAATCGTTAACCAGCTTTTCTTTATGATCCGCTGCCAAGGCCTTTATGAGTCGCTGCACGGTTTTACCCAGAGATTCAGTCGGTATCGCTTGACGCTTGATCCATTCGTGCAGCGCTGTGTTTACCCGGAAGGAGACGAGATGCGAGTCGGTGTCTGATTGGGTCATGGTAGTGGGTTTTGCTATTGGCTATTCTCACTCACGTTAACACGATCTGTTAACATATATATACAGAAAGTCTCAAAACTTGACATTACGCCCGCAAAACCTTGTCTCATAAGGGTTTATAATTTATTTTTAAAATTGTTTACAAAAACTGTTGACAAATCAGAAATAAGCTGCTAACGTAGTAAACATAAGGCAAGCGGAACCGACACAACCTCATCGCCCCTCACTTCACGTAAAGGGAAAAACAATGATCGACGCAACAATGATTCAATCAGCTCTCTTAGGAATGCAACAGGCAAGCGAAGCAAACTTCAGTACAAAAACAGGCGAGAAATACAACAGAATCGGTTGGTGGTGGAAATCCTACATTGCCGAGACCTACTGCATGGAGATAATTGTATATCTCGATAAAGCTTCACCGACAGGGTTCATGCTTGAAATTGACTACCTTGACGAAGATGCGGTAACAATCCTCAATAAGCCCCTCGTTACTTTTGAGGAATTCCAAGAAATCTTCACCAACAAAAAATTTCTCGCAACCGCGTTCAGAGCTTGGAAAAAAGCGAAGAAATAGTTCACGCAACGCTCTCTACATAGGGCACACCCGCGCCCATCTATTCCAATCTATCTCACTTAACACACGTCTACTTCACTACACCTCATAGAAAAACCATGCAATTATTAGCCGCCAAATTCAACCAAATCGCTTCAGCAATCGAAACCACCAACGCCCAAATCGCAGCCCTTCAAGCGAAATTGAGCGAACTTCAAGAACACCAACAACAACTCCTCTCAGTCGAGCAAGCTTGCCAGTCCGCACTTGCCCAAGTCGGGACAGCGCTGAGTATGCTCAATCATGTAGATCCCGCCGAAATTGGCACGTTTAAGGCGGCGGTTGAGGCACAGTTCGGGACTGACGCAATCGCCTTTCTAGAATCTACTACCCCCACACCAGCGGAACAGATCGAACCGGAACCGACTGCACCAACAGCACCACAACCCGCTGCACCAGAGATTGAGCCTGTTATTGACGTGGAAGTGACCGCTACAAATACACCCGTCACCGACGCGCTGATCGAGCCAACCCCCACACCATCGGAAAAAATAGAAAGACTACTCGGCAAAATGTCACTCACTAACATCCGTAAGCTCGCCAAAAACAAAAAGGTAGACGCACGGGGAAATCTTCTCACTATCGCAGCGAGGTTAAAAGCAATCGTCACAGAGTCAGATATCTGGGACGCTACCACATAGACTTAGCGACCAGAAAGAATAAAAAATGCGGTAGAAACACAGCAGCCTGTTTCTACCGCATTTGCAGTTTTGACAATACTGCCAAACCTCTACTCGCTTAGTGACAGGCAGGGCGGTTTTGGTATTCGGATTAAGAAGCGAGACAACACTTAACTTGGTTATCATTACAGATGAGTCTGTCACTCAGTTATTTGTATTTTATAACTTTCCTACGTGACAGACTCATCTATTGTATTCTGGACTCTAGTTATCTTCCACCTGTACAGGTTGCTTTAGTTTTGAAAATAGAAATCGAAGAAACTTCAACAGGTAAGATAGACAAATTGCTCTCGCTTCAACACCAGATCATTGGGTAGCTCAGACGATCGCATCCAAATCTTTAGTAACAAACCGAACCGAGTAGGGCTGTATGTAGTAGCGAACAATCGGCGCTGGCGCTTCTACTGCTTGCCCCGTGCCGCCAACTACCGGACAAAGAAGTTGACCATTTGACACCACGCCCGACATGGGCTGCAAATAAAGAACGCCGCGCTTGCGAGTGAGACCCGTGGTATAGTCCTTTATCGGATCGAATCCTACGGCATCGTCAACCCAAATTGTCTGTACTTGTCCGACGATCGCCCGCTGCCGGAGCGCAATTTCCCACAGAATGAAACGAATTTCGGCTCGCTGATCTTGAATTTCTAAATCAAATCCTTGGGTGCGGACGACAGACGTTTCATACCAAACAGAACTAAAAGCGTCAGTAATTTTGCCCCATTCCTCATTAATTGGCTTGTATTGCTGTGACTGCACTCGTAGAGTTAGATTGCCCGCAGCGTCAAATCTTGATGATAAAAGCTGACCCTGTGGGTTGCGCTCTTCAAGTTGCTCTAGGTATTTTGCCCGAAGATCGGCGGGTGTTTCAAAAGTTATTGATCGTGAATACATAATCCTATTTTTTTCTCTTTATGAGAATAAAAGCTTATGAAAATTTGTTTAAGCTTGTTCAACCTGTGGCGGCAACATCCCAGAATTTTCAACGGGTTCTGGGACTTCTGGCGGCGCTGTAATTTGTTCGTAGCGTTTCTGCCCGATTCGGGTCTGGATTATAGTCATCGCCGCCTCCAGCTCTGGATCATTTTCGCAATCAAAAATTAAAGCTTGAACATTCCATGTTTCAGAAAGCTTTTCCTCGCCTAAGTGTATGGATGTCACGAAATATGCTTCCATCCGCATTTTAGTAACATCTTCTTTAGCTTCTAAAAGATTAAGAATTTGAAATCTTTCAGCAACATCTCTACGCATTGTTCCATTAGAGTTTGAAATGTCGATTGCCATTTTAGATTAAGCTATGTAAGTTACAATAAGTTTACCAGGTCTGTTGCCCATACTGGCAACAGCGTCAGGGTGCAGACTTATATAAGCCGTACCCATATACGTGTACAGACTCCAAAGTTTAGTGTTCCCGTAAAAAGAGCCGCCATAATGATTAGGTTGAAACCAATCTGTTGTTGTGGCATTTATCAATCCAGTCAATCTTACTATTTTGTCCATTGCAGGAAGTCCGCTAGCCAAGGGAGTATTAGCCGTATCGGTGGGGCTAGTAAACTGAATTATTTTTTCTTTTATTCCTGTATTATTATCTCCTAACGAAGTAAATCCTCCAATATATTGATTGCCCCCAACTGCTTGACCACCAGCAATTATCTGAGCGCCAGTAGTAGTAGAAGTAGATTGAGTTGTATCAGAGAAAGTTTTAGCGCCTGTAAAAGTTTGGGCAATTGCTGTAACACCTCCATTTGCAGCAGGCAAGCTGCCAGTAATATCAGTAGTTAAATCTACCGAAGCTAAGGCAATGTTTACTCCATTGCTCTTTAATAATCTATTAGCAGTTTGTGTCCCTACTAAGTTATTTAGTGCGATCTGTTTGTTCGACAAATTACTTAAATTTCCTGCGCTATTTAAAAGGATTTGCGTAGCGTTAGCGCTATCTTTGAATTCTAAATTATTGATATTTCTCCAGATCATTCCGACTGCCGTACCTACAATACTCGGCAATACTAAAGCACTTCCAGTAGTAACCGTTCCCGTAAAAGTTGGTGATGCCAAAGGAGCTTTTAAACCTAAAGAATTTGCAATTGTAGTCGAAAAATTCGGGTCATTTCCCAGCGCGGTTGCTAACTCTCCCAAAGTATCGAGAACTGCGGGTGAAGAATTTATCAAACTAGCAATTGCCGTATTAACAAAAGCTGTACTTGCCGCTTGAGTCGTATTTGTTCCTGTGGCTGCCGTAGGAACAAATGGAGTTCCGGTGAAAGTTGGCGACACCAAATCAGCTTTAGTAATAAGAGCTGAAGTAAGAGCAAACGTGCCGCTAGCTATCGCTTCCGGCGGCCCTGCCGTTGCTCCCCTCCCCCATAAAGTATTGGCAGGTAAAGTACCAGGAAATCCCGCTATAACGCCCCAACTTGTACCTCCTAGCGAAAATAGAATAAAACTTTGATGTTGCACGGCTAAAGGTAAAGTCGTCGCCCCGTTGATTAAGTCTGTGCCGGATCTAGAAATAGTGACTAAATTGGCGGAGGCGTCTGATTTACGGATTTGCACGGCCCAACCGCTTCCGACGGTTGCAGCAGCAGGCAAGGTTATTGTAATTGCCGCCGATGTAGCATTGACATCAATTAATTGGCGCTGATTAGCAGTTGTGAGCGTTGTGTTTGCCGAAACCGCTAAATACCCAAAAACGGCAATAGGGTCTGTGCCGCCAACGTTGTGAGTGCTGGCGTGAGAAGTCGGAGTTCGCGCATTGGAGTAAGCTGAATCCGCTGCATCCCGAATTTGTCCGGTACTGTTTCCGATAGTCCGTAACGCTGCTGCACCAAGTCCAAGAGTTGTTCTAGCTTCACCTTGAGTTGCATCATCAAGAAGCGTCCGGATAAAAGCACCTAATTGTACAATTGCAGCGCTACCGCCCGCTGTTCTCTCAATTAATCCAGCCGTTGACAGCAGCTCGATCGCCTGAATAATAGGTGAAGTGTTTGACTCGAATAAAGATTTACGATAAGCAGGTATGCAGCCATCAGCGGTAGATTGCCGAATTCGAGTGCATTGCGTTCCCGACAGAAATGAGTAAGCGATCGCGACCTGATAAGTCCCGATTGGCAAACTTCCACCAATAGCAGCCCCCAAAACCGTGGGCGGATCGAACAAGCAGAAATCAGTAAACGGCGGCGCTGTAGTAGCTACAACTACTGTAGTATTTGTCAAATCCGTAAGAGTAAATACTTGCGTAGTACCAATCACTACTGGCTGAGGTGAATTAAGTCGATAAATTGTCGATCCTTGTTTGATGTAAATCCGAACTTGCGGTGGATTAAAATAAGCTTGAGTGTTGCCAGCAATTTCAGGAATCCCCGATCGTACCATCCCAAAAGCGCCGCTAACCGGGTATGTTGCCGTGATAGAGATTCCCCCAACAGCCCCCAACACAATATTGTTACTCCAGCCTGACGCGACTGATTCGCCAATACCAAAGTCAAACAAAGCGAGTAAAGCCTCACCCCCTGAAAGTGCCGTTACCCCAGCAACACCGCGCACTACAGCACGACCATCTTGAGTCATTGCTAATTGTTGATTTAGGGTATTTGGGGTAATTTGCGCGATTGTTTGTTTTGGTTGTAGCGCCGATTCGTGACCGCGCACCACAAATAATCCTGGCAGTACATTCAATGTTCCGTCGCCGGGAACTACGCGACCAAAATCAGCAATAGGCGCAACAAATCCCCCGACACTTGTTTCAAAAATCGAAGCTAGCGGAACTCTAGTGCCACCTTGAGGTAACAGGATGGGGACAATCGAAATTACACTACCTTGTACCAGTGGCGGGTAAATTTCAGACGCTCGAAATCTGGGGAATATTTTAAATACTGCTTTTTGGCTTCCCGGTAAAGTTTTGGATATTGCCAAGAATCCTGTTTCGGCGTTTGTCTGGGTCATGTCAACGCCGATACCAGTCATGCTTGCGCCGTCGCTCAATCCAGAAGCGATATCTAGAACTCCGGTTGCGGGATTGTAGAAGCCCAAAAATCTCACAACAATCCGCCGATCGAACAGCGTTGTTGCCGGAAATCCATCAACTTGAATATTCAATCCAAACCGAGAACCCGCTAAAATATTTTCTCCAGTATCAGAACCGAAAAACACGGTTAGCCCTTTTGCGTTCGCAACTACTGAATCCGTATTGTCGGCGGCTGCATAGTTTGTGCCAAATAATAAGTTTTGCGCCAGAAACTCTTCATCAACAGCGACAAGCGGACGGCAAGCGCCAGTATCTCCAGAGATGTCCCCGCCGATAGGGAATAAGCCAAAATTCGGATTGCCAAATCGAACCCAATACTCACCGGGCGATCTCTCAACAGCTTTGTCGCCGTCAACAGCGTGGCGGAAATAGGGAGAATTTGGATCGGTAATTAACCACGGATAGTAGATATAGTAAGAAGCGCCGCTGGCGACTCCCCCGCTTACTAAGCGCACCATGCCGGGAACCAAGCTAAGGCCCGTAGGTAATCCGGCTGGTAGGCTGACGGCGGCGGGTGGCACGACTAATTGCTCATCGCGGCTGAAAACGATCGGAGCTGCTGTAGCAAAAGCATCCGAGTCTGCCTGAAACAAACGCCAGAAACCTACAACCCAAGCATCATCCAGTATCGTGGTAAGGGATGCAACAATAAAACAGTATTTATAGCCAGTAGCAGCGTCCCGGTTGACTTCAGAAAAGCTGATAGAAATACGTCCCCCGGCTGGAGCGGTAACAGTGACGGCAGGCGACGGTAGCGATACCCCTGCCTCATTCATGAGGTAAAGCCAAAACGTTCGAGTTTGGGGAACAGAAAACGTGCCGCCTGTTGTCGCTGTCGTTACATTGCTACTTGTAAAAGCCGGACTGTATCGCCCACTGCCATATTCTGCGGTCATAAATGTTTAAAATAATTTGAGATTCAAAACCCGCGTCCGGTGCTGGAGTCGGCAGTAGATGAAGAAAGTCGAATAAAAAATTCGCCTCCATTTTTTGACTGCACTCGGACACCTTCTTGATTTTTGGTTATTTTTTTTAATGCAGCGGTGAGAGCATTTGCTAAATCCTTAGATACTCGGCTTGTATTTTGCATTGACGTTTAGCTTTTTCTTTAAGTATACCTGCTAGCAGAATTATTTCGAGTTTATCCTTGACTGCTGGCTGCTCTGGGTAATGGTTCCAATATCGTTCAAATCGCGCAATTGAAAGCGACTGACATCTTGTTTAGGATCGAGTTTGTTGGCTGATGGGTCAAGCTCAGACGATCGGACAAACCCCACTGGCAACTCCGCACCTACTTGTAGGGATGTTCCCGGTGACTGTAAATAATTTTTACCATTAACAAAACCCTTGATAGTAACAGTATTGCTCACTCCAAAAATTCGACGCTTGCGAACTTCACCGTTGCAAACATAGGTAATTCGATCGCCCGATCTCATCTGCGGATTGTACCAAACGAGCAAATCTTCATGCACCGAATTTTGCGCGTCGGCAATTTTAAATTCTGTCTCAGCCGCTAAATAGGTTTCAGATTTTGTAGCAGCGTGGGGGAACGATAACCCGCTACTTTCTAGCTGTTGTCTAAATTTCTTATTCCCTTTGGGCGGTAAGTGTACTGTCTCTACAAAATAACGTCGCTTCCCCCGTTCTGGGTTTTGCTCGTTCGGATCGACAGAATTACTGCGAGGTTCGATTCGCTCCCACACAGATGGCAACTGCGTAGCAGCGCCGGGGCGACCGTTGTTGGTTGAGGTTGTTTGCTCAGAAAGTTGGCTATTGAAGTTAACGCCGCCTGCTACGGCTTTTTTTTCGATCGACAGAAACCGATCCTCGTCTTTGGTAGCCCGCGCCTGATTAAAATCTGCCATCGTTTCCCCGGGCGGCAGATTGACAGAACCCAGCCACTTGGGAGTCTTTACCGAAGTTATTTTTATTTCGGAAAAATTCAACTCTTCAGAACCAGCAAATAATGGTGGGTATTCTGGTTTGATATCTGCGGGGGCGGCTGTTAAATTGTCGTTCCTGATTTTGATATTTCGCGGATCTTCAGTTTCTGAAAAAGACGCTGAATAACGCTGCTGTTTCCGAACAAAGCGCGGGTCTATCCATTTGCCATCCCCAATGTTGTCGATTCGTCTGTACGTCTTTTCGCCCGTTGGCGAACACACTTCTTGTAACTCAAAATCTGGCAATTCTACATCACCGTAGTGTGCGTTGTACGGCGACAAAATATTTTCCTCAACTTCATAAATTTGAATCCGCTTAGGGAGATAACAAGTAAGCGAAGCTTGCTTAAAAGCAGTATCTGTTGCCGTGTCGCCCGTTTTAGGCTGAAATTTGATGGTAGCAAAATCTTCGCTGGGATTTGAATCTTCGTTAGAGATATCGCTAATCCCTTCGGTTTGGTGTACCGCAGTTCGCCAGCCAGTTGTTACTGATCGAAGTCGCCAACCTTCATCGTCATATTCTACCGTCTCAGTCGTGTCCTCAATAATTCCCCAGAAACCCAGCGGGTTAACTCCAGTCACTTTTTTGCTGGTTGCATTGTACAAATCAATCCCACGGATACCGCGAAAACCATATTTGAGCGTCTGCTTTTTCAAGGGCATTCCGTCAACCGTTGTAATCTTTTCGTTCGTCTTGACATAGTTACTACCACTTTCATAAAAATTAATCGAAGTGGTTTTAACCAATCCTAATCCCGACGGCGGCGACGAAGCATTTGGATCTGACTCTGTTGTCTCCTCTTTTCTAGTACGCCTCCGCCAACTAGCACCATCAGCCCCGCTATTCGCTAGTTGGTTTTTCTCGTCTGGGTTGACATAAAATCTGCTAATTTTTGTAGTTTCACCAGCTCGTTTTGTCTCCAATTTGCTGTCATCTAAAAACAGTCCCGTGAGTTCTGCTTTGGGGAAGTAGTGTTCCGAGTGCAGGTACTTTGTTAAATCTTCCTGCACCAGTGGCATTGTACCGAACGGCGGTATTGAATCGGGGATTTGCTCCCCCAGCGGTAAGAAGTGAAAAGGTCGAGATGATAAATCGGTCGATCGGCGCAATTCCCCAGAAAAAGTTCGGGTCACTTCCTTGAGCAAATCACCCTCGGGAACGTTCCAAATCGGGGTGCTATTCCACTTTCTAGTCCGAATCTGTCGCGGTTCCGACAGCACTTTAAAGCTGCCGTTTTGCCTCAGCCGCGCGTCTAACTCGGTCATAAAATTGGTGGTAGTGTCGGGCCCCGCGTCGTTAGGAACCGTAACTTTACCGGGAAACCCTGAGTAACTGCCGCCCGATCGAACGGCTATCTGTGCCAAACTCAGTGTTTGCGATCGCATCCGCACATCTCTAGATTTATTTGCCGTCGGATCGCACCGTTCCCCCGTTTCTGTATTATCGAAATCTTTGAGAACCAATGGCACGTCATCTGATGCCCAACCATGAGCGCCAGACAGCGATACAGACACAACAATGATCGGGCCCAATGATTTACTTCGAGGCACTTCTATCATCCGCAGATCGCTTACCCGAAAGCCTATGCCAAACAGTTCGATCGGAACTCCAACGTGCAGCAGTTGACATACTAGATATCGGTTTTCCCAACCAGTCTTAAAGTCGATTGAGCCGCTGGGTTCTGACTCAAAAGTTTCTGACCAAGATATTGTACCCGCCAGAATTGGGACTAAATTAAGAAATTGCGGGTATGGTTCCGGCACATAATTAGTGCGGAGAATCTTTTTAGAACCCAAAATTCGGATACTTGAACCGATGGGCGGCGGTGGTGCGGTGAGTAGATTTCCCGGTGCTGCTATTGGCAAGCCTCCGGGTGTTGTAGGAGAATAGGTATAATTTGAGCGAGCTGTAACCATATTGTTTACTATTTATAATCGAAAGCTAAAAACGGAACCGACGCCGTTTCAATCCTTGGGGGCTATCGTCTGTCGGGTGTTCAATCCAATTTTGCCACAGCACCGAGCGCGGTTGTGTATTTTGGATTATGGAAGCGGGCAGGCTATCGAGCAAAATACTCCGTTGGTTGTTAATAATGGTTTTGCTACCATCAGCGCGCCGGAGTTTTCGCGGGTGGATTATGTGGAGATTGGCGGCGATGTGTATCAAGAAGCTGAAGACTACACCGAACTGTTACCGGGTGAGTACGTTTACAATGCTCAAACTGAAATATTAACAATTAGGATTTATTAGACACAAAAATAGCTAGGAAAAACAAGTCTCTAGCTATTGACAATTAATATTCCACTTAAATGGACACTCTTGTTATAGATTGCGATTCTAAAGTTACTTTCTTCGCGCGAATTTCAAACGTCTCTGACAATCCCTCGCCAGCAACAATTAGATAGAATTGTGCAGCAACTGAAGCTAACCTAGAATTTTTCACTAGCAATGCGGCTTTCTCTACCGAGAATGGGTATGTCGTATACGATTGTTTTTGTCCTACTAATCCAGAAAGAAAAGAGAAAAAATTAGCATCTAAAACAAGAGAAAAAACCTGCCTACTATCAGCATCAGAGGAGAATATTTCCTCAGATGCGCTAACCAGCAATAAAGCCTTTGTATTCTTGGGGGCGGACAATTCTATGTTTACGCAACGATTAGGAATGTCAGTTAAAAAAGATCCAATAAGAGATGAATCGCTGTGTGATAAAACGTCCATAGGTGAATTACTTAAATTGTTAGGTCACAAAACTCAAAAATCAAAGGATTACAAAACCCGGATTGCTCCGGGCTAAGTAGCTCTCATGCGAGAGTTAGAATTTAGCGCAAGAGCTGATTTTAGATTACATCAAACCCCGTAGCACCTCGACAATCGACTCCTGCCATTTGGTGTGTTGGTAACTGGTATTATCTCGCCCTTTCCCGGTCGCGAGCGTGTTACTAGAAAACCGCTCGCCTAACTCTGTTGGTAAGTAAGCGGGTTCAGTCTTGGACTTGCCAATGTTTTTCACCTGATAGCCGTTCTCGGTCAGCAGGGCATTAATTACCCGCGCCGATACTCCCAATCGTTCGCCAATTGCGGTCGGTGTTAGCAACACTTCGGGTATAGGGTTGGCGGCGGCAAGTAAACTATGTGCGGCGTTGATAGTATCCTTTAGTTCTGGGTGGTGTATTTGGAGTTGATTTAACAGGAAGCCATCAACTAGCGCTTCTGGGACACTTGAAAGCAGCATTTTGAGGGGGCTTAGCATTGCAGTCGTTTCTGCTACCGATGCGCCTAGCTTTTTCGGTTCCTGTTGCGGGGCGGGGGCGATCTCTACAACTCCCTCTGTAATCAACGTCCGAATCTGTTGAGTTACCCAAATCTCAAATTCAACGTTGCACCACATAGCAAATTTTATTGCTACTTCCTCAACAGCCCAAGTCCCTTGCGCTTCAGGTATTCCACCTTGCACAGTTTCCGTTATCCTGATCTGGAGAACGGATTCAAGCTTGTCCAAGTATTCAACCGTCCCGTCTAACCGAGTCCAATGTCCAACTTGCTTTCCCGTCGCTTTAGCCATGTCTGTCAACGAGACCCAGACGCGATCACCCCGGCGCTCAAACCGAATATTCTTGCCAGTGAAATCTAAAACTGTTAAACTTTCCATTGTTCGCCTAATTTAGGTAGGTGGACTGCCGATGACAAACGGGATATTTGCGTATCCCGATCGGCTCAATTAATTATACCACGATCGCCCCTCCCGACAAACCATGATCAACCAGAAGGATATCGCCAAGAAGCAAGCGGAAATAGTTGGTCAGTTGCAGCAGTTCCCGATCGGGCGTACCAATTCTGGCGGCAGGGCGGGGGGAACCGTTGAAGTAGTTGTCACCAATCCGCTACCGGGTCAGCCAAGTGTAGTACAGGCAAAATGCGCCAATGATTGCCCGCCGGGTGATGTGCAGTTGTTGAAGGTTGACGATGGGAGCTATGTGGCGCTTTCTCCAAATGCGGCGGTTAAGACTTCGGAGACAACGACGCGACAGGTATCAAAAAAAGAGTCAATCAAGCCGAAAACAGACGAAGATATTTGGCCATGCACTGTTTGCTTTTTATATTCAAGAATCAAACCAAATACTGAAAACTTAACTGACAATGGGGCAGCATCGGGTAATGAAACCAGTTGGGACTTTGTTCGAGGCTATTCAACTTCAAACACCCAAAGTTTTGCTTATGTAGCAAGACAAAGATTTGACGAACTTGGAGATTATTACACAGCTCAAGATGCAATTGATAATAAATTAAAACCGGATAGATTAATTGTTCCTATAGGTGGTAATGGAGCAGGCAAAGATAACCTAGTTGCTGCTTCTGGCTCTCCCGATGCTGTTACAGTTTGGTGGTATATCGGTCAGCTAGGGATAGAAAATGCGACAGGATTAGTAGAAGCAGGTGACGGACAAATATTTAAGGCTTTAGGGACAAGTACTTTTCCCGGTAATCAAAACACCGAACAAGGGCCTGGTTTTTGTATGGAAATGTACAGACAAGGCTCTATTTCAGTAAGTCTTTATCCTATTCAGCAATTCGGATTAGATCCGTTAACTCAACACTTAAAAAGCTCGTTTTTCGCGTTAGGTGGCAGAATTGGTTATTGGGGCAATATCTATTCTTGGCATGGAATGCAGGATTATACGACAGGAGGAAGTCGTAGAACTTTCTTGTATCGAGAATATTGGAGTGGAATACAGGGAGTCCCTGCCTACCCTACAGAAACAATTCAAACTCCGACCAGCTTGCCTCCAGACCACGTATTAACTATAAACCCTTGGACTCTTGAGAATGCTGCATGGTATAAATACGGCTGGGAATATCCTAATAACAAAATTGCGTGTATGTCTGCTGGCGCTATAGTTGCAACCACTTCTGCGATAACAAGTTCTTTTGCTTGTGGTGACACAGTTGCTGGAGATAAATGGTATTGGTCAGGTGGAATTGGTAGCAGTGCCGGAGCTTTGGACAAGCGAGCTAATTATAGTTCTGCTAGGGGAATGTTTGTTTGCTGGCAGGGACACAAAGACAATATTGGACTAGCTCATAACTTTTGGGAAGCGTTTAGAATTTACTGGGAAATACCGGGAACCGTTACAAAGCTTCGTTCATGTAATCTTTATGGATGCGAATTACCGGGCGGGGGAGGCAGTTATCCGCCCTCACCTCCAGCCGATGCTCAACGATTTGTTAGCGAATCTCACGGCAGAAAAGCTGAAATATGGTTAAAGATTCACAAAGAAGATTTAGAACCTGTTGAAATAAAATTACCCTTTGAATTTGCAGCAGTAATTGAAAGAATTACAGTATTAGGCGGTGGCAGCTTGAATACTGGAACTGCTTTTGAAGCAGGAAAAAATCAATCTAGATTTTTAACTTATGGAAAATTTTCGCAATTCGGTGGCGGACAATTTGACCCGTATAGTTTAGAAAACCCCCACGCTACTTTGTCCGTGGATAGTGAATTTGCTTATATTGATATTCTTTATGGCGCACAAAGATTGTGGGAAGAACCTTTAACACTTCCGGTAAAACCTCGGTTAGCAAATATGGGCTTTGGTTCTGCTAGAACAGGAATTGGTTCACAATATGGAAGTGATTTCAATATTGAACGCAGACCAGCCCTAAATCCTGTCGATACTTCTTTTTCTAATATTAATGTTAGAATATCTGGCGCTACTTTTCATACAACTCCAGATACCCATCCCCGTATAGTTAAAGATTGCTTTACCTGCTGCCAATCATACAAAGTAAGATTGCCGACCAAAGATAATCCACTAGCAACTATTGTTGCATCTCAAAAATATAAAAATGGTGAAAACATTACACTGACAGTTGCTAACCCTGACAATGAATTTAATAATAAATTTTTGATAGCTGACTATAGGACGGAAAACTTATTAAACGATTATTTAACACCTAATTATGTGCAAAAAGTACACCCACAACCGCATTATGCTACGTTTGGCGGACTCCCTGTATTAATGCAAATAATTGACTACACTCCCCAAAACGTAGGGCAACTTGCGCCTACGTTTTATAAAAATCAATCAGATTGGAGTGTAATGGATTGGATTCATTATCAGTTGCAAGAATCTCCTAGACGATACAATCCTCTGTTAACCGTTCTGCCTCCCGGAGTAGTTACGAGGCAGAACGAGCGAGTTGCTACAATATTTGATTTAGATAATAAATTTGACAGACAGGGGCGAGCGGAAAGAATTATGCCATCTGCGGCTTTTGGTAATTCCACATCTACGGCTCCTACCTATCGAGTATACAATTCAACAGCATATTTCCCATTGTTTGTTAGTTTCAAAGAACAATTAATTGGGAACGGACTAATTGAAAATAATAAACTAACAAAATGGTTTAGAATTAATACATCTAGCTTTCCTGTTTTTGGACAATTAAAACGAAATCCTTTGTAACTCATGGCATATTTCAATGCTGAAAATAAATTATCTAACTGCATAGGATGTTTCTCGACGCTAGGACAAATAATTGCTAATAATCAAGACTTTAATATTCCTGGCGATTTAATTGACTATAATACTGGTTCTAACCTTGACAGTCTTTTGTCGGGTCAATGCCAGATTTTCCTTACAACTGCTATGGAATTTACTTGGTTTGTAGAACAGAGAGATATTATCTACGCACCGCCAGATAGTGCTAGTGGAATTCCGTTAGTTTCGTTTGGCGAAAAAAAAGTTTATCCCGCCAAAGTGACTGGATTGAATTTACCTCTTATTGCTAATACCTTTCATACGTCAATTCCTGTAACTGTACGATGGCGAGATGAATTAATTAGACACGGAAGCTTAGCCGCTTCCTTTGACGTACAAAGTGGTAATTTTAGACCAGGGTTTGGACAGTTAATTTTATCTGATCTAAATAGACCTTTAAAGTCTGCAACGGTTCAGACAAACAACTTGGGATTGCCTAGTCTTACGTCAGACACTAAATTCGCAATACAAAACGGCTTAACAGGCCCACTCGGTCGCCTGATGTCAATTGCCAGCTACGTCAACCCAATACTAGCCAAACAATATGATGATAGTAAAAACAAGAAAAAGAAAAAGTCTTTAAACGAACAAACTTACCAAGACCCGCCACAATATCCAACTTATACGCAATATCAAACTAGCGGCGGTTACGGTGGCTAATTATTGTCTAACCTTGGCTTGATTTCTCTAATAAAATACTCTGGATTGTATTTAACATAAACTTCGTGAGTTTCATTCAGGTTGCGCCGTTGTAAAGCTGCATTAATTGCATTTTCAGTAAGTAATGCAATTCTTAAGCGATTTAAATTAGATACACTCTCAGAATGTATTCGATAACAATACAAAAAGTCTGGAATTTTAAATATTTCGGTTATTTCTGAAATCCGTAGACATAACTCGTAATCTTCGAGCATATTAAAGTCTAAATCAATGCCACCAACCTGTTCGTAAGCCAACCGACGCATTAGTCTAAAATGAAACACCATAAAGCTAGTCAACAAAGCTTCTTTAGAATATTCGCGAGAGCAGCGCCACCCAACTCTTAATTTTTGGCCATATTCATCTATATCGAGATAATTTGTGTAAACCAAGCCACATTGCGGGTTCTGATCTAGTCCCGCTGCCGTCAACTCGATCGCCAGGGCCTCAAGAACATCATCCGAATCAACCTGCCCCACATACTCACCCCGCGCTGCTTCAAACCCCGTTTTAAGCGCATAAGCCGCGCCCCTGTTGGTTTTGTCGGTCAACACCCGCACCCGATCGTCCTCCAGTGCAAATTGTTCTGCAATTGCCAATGTCCCATCCGTAGACCCATCATCAACAATGATGCACTCAAGATCGCGGTAGGTTTGGTCAAGAACTGATTTAATGGCGATGCCGACGTATTGCTCGCGGTTGTAGGCTGGGATGATGATCGAGACTTTGGGCGCTTTTGATTCTGCTGGTTTATCTTTTCCGGGCGATGCTGGTTTGTTCATGAAATTGTTAAAGTGAATTCAATATGAATAATTTTAATCAAAAAATTTATGAAACGCATATTTTTAGTTGGAGCGCCCCGCAGCGGCACAACCATTCTGCAAAGCTTGCTAGCCGCGCACCCCAATATCACGTCGTTTCCTGAAACAAAGTTTTTCCATTATCTTTGGAGCGATCGACTTCACGACAAACTCCGAGAACGACTGCACCGATGGTTCCATGCGGAAATCCGACGCCCTGATTTGTATAACGAGACAGAAATCCGGCGGCAGGCTACAAGCGATCGAATTCGTTGGTTTGTCGGAGTTCTAGATCGACTGGCAGAAGAAGAGGGCAATCAAATCTGGTTGGAAAAAACACCAGAGCATATTTATTTCATCAAAGACATTTTGGACTACTTGCCGGATGCGCGATTTATTGACATTATCCGCAATCCGCTGGAAGTAGTAGCATCTATGCGGAAAGCGACACAAGACCCCCTCAACAACATCCTATGGGGCGGAGAATGGACGCTAGAATTCTGCATTGAGCGGTGGAAGAGTGCGGCGCTAGTCACTTACTGTTCCCAAAATTCCCCCCAGCATTTAGTCGTTCGCTACGAAGACTTACTAACAGATAAAACCAAGCTGTTGTCGCAGTGTTGTCACTTTATTAATGTTGCTTACGACGTTGAGATGCTGAGGAATTACCAGGTCAAAGCGGTTAAGCTGGGACTGGGGCTGCCGTGGCATGAAGAAATTGATCGTGAGATCGAACCTGCGGCAGTCGCCAAATATGAAAGCTTTTTTAATGAAGACGAGGTGCGACATATTCTGCGACAGACTGCGGAACTGCGATCGTACTTTGGGTACGACTGAGTGAGACAGGTACAAGTACGCCTCTTGTCGTCTTTTTTCGACAGGGCTTTTTTATGTCCTGAAGCGAGAGACAATTTGTATAGGCTTATTGTTGAGCTTGTTGCTCAGATTTTTTATATTTATAATAATTCTACGTGACAAACTCATCTATTACATTGTCGCTTCTACTTACATTCTGACTGTAGAGGTTGCTTTAGTTTTGAAAACAGAAATTAAACTAGCCTTAACAGGTGGAGCGAACAAAATGGCTCTTGCTTCAAAACCCAGACTGTTGTTTGCGTTATCATTTAGGTAGACTTATTGCAAAAAATAAAATTATGCGCCACATCAACGAAAAAGGGCTGGCACTGGTCAAAGAGTTTGAAGGGTGCGAACTAGAAGCGTACTTGTGTCCCGCCGGAGTCTGGACGATCGGGTATGGACACACATTATCGGCGACTCCCGGAATGTCGATTGACGAGGCTATGGCAGATGCGCTGCTGCGGGAAGATTTGCAGAAGGCTGAAGAAGCGGTTGATCGGCTGGTAACGGTTCCGATCAACGACAACCAGTTTTCGGCATTGGTATCGTTTGTTTTCAACATTGGTGCATCGGTTTTTACGTTAGGTGGCGAGCCAGAGCCAGGGGCTTTTGATAGATCGACTTTATTGAAAATGCTTAACGCTGGTGCAGCGCCTGAGACGGTCGCTGCTCAATTTTTGCGATGGAACAAAGCAGGTTATCAACAATTGGCTGGACTGACACGTCGCCGTCATGCCGAGAGGGCATTATTTTTAGACCCTGTAGCTCCTCAAAACCCCACGAAAAGATAAAGCAACGACATTACCAGCTAAGGACACAATAGCTTCAAATATCTGGCGCTGTACCTGTTATGACTTTTAATCGACAAAAAACCCGGAATGTTCCGGGTTTGTTTTAGCAATCACGCAAGAGTTAGAACTTAGATCTATTGTTAAGTTTAGATTATGAGTTCATCGGTTCAAACTTTCCAATCGATTCAGGTTTATTGCTGAGGCTGTCACTCAGATTTTTATATTCTATATCTCTTCTACGTGACAGACTCATCTATTATATCTTCGACTCTATGGATATTCCACCTGTAGAGCTTGATCGAGTTTTAAAAAAATCAGAGCGACCTCAACCAGTGGAATAGGTAAATGACTCTCGCTTTAACACCCGCTCACCGCCACCAATTTTGCCAGAAACTCGTTAAACTCTGACAAAAACCTTTGATATTTTGGTATAATTGAATATTAAGCCACTAGGACGTTAGAGCGTCCTTTTATCAGTGGCAGTCACCTAAACAACTAGGCAACATGAGTAATATAACAGTTTTGCGGACAGAGCGCAATGGCGTTGAGTTTTTCACTATCGCAGCTACGGGCGAGTCGGGGATGAGCCAAAGTGGTCTAGCGCGGGCGTGTGGGAAGGATCAATCTACTATTAGTCGGTTGATTGAGGCACTGTCAGGGGAAAAGTCTTCAAAAACGTTAAAACCCTCAACTTACAAAGGTTTTGCACCGTCAGGCAAATTTTCTTTAAAAAAGCTAAATCCTTCTGTAGACAAGGATTTGACACTTATGCAAAAAGTGTATTCAAAATGGCTACAACCTTTTACCGGAAAGGATTTGACACTTATGCGTGACCACTCTAGCTCTGATAGTAAGACTCGCAACGTCACGGTTTACACTGCTGAGTTTTGCGCTGCGGTAATCAAACACTACGCTTACAGCGGTTCTGAGACAGCTCAGGACTTTGATTTCTCACTGGGAATTATTGGGTTAACGTCCTACATTCAGAGTCAGACAGGATGGTTGCCTAAAGAGTTTAAGGCAGCGCCCAAAGAGCATGACAAGCTGGATGAATTTCTAGGCTTAGCGATGGAATGGGATCGAGGGCCGATGATGGTAGTTGATTGGGAAGGTGAAGTCGATATGTCTGACAGTTGGACATTTTTCGATGCGATTGTGTTTTCTGGTTTTACCCCTGAAGAGTTTATCTTATTTGAAGATGAGACAAGAGAGCTAGGACTGCAAAAACATAGCAAGAGTGAACAAGTTAAGCTATTTTTTAAAAGGAATCCTGAAATAGAAGAAAGGCAAAAACCTTACACCGAGAATGTTAGAAGGATGTTAAGACTGCCCAAAAATTCGCAATTATTTCGGATGACTTTTTTAGACGAGTACGGATGTAATTTGGATAATCTTTATTCCAAATTAGAAACTTCCGCCTCTGCCTTACGAATATACAGGCTAGGATACGCAGATCGAACACAATACGCAGACCCCCAATACCCATACTCCCGTAACTCAGACTATCTGGAAGGCTGGAACGCAAACATCAGCGTAAGCCAATAAAGCCGACGCGCACATTTAATCACTTGCGCCTAACAACAGAAGCCCCGACTGTTTGGGGCTTTTCCTTTGACATAATTAAATCAAGTAGAGAGAAACTAACACATGAGACGACTTGTAGATATTGCCTTAAATCTTGTAGGAATTGCGCCCGATCACCCCGCCACCCAAGTAGAAACAGAACAGAAGGAGAAAGCCCCGCCTCGTGCTATGTGCTGCAAGTGCTTTTACTGGTCAGGCAGAGTTGGCTGCTTGCCAGCGGACTTAGTGTGTGCGGTCAACTATCCGCAGCCAACTAAGGAAGATTTGGAAGTCGCTGGCAACCGCCCCGCTTACGCTGTCCACGACTGCCCAGATTTTAAACTAAAGCCACAGCCAGAGTCTAGGACAATACAGTTGCACTGATGGCGGGGGCTGGTTTTCTGTTACAGGGTATAGGTTTGGGCGATTGGAAAAAAGAATTTTGGTTTAGGGGTTGACATGTCGAAGTAGATATACGATGATAGTCACATATTAAGGAAATCAAGGAAGCAAATAAATGACAACCTCACTCGCTGTTACCATCCAACCGACAATCTGGCAAGATGCCACACCAGAAGTCCAAGTTAACGACGTTATCCGCCGCCCCTTCACTCCGATCGCCCGCGTCGTCCATAAGGAAGTTCTCGAAGACGGTCGCATCTGCTTAGTCGTTACTTTTCCGGGCTGTCGCGATCAGAAAAATGAGGAATGGGTGCTACCAGCGATTGAAGTCGTACCCGAACCAGCTCCAACACCCGCAGCCATCGGGACTGACAACGAACCGCCGAACAGAGGCGACAACGGACGGGGACGAACGCAGTCAATCGCCAAGACCAACAAAGCTTTTGCTGCCGTGTTTGCGGATAGACCTAAGCAATATCAGCAATTCTTGATCATCCGGGAAGAGTTGACTGCGATCAGCGTTAAGGTCGGCAGATTAATCAACAGCCGGGAAGATGCTAAAGGCTGGCGGCTGGATTGGGATGGCGATAAGGCAGGGCTTTATTGGACGGTTGGCAATGGCTGGAAGATTGGCTCGCGCAAGTATGAAACGGAACTCACCGGGAACTGGGAAGGTTTTGATTTGATCGAACACCTAGCCTGCAACGGAATTGACTTAGAACCAGTAGATGATTTAGAGCCAAAAGATGATGAGTTGATCGCTAGTTAGTCTAGATAGTTCATAATCACCCCAGTTATTGCAATAACTGGGTCTATTCAATAAAAAAAAACCAATGGACGAAACACAAAGACAAGCACAGCGCAAATACTCGGCAACAAGAAAGGGACGATCAAACCGTAACAAAGCACAGCGCAAATACTCGACGACAGAGGGAGCAAAGGAAGTCCAGCGCAAGTACGAGGCATCAGAGAAAGCCAAAGAGCGCAAGCGGCGGTACTTTGAAAGTTTGACACCGGAACAGCGGGAGAGACTACAGGAAAACCAGCGCAAGGCTAAGCGGTTAAGCGCTCAACGGCGGCGGGAAAAAGAAAAGCAAAAGAATTTTGGCTTAGGGGTTGACACATGAAAGTAGTAGATATACGATGACAGTATGCCAAAGAAACAAAAGGACGCAATCAAATGACTACACTCTCAGCCGTAATTAAAAAAGAACTCAAGCAAACATTCCCCAATATTAAGTTCTCTCTCTGTCACTACCAGAAATGACAATGTTAACGTCAAGTGGGAATTATCTCTAGGGACTGATGCAACAGTCGCAGCCGTGAAAACTATCTGTAACAAGCCTGAAACGGTTGTGCATCAGGGAGATTTGATGAATGATACTGCTTGGTCTTCAGGTTCATCAGTCTACGAAAACCCTAGCTACACGCAAGAAAGAAAAGACTGGGCGCTAGAACAAACTAAAGCTCGCAACTTTGCCGGAGCAACCTGGAACGAAAGACACCAAAGATTTGAAGAGGCTGATGGACGCGATGCTTACCATGCCACAAAGCAGTACCACGAATACCTACAGAATGGCGTATCTTGCGCTCTGATTAACGAGTACGGTGGTGAGCCATCTGACAAATTTTGGTATTACGAAAGACTCAAAAAAGAGCAAACCAAACTGAACCCGCCCGCGCCACAGGCGGAACCGGAGCAAGTTGAGCCGGAAATTGAAGCGCCGATCGTCCCATTAAGAGTTTACAAAGTTGAGAACGAGGTCTATATTCAAGCCAATTTCCCCAGCGGAAATAAACGGCACTGGATTGACGAATACCGCAGCCAACCAACCAACGTCTGTCAAGCCAAGATTGTCAAAGTAGTTCACCTTACTCCTGAAGATTATCAACGGTTTATCTACTCGTTCTTGAATAACCAAGAATGGCTGGTCGGAGAAGGTGGAGGCGGTAGCCACTATGCAAGTGAGAAGTACGGCAACGATTGGGACAAGCTATTTAGTGACGAACTAGAGACTGAAAAATGGCAGCGTGAGTGCTACGAAGTGAGCGTTTTAGTTACGGACGGCGAAGAATACGTTCTAACCAATCCAGAGGGACATAACTATGCTCGATATGTTGGACTCCCTCATGAGAAAACCTTGGAATCTATTATCGGCAAAACCGACTTAAAGCTAGCGACAGCATCCTCCGAACCTGTTGCAATCAGCCAACTAGAAACACAAGCTGAAGAACCCCAGCCGAAGGCAGAAATTCTAACACCCGCCAAACCCGAAACCAATTTAATCCCCTTTCCCTCGCCCAAACAGCCAGAACCGCAACCCGTAGCGCAGTCGCAGAGCAACGACGGCGACAGCTTTTATGTGCAGAGCTACCAGGCATGGGTTAACAAGCTTGTAGCTCGGGGCGAGTACGGGAAGATCAAGAGCTTTGATGAATGGTATGCGATCGCGGTTGAGGTGATGTAACCAGGAACCGCCGATCGCCTGCTCAAAGTCTGGTAGTCTTAAGCCAGAATCCGAACAATACTGCCGGGGTTATCGCTGAACCTCGGCTTTTCTATTAGAGAGAGATAAATGTTAAGACAAATCCAAACAAGCATTCTGGCAAGACTTGCCCCGGTGAGGGAGTTATTACATCCTGATGAGGTATTAGGTCAAAAGTTGCCTGATAATGCGTCAAGAATGACTCAAGAGGACGCTCGAGATGTCGTAGTGTTCATTAGGGCCGGCAATATCCGAGAGATTCAGATAGAAGTCAATGTGTTGCTCTCTAGCCACGTTAAATCGTCTACCGATTGCTTCCCAGTAGTCGAGAAAGTTTGGGGCCTGTTGCATACGTTTTTGCCCGATAGCGCCGCCGGAGTGCTAGCAAATATGAGTTGGGAATTAACGACTAACGGAACCCGCTGGCTAGCAAAATTCAACTACACGACGGCAATATCGCCTTATGTGTTCGAGTTCCCCGATCCGAAGGCTACTCTACCGGGTATTAACAACATAACGTCACCGATCGCACCCTCTGCCACACTCCAATTCTGAAGCGAGAAATCACTCAGGTTTGATCTACCTGTATAGATGAGCCTGTTACTCAGATTTTTTATATTTATAATATTTCTACGTGACAAACTCATGTATTAGGTTTCCAATTCTACCTACATCCTGACTGTAGAGGTCGATCAAGTTTTGAAAGTAAAAGTTAAACCAATCTCAACAGGTAGGATTGATAAATGACTCTCCCCTCTGAACTAGACAGCCGCCGCTGAAACAACCCAAAAAACCCGGCAGTATTTTAAATCTGCCGGGTTTGGTTATTGTCTAATCATCTGATTTATAGTGAAAGATGGATTCTAGTCGTTGTCTCTGTTCCTCATAATTTGTCTTCTTTTCAGTTACTTCTGCCTCTAGATTTTCGGTTGGCGGCTCCTCATCCTCTACATTTTCAAACCCCGTCAACTTAACTTTTTTCTTCTTTCTGGAGTCTTGAATTCTAGCTCTTTCTTCCCTTTCTGATCGTCGCTTCTCTGCCTCGTCTTTCCTCTGTTTAGCTAGTCTGGCTAGCTCCTCTGCCGTAGTCTTTTCGTGTCTGAGCCAATCGGGAAGATCGATAAAACATTCATCACACCAACTATCAAACTTGGATGGCGTTAAACTCGGTGGGCTTCTCCGATTCTGATGGCACATATCACAGAGACAGAACACAACTGAGAGATGTCTCGCTTTTGCTGGTTGATAACGCCACCAATTGAACCGAAGGCGAGAGAGATTTTCTGCTAGTCTCTGTTTGACTTTTTTGGAATATAGTTCGCCTTTCTTCATTGTCAAGAGGTAACTAAAACTTTTCTTGAGGTTGTCTTGGAGGTTTTACTCTGTTTGGGTACTGGCGGTATCACTACTAATTCCGAAGGCAGAGAATAAATTTTGAGTTCAGTGCGGATCACTTGCGGGTTCTTTTTAGTTGATTTGGGTAGAGCATGGTACCGCGCATATATGAGAGGGACGCGCTGCACGTTGTCGTCTTGCAGACACCAACCTTTGAAAGCTAGAACGTCTAAGATAGAGCCGATCGCGTTATCTAGATCGCTATTCCCCCGAAGGCTGTGATAGAAATCCACAAGGATGGCTACCTGGTTATCCTTATCAAACGGCAACAAATCGGCTGGAACTTTCCCGGCTGCACGTAGTTTTAAGCGAATCGCTTCCATAATTTCTTTTCCGGCGGCATCTCTCCATCGGGTATAAGTTGCCGGGAAAAAAGTAGCATTCTTTGTCACTCTTGGTCTAGATTTTGGGACCACTTTATCCGATAGAGTACAAGCGAATATAGTCTTTGTTTCTTCTGATTGAGTCAAGTTGCATTCACAGCAAAGAAAGCTCTCATAAGGCATTAACTGAGTAACTAGATAGCCTTTTAGGATTGAACTGTCATCTCGGTGGCGTCCGCAATTTACGCAATAATTCATCTTATTCGTTCCATGTTTAAAAGTCTCTACATCAAAATTGCATTTGAGCATCCAAACCCATCTTTACAAATGGCGCTCCCGTCAGTGCAACCGGAGCGCCAAAGGTTTTACTGTCCTATCGATAATTTACATCGAATACAAACTTGGCACGAACTGAGGGGTATTTCCGTCATTCTTGCTCTCCTCAAAAACAGTTGTCAAATAATGTCTCTTTCCCAGTAATCCAAGCTCTCCCTTCGTTGCCGAGCGTCTCGCTCAACCTGGTTAAGACCTGCCTGAATTGTTCCGGCAATTTTTAGCAAAGTTTCTAAATTGCAGTTCCTTATCTGGGTTTCCAGATACCGCTTAATCTATTTGTAATCGTCGGATAAAGACAAGTCTAAAAGAGAATTTTTAATACCTTCAAACTGACTTTTTACCCGTTCAAATGCCTGCGATTCCTATTCAGATATTTATATTCGTCGATGAAATTCTCAGTTGTCATTTTTGGTTCTCCTATGCTCGAATTTTGCCCCGTAAAGGCGTAGTATAGGCAGTTAGACAGCAGCTAAATAAACTGAGCAATTTGATATGCTTGTTGATAGACCGAATCACTACTCTTTGGCTGCTGACCTTCTTTTTGATCGCTGACTGCTAAAACCACCTTGATTATCTGACTTTCAATTTCTAAAGGTAGTGTTTGATTGTAGCAGTAATAGTTAGCAGAAGTTTGGAGGAACGTAGGAATATCGGCTTCGTATTTCAAAAACCGAACTAATTGTTTTAAATTCATATTGCTTTTTGTTTTCAGTTTATTGTTCTTATACAATAGCACACGCTAACCATTTATGTCAACAGACTTGAAAAGATTTTTAACGCAGAGCGGTAGAAACGAAAGAAAAATAACTAATGACTAATGACTAATGACTAATGACTAATGACTAATGACTGATGTAGAAGCGAGAGATAGTTTTGCTACCCATATGGTTGAGTCTGCTAATTGGTTAAATCTATTATATAGATTACTTGAGTAACAAACTCATCCATTACGACCTCGCGTCTATGAGTTTCTTGCCTGTAGAGGTTGCTTGAGTCTTGATTTAAAACTCTGTCTAAGAGAAAACCGAAAAACTATCTTCAGTTTTTCCCTTGACACCTTGGCAATAACCATTTAAATTTAAAGAAGCACGTAAAGGGTTTCTGCCAAAGATTAAAAATATGGTAAAAGTATCAGAAATAAAAGCGGATCTAGAAACATTGCGAGCTAGTCAGGTGACAAAGGCAGGCAACACCGATCCGCTATTGATGGGCGTGATGGTTACAAGACAGGGCGAACTCTGCAACTTAACGACGTTTGACGGCATCTCGTCAACGACTCTCACGGGTCGAGATTGGGGACAGTCAATACCGGAGGGCGGTTTTGTTCTACCTTCGGGGATTGCCAGCATTCTCAGAATGTTGAATAAGGGGGCGGAGGTTCAGATTTCCAAGGTCAAAACAGGGCAGTTTGAAATCAAACAAGAGGCGTCAAAATGGCGATTCCCGATGTCGCTCAACACTAGCGCGTTCTATCCCATCGGTGAGGATATTATTAACAATCAAGTTGACTCTACCTCGATAAACATTGACGGCGAACTGTTGAAAGAGGCAATAACTAATGTTTATTATTCGATCGGCAAGGAACACACGGCGCTTTGTTGCGCTGAGTTTATATTTAACTTGGAAGATTCAGAGTTTATTGCAGTGGCTACCGATTCCCGGAGAACAACAATTTGGAAAACAATAAATGTCAAATTCCCCTCCCTTCCTTTGGCAAAATATCGAATACTCATACCAGGGCAAAAACTTCTTGCTCTCGGAAAATTCGTCAAAGACTGTGCCGAGGTGCAAATATCTTTTACTGATTCCGTGATTGTTTTTGAGAACCCTGCCTTAAAAACTTCCTTATCGATACGGTTACTAGATGGGAGAGGATATCCCCCGGCTCTTAACTTGTTTAAACTGCCTTTAACCGCCGGGTATACTATTGAACCTAAAGAGCTAATCAATGCCCTGAAACGGGCAAAAGTGCTGCTACCAGAGAACAAACTAGCACAAAGTAGCACTTTACTTTTAAGATTCGAGAGTGAAAATATTCGGATATCTCACGAGTGCGATCTATTCGTTGAGAATGTCTCATACAAGCCCTTACCCCTTGAAGGAATAGAACAACCGGAATCATTCGACATTGCTTTAAACCTTGACTATCTTAATGCAGCTTTAACACCTTTGACGGGCAAAAATTGCGATATCAAGTTGCATAGCAATGTTGCCTTGATAACTTCTGATACTCTAGGCGGATCGGTAACTCACTTTATCGCAACAGTTACCAAAAATAATTAATAGGAGAATCAAAATGGATAAGAACCCTGATGAATTTAGACGGCTCAATCAACAGCTTGAGCATCTAAAAAAGATGGTTGTCAGATATAAACAGGCTGAGAATTGGGAAAAATTGACCTTTAGTGATCGAGTCATGATTGACAACAGCGACTCGATCCACGACGGGGCGATCGGAAAATTCATAACTCATCAATGGAGTTCCAGCGGTTTCGTTTGCCTGTTGGTTGAATTTGAAGATGGTTCCCGGCATTACTATCTACCGATTCACCTTGTGAAACATTTTGACGTTGAGAAGATGACCGCGCAAGATTTGGAACCGCTACGCTCTAGACCAACACCCGCCCTCGTAGCAGAATCGGAACCGACGGCGACAATCACACTGGATGAAGCGAGCGAGAGAATCATTGAGGCAAAACTGGCACAGGTTGTCAAAATGCCTGAGTCTGTCAGAAAGAAAGTTTTGTCCAGCACCCTCGCAGCCGAATTAGTACCCCAAGCGCTTGAGCTTGCCGTCAAGCGAGGCATCATTCCAGCTTTCTAGTCAATCATCCCAAAAAACTATCAGACGGGCCGTTAGACCCGTCTTTTTTAGTTTGAGGCGAGAGAAGTTTTGCTGAATCCTATAGATGAGTCTGTCACTCAGATTTTTTATATTTATAATCTTCCTACGTGACAAGCTCATCTATTGTATTGTCGCTTCTATCTGCATTCTGATTGTAGAGGTCGATCGAGTTTTGAAAATAGAAATCAAAACTGCCTCAGCAAATAAGAAAAACAGATTGCTCCCGTTTTTCTATCCGCTCTCCCAAAAATCAATATAAACATATTTCATCTACAGGGTTGACATCAAGCGTTAGTCATGTTATCTTATAAAAAGAAAGTTGAAAATATAGAAGCTACAAAAGCTTTTTAAGCTTTTGACAGTTCAGGCATAAACTCTGAGAGGTAGGATACCGAAAGGATACAAACCAGAGGAAAGTGCTTAAAACTCTGACAGCGACTAGACAGGTAACTAACTGAAAAGCTGAAAGCAATTCTTGCTAGACACTAAAAGTATCACAACGGTGCAAAATGTAATCAAGTAATACAATACTGAGGTCAAACGATGCTTTTGTCCATCAAAACAAAGTTAAAACTAAACAAGGATCAGGAAACAATTATGAGCAAACACGCTGGGATAGCGCGGTTTACTTATAATTGGGGCTTGGCTACTTGGAATAGTCTTTATCAAAATGGACTAAAGCCTAATAAAAATCTACTCAAAAAATTCTTCAACAATCATGTAAAGACTGAGCTTGCATGGATGAAGGAAACGGGAATTTGTCAGAAAATAACTCAATACGCTTTTGACCATCTAGGGGATGCGTTTGCTAGATTTTTTGCCAAAAGAAGTGATTATCCCAAGTTTAAAAAGAAAGGGCATTATGACTCTTTTACTATTGATACGGGCGGTAGACCTATCCCTGTGGGCGGTACATCTATAAAGTTGCCGACAATCGGTTGGGTAAAAACTCACGAAGGGTTGCCTCATACAACTTGCAAGTCAATTACCATCTCGCGCACTGCCAATAGTTGGTTTATTGCGTTTGCTTACGAACAAGAACACGAGCCAACTGCTAAGAAGCATGATGTTGTAGGAGTTGACTTGGGAATTAAAGAATTGGCTACGCTTTCAACTGGTGTAGTATTCCAAAACCCAAAACACTATAAAACGCATCTTGCAAAACTCAAGAGATTGTCAAAAGTTTTCGCTAGGAAGGTAAAAGGTTCTGAAAATAGGCATAAAGCCAAAATTCAATTAGCAAGGCATCACGCTAAGATAGCAAATCTCAGAAAAAATACCTTGCACCAAATCACTACTTACTTATGCAAAAACCACGCAAAAATAGTAGTAGAAGATTTGAACGTTTCTGGGATGCTAAAAAATCACAATCTAGCTCAAGTAATAGCTGATTGCGGGTTTTATGAGTTTAAGCGCCAATTGGAATATAAAGCTAAAAAATTTGGTTGTGAGATAATCGTTGCTGATCGCTGGTTTCCGTCAAGCAAGACCTGTTCAAATTGCGGACATATTCAAGATATGCCGTTAAAAGAAAGAACTTACGACTGCGGAAGTTGTGGTCATTCGATGGATAGAGATTTAAACGCAGCAATAAATTTATCGCGGTTGGTCAAATCGTGAAACCTTACCGAGGGATAACCGCTCCCATGCTCCCAATGAAGTAAGAAGCAAAAACTAGATTTGTCTAGTATTTGTCTGACAGATGAAGGTGTAGCGGATTTTACTTTTGATATCAGTTTATCTGGTGGTGCAAAAAATGTTATTGCGGTTGGCTAAACCGTGAAAGCTTACTGAGGGATAACCGCTCCCATGCTCCCGTTGAAGTAAGAAGCAAATGCTAGCTTTGTCTAGTCTTTGTATAGCAGAGGGTCTAAAAAACCAAACCGAGACAGACGAATTACAAGCGGAACCAACCAAAACAATTATTAGAGGCGTATGGATCTAAATGACTACCAGTGCAGCAAAAGAGAAGAATGCAACAACTAAGCGAGGGAGGAAAGCTGGAAAAAAGACAGCAAAAAAACGTCAATTAGTTGACGAGATTATCAAAGCGGAACCCAAAAAACGTGGCAGAAAGCCCAAAGATGCAGACTTTCAACCAATCAACAGAGGGGTTAAAAAAGTCAATTTAGGGCATAGGGCTGTTCTGGCGAAGCACCTAGGTGTCTCAACTCAGACTATATACAACCGCGAAAGGGCTTTCGACAAATGTTTGCCGGAATATTTTAGGGGGATGTATTACCTGCCTAAAAGAGGGGGGGCATTAAAAGTTCTTCCCGATTTAACCCCTTACCAACAATACTGCCAGATGCAGTTTGAGAAGATAAAGCAGGGTTTGGGTGTCAAGGACTGCACCCCAAGTGAGATGCTTATCTCTAATAATTTAGAGATATTTGATATCAACCTGTTTGAAAGACAACAGCAACTAACTGTTAGTGTAGAAGTTGATTCAATTTCCATTGAGGAAATTGAAAAAACGGATATTCTTTAACAGCAAAGAACAGAAAGATTAATAAAAAGAGAGAGAGTTTGTCATGACTTACGAAAGTTTGAAATCATTAGCACCAGCAAATGAGAACGGTGGTGCGACCGAACCAACACCGACAAAAGCAAAGAGAGGGCGGAAAAAGAGCGCGACTAATCCTGAAAGTGCGATTGCAAAAAGCGAAGGGCATCAGTTAGCCAATCAGCAACAGGCAGAGACGGCTGAATTGCTTGGAGGTTTAGACCAGCAAGAAAGACAACTGACGGCTTATCTCAATTATCAGCAGGGGCAGGACTATGCAAAGCTGGCAATAGCTGCACGAACTGCCGGGATGACTGATGTTTTAGTTGGTGCGAGTCTAGACCGGATTGACGCCCTCAAACAGAACTTGGACAACAATTTGAGGAATCATAACCCTCTCGCTATTTTGGACGATCTAGGTTTGAATCGGTCTAAGGAAGAAACCGACGAATTGAGATCGAAGTTTAAAGACTTCAACCCTGACGAATTTAACCGTTTTTTGTTCTAGAAAGTATCGCCCTAACTCAAAGGGCAATCGCTCTAGTCGAATTAAATCAGATAACAACTAAGGAAAGGGCAAAGATGAATTTTTGGAAGAAAGCCAAAGCGATTTTAAAAGCTAAATTGAGAGCTTTTCAGCAGGATTTGAACAGTCATAAAGGAACGCAAGCTTTTATGATTGTTGCTGCCCCTTGGTAGTAGTTTAATCGGGTGTAATCGCTCATTTAATCAAAATCAAAGAGAGAGAGGTTCATGTCATGGGCAACAAAAACACAAGCAACAGCGTAATAAACAATCTAAACATTCAGCCACGGGTTTTTAATGGTTCGATGAATGCTGGCAGAATCCAGACGAATCTCGGCAGAAACTTGTCAAGAGTTACAAGCGTAACGACGGCAGATGTTAAACGTTCTAATGCGGATCTGCAAGCTGCAAAAGAGCAAAAGATGAGGTCTGCTAAGTTCTCGCAGAACGAACAAGCAATCATGAATTTACTGGTTGAAATTACGAGAATCGAGCTTGACTTGTTGAGAGCCGGATACGATACAGACAAGAAAATTGAGGCGTTAATTCAAGACGGAAAAATTGACTCTGCTAAGTATCAAAAAGCGATTCTACTTCAAGAGAAGAGGGGGCAACTAGGAATCGCTGCACAAGCTGTCGGGTATCAATTAGACGCGACCAAGATGATGCACAAGGCTGCACAGGGTTTGCAGTTTATGCAGCATAAGCACGGCTTAGATATCAAGCTAATTGATGCAACCTACGCTCAAAAAAAACAATTAGCGACACAAGCGCAAGGGGCAAGACTAGCACAATCGAGTCAAAGGCAGCTTGAACAGGCAGCATTCAGAGCGGAATTGAACGGACTACCCGGATCGGGTTCTCAACCCGGACTGATGGGCGGCGGTGGCAATTGGTCAAATAACAACTATTCACGCGGGAACACTGGCAACGGTGACGGTGGCTGGTTAGGCGGATTAAAGAAATTATTCAGCTTTTCCTAATGGCTTTATAATCTTTTTCTGGGTGCATATACGTCAAAGATTTACATAAATAGCAGGAAAAGAAAGAGAATGCAAGGTTTAGCACTGGGTCATAATTTTGGGAGCTATGAAGAGGCTCAAGAAACAGGTTACACAGAACAGCAGAAAGACTACTACAAAGAAAATCTGGAATTGATTAATCAGGGACAGATTGACTTTGCTAGGACAATGAAAGCGGTGGGAAAATTTATTCTATTCGCTTCAGTTACAGGGGGGGCAGTCTTTCTCTCTCGCATTATTCCGATTTTCAGTTTTGGCGGTTTTGCAGTGAGAATTTTAATTTTGTCAATAGTTGGGAAAGAGGCACTGTTCAACCCGTTAGACAAAGAACGGCGTGATTTTCAAATCTTATTTACCTCGGTCTTTATCGGGAATGCCGGGGCGGAATGGGATGTTTGGTTGGCAGTAAGTCAATCGGTGAGTGATTTCTTCACTCTGTACGGAACGGCAATTTTAGGGGGTTTCGGTCTTTTCTTAGTCGCTTTATTGTGGTTGTTCCGACGCAATAATCAATCGAATCAATTTAGCAATTTGAATGCCTACAACAACTACAACAATGGAGACTACAGCAATGACGACTAATTTTATGGAGAGAGAGAGCGAGAGTCAAATTGTCTTGCCGTCTCAGGAACAAATCGAGTCAATCTATAACTCGATCGAAAGTCAAGCGAGGCAACAATATCAGCAGCAAACCCAATCAAGCAAGAGTCTCAGCCCTCGCCTCTTGATGTCAGTCTTGGGCATTGTCGGAGTTCTCGGCATTCTACTGGGTTCCTCTGATTTGAGAGTCGATCCGGCTGTGACATTTGATACAAAGTTGGGACAAAGGACTCAACCTTATTGGCTAGTCCCGAAAGGGGCAAAAGTGGTTAAAACAGAAGCCGGGGCGGGTGCAGTAAAAGGACTAGGTTGGTTATTTGGGGGGATCGCCGGGGCAGGTTTAGCGCATCTCGGAGGGACAGAGGAAAAATGGCAGCGCTTTGTCGGAACGATTCAGACTCAATGGGTTGATAACTTCTTTAAGAAGAATCAAGCTCGCCTAGAGTTGCAATCAATGGCAGCGCTTCAGAAAGACAAGCAACGTTTAAACACTGAGGTAGAGGTTGATTTAGTCGAGCAACGGTGGCAATTTAATCAGGCTATTGGATACGATCCGATATTGGCTCAATCTATGCAACAACCCCTGAATTCTCTGCCGTATGGAGCGCCGGGAACCTATGACGATATAAACCGCCCCGGCGACAAAGTGGAAGGCGAGAACGTCCAAAGATTGCCCCGTTCAGAGCCATCGGCAGAGACAAAAATTCAGCCTCTAAAACGAAATCACCTTGACATTGAGGTTGTTCATCTAAGAGCTAAAAAAATTCTCAATTCTCTGGCTGGCATCAAGACCTCAATCTTTCTCGCTGCCCCTACTCGCTGCGGAAAAACTCATACACTACATAAGTGGTTGGAAGACTTGATAACACGCTTTCCACAGGCGGAAATTTATGTTGTTTCGCAGAAATACGAACATTTTCCCGGTGTGGCTAGTGACAGATTAGCGGTCTTTGATTCGCTTAAGATTGAAGAGTCTATGAGGTTTCTAGATGAAGTCTATAAGGAGCTATTGATCCGAAAGTCAAAGCCAGCAACAGAGGAGACTTACAGAAACTTTCCTGTCAAATTAATTCTAGAGGATTGGTTTGCGACCCATCAATGTCTAACGCAAAACAGAAACAATGCTATCTGGGATGATATCGCTGCCAAGTTGGGAATGATTGCTACTGTAGGGGGTCAATATAATGTGGCTTACTTCATTTGTACTCAGTCATTCAACATCGCATCAAGTGGGGTTGCAGACTCAAACATTCGTCTGAACTTGGCTCTATTGGCTCAAGGTCTAGTTAGAACTTCAAGCGATGATGAGGAACAAGGATCTTACGGCGTTATAGAGCAAATGATCAACAACTCAAAGGTCTTGGCAAGTAAGGAAACGAGAGACAGAATTGCCGGAGAGTTGAGAGATTTGATCCATCTCTCTATGGAGGAACAAACCCCAATCATCCTCTCCACCATTGGGAATCCTGTTTTGGGTTTGATGCCTAAAATTGACATTCAAAACCCAGTTAGTGACTATGTTGCTGATGCAACACTTTCGGGAGACATCTGGGAGGAATCTTCCCAAATTGAAAAAATTGAACCGTGCGAACCCAATGAGAACAAGGGTTATGACCGCCGAAATCTAATAGAAACCTATGAAGTCTCAAAGACCGAACCAAAGTCCAAACCGTCCGAACCGTTACAGACCCAAGGTTTGAGCGATTCAGGCAAAAAATATATCGGTGAAAAATACAGCCGAACCGATGCAAAATTGATGGTTTTAAATTCTCTGGTTCAAAGAAATCAAAAGAACACCATAGAGATGCTGTGGCACTGTACTAAAGGGAGTTCTGAGGCTTACAGGGTAGCGAAAGCCGAGTTTGACGATTTGATGAGCGATGAGCCTAAAACCCTTACCTAGAGAGGCGGTTCGTGGTTCGGTTAACGGTTCGGTTTCTCGGTTTGCTCCCGTTTAAATACGAACCAAAGAAAAAAGCTAGCGAAAAAATCAACTAATAAGAAAGCTCAGAGATTCCGAGCTTTTTTATTGTTTAGTTTTAGCGCTTGCTGTCCTGCCTATAGGCGTCTTTCTGTTCGAGGCATTTCTGAATCTCTAAAGCGAGATAACCTGCATGATCTCCCCTGATTGCGGGGTTGTGATGAAATATCTCCCGAATGAGCTTCAGAGCGTCGTTGCTGCGATACTCTCTCGCAGCTATCCCTTGCGGATATTCTTGAGCGACATAGCAGACGCTTTGGGGTTTGTCCCAACAGATCAAGAAGTTTCCAACGTTATCGAAATAGCTCTGCTTCTTGTTGCGCTTAGTAGCGAGAACGTCAGCCGCCAAAAAAGAATGCTCATAGATATGAGCGCTCAATGAATTAGTAACCAGCTTGCCTGGTTCTAAGTCGTCAATCCCTCCATCTACAAGAGCCTCGACTATTTGTAATTGCAGATGCCTTAACCCCATCGCATTTGCAACCCATGCCGAATACATATCATTGCTGCGGAAGGTGGCGATTTGATGCAAACGTTTGTTCTCGATTCTCCACCAAACATGATTGAGGCACGGACTGCCATCATGTTTGTGATCGCTAGATTTGTCAGATCGAATTCCGCCCGCATCCCACAAGTTAGCTACTGCGGAACAAGCGTCAGGCTCTTTCAGTAGCTTCTCAATTATTTCTCGGATCTGGTTGTGTCCGAAATACTCTAACATCCGACTGCCGTATGTGTAGCTAACGGAGCTTTTTTTACCCTTTAAGCCCTCGCACATCTGCGGGAGGTACGTTTCTATATATGCCCGATCAACAGGCAAATAATGCTCAAATTTGAAGCCCTCCGGCTCGTTGTTGATTACAACGGTCATATTTATCAACTCTTGCCAAAATCCACCGTATCCCGTCGTCATCATCCGCCCCGTTGTTCTGATGCGGTGTAAAACTTCGGGGAAAGCCTCGGCTATGGTTTCCGCTTCTATTCGATGCCCAATTAACGCCCCCGGCAGTCGGTTAGAGTCGATCGACTGTATGGGAAAAACTTGACGATTCCCTGCCTCGTGTTTGGTCTTTTGGGGTGTATATTCTGGCACATCGGACAGATTGGCAGGTAGGGTCGCAATATATTCCGGCAATGTAGAAACCTTGATCCGACCCTTCAAAGCTTCTAATGCGTCAAAGGGGATTTCTTTATCAATTTCACCCCGCCCCCCGATCGTCTTCCAACAGGGGCGCTCTGCTGAACTCATTGCCTCTTCAACCCCATTCTCAAAGAAAGCGCGAAGGGACGCCATTGATCCCGCGTTGAGGTCCTGTGCGGTTGGCATCGTGTGAACTACCCGCGTTATTTGCGGATTGTACAGCAGGTTACGGATCAAAATAGATAATCCCCCCGCCGGGTTGTATAGCTGCCCTAATGCCGCATAAGTCGCCGCTGGTAGCTTCTTGGCGACTTCTTTTGCCACGCTCCAACCCGTCACTATGACGACATGATGAAGGCGATCGCCATAGGTTAGCTGTTCTGACTTGTAAAGCGCCTCGTACTGGTAGAACTCGCTTCCTGTCTCTTGCTCTTGCATTTATTCACCGCCTTGTGAAAAGTCTTTATATAAACTATCATACTGAATTTTCAATGTAAATAAACCACCAGAATAAAAATAGAGCTGCGAGGTAGAAATTTAGTCAGAATCCCAAGCGCAGTCGTCGCTCTTGATGTGAAAACGCACAATAAAAAACGGAGTCAATCGAAAGATTAGCCCCGCTTTTTATTTACTCGGTCAGTTAGGTTGTGGGCTTCTTGGCTTTTTTGCCGCCCTCATAATAATCGCCCTCTATCACGTCGCCTTTGACCTGACGAACAAAGTTGTCGCTGTTCGTGTTGACGGTAAAATTTTGGGTTGTGCCGTCAGCGTTTGTTTCTGTGAATCGAATTGTTTTATCTTTGTCGCTTGCCATTGTGTTGCCCTCGCTTTCAGTATTGTAATTCTGTGCTGTTGTCCGGTTCTATTTGGTCGATCACTAATGTTCTGACTACATGAAATTATAACCAAACACATCATTTAAATCGGTTTTAAACTCTTCATCTTCGTCGCCGTAGCCTTGACCGATCGTGCCTACCGTTCTTATCTGCTGCTTGATAGTTGGATCGTTATCGCCTGACAGTTCGCCGCCGTTCTTATCTGCGAGTGTCTTAACGTTTTTCAATGCCTCTACATAACTATTTACGTCGGCGGCGATGATAGCAAGACTGTGAGGCGTTAAAGCTTGAAAAAGTGCGGTTTCTTCTAACTCGCCTAAGTCGCCAGCGACTAGATCGAGCGCGGCGGCAGCTCCTTTAATTATTTCGATAGCCATGTCTAGATTTTCTGGTTTCATTTTGTCCTTTCTATTTGCTTGTGTTTAGACTTTTTTATTGTCTCTTAAACCTCCTCTTGATGTCAAGTGTTTTCGTAAAACTCGATTAAATCAAAGTTTTCAGTAAATTCTTGCAACTCAAGATCGAACTGGTTGATCGCTTCATGGTCGATTGCACAATCATTAAGGCTTGCAGAATAGCCATCGGAGATCCCGACATACGATGCAACATAACACTCTGTTTCTGAGATGTGCCAGACAAGTCTGACAACTGTTCTCCCTGCCGATGTTCCTGTTTCAATTTTAAGCCTTTTATACTCCCCTCGAATGCGTCGCCCCCTTAACTGTTTCCAGAGAAAAGTCAAATATTTGTTGCAGTTAATTAGTCGTGAGGTTGCAACCTGAACCTGCATCGGTGTATCTTCATCTCTAATTCCTTTCGCTTGCAGAATAGAAGTGTCTATGATTCTCAATCCGTCAATTATCATTCTGTCCTCTTTCTCTTTTGTTTGCAGTTTTTCTCCGAAGGGAGGGGTTTGAATTCTACCAGGATATCGCCGTTTCTCTATTGTCCAAACTCTCTTCTGATAGATTAAGGAATTACAGTGGCAAACCTTGAGGGATCAATTTTTGCAGCACGTTCTTCGACTTCTCGCTTTCAGTGTTTACCAATGTCTAGTAATTTGCGTCGGGTATCTTGACCGTGCTGGGTTTTCTGATTAATCGGGGTCGGTCGTCTCCCTTCATGGGTAATACGGTTGCAGTTGTTTCAATCTCAATCCCGTCAATCACTAACAAAGTTTTTTCGGTTGGGGTTAACCTTTGTGATCGCATTAACTCCGGTTTTGTGTAATCCAAAACTACACCCACTGCGTCTGTGTGTAGATAAATGGTTTTCAGGGTATCAATCTCTCCTTGTGTAAAATGAAAGCCTAACGAGTTAAGCACACTCATTAATGCTCTTAAGTTTTTGGGCTGTTCAATTTGTAATTTACGGCGTGTTATACTCCATTGTTTCATGGTTGTCATTTTGCAAAATAAGCTCGGAATAGTGTACCGGGAAAACAACTACACTCCGACTCTGAGGTGGTGCAGTCATAGTATCCATTCGGATGCGAGGAAATTCTATTTAGTGCTTTAAATTTGGCTCTGTGGCTGCCATTTCTCTTCACCACGTTTTAATAACAGGTTGTAAAATTCTTTCACCGCAGCCTTAACAAACGGATTACTCCTAGTGCTGTCCCAGATTGACAAGATTACAGTGCCGTTACTGGTGACAAGGTTGATGACGGGGTTTTCATAAGGCTCAGTGACCCAAAACTCGCGAACCTCTTTCCCGATCCAAACTTCTCCCATAAAGTCACTTTCCCATTTGACTTCGGCTGGCAAACTTTCTAGCTCCAATCGTTTTTGCAGTTTCAGTTCTGCCTTTGTGACTTTTTTGCTGACTTCTTTGACTACTTCTAGACTTGCTTCTACCGCGTCAATAGTCTGCTGAACTTCTGCATCAGTGACGGTTTTATTCGTTGCGGATACTGATTCTGGGTGTTCTGGGTGTTCTAGAAGTTGAATCGCTCTGTGAATCGGAGCTTTGCGATTTGTTGGGCCTTCCCAAATTACTCCAAATTCATCTTTGAGCAATTCAATAAGATCGGCAATACGAAGCGTCAAATCGTATTTTGTCACTTTGAGAGTGTCTGCATACCAGCGTTTTGATTTGGAAGCGTATAAGTCTTTCATGATTTTTATTGATTTTAGTTTTGTCTGGCGAAAATATGTAACTTTATTTTTTGCTCTGTTTGACGTGATAGCGTAGAGTCAGCAGACTCTCTCTCTTTCTGCAAGATAGGGAAGATTAATCAAACACACCCGATGTCTTCCCCTTTTCTTCTATTACTCTACATAGTCCCTTTCTTTATGTCAAGGATTTACGTAAATTATTTTTAATCAGTTTTAGATTTTACCTGAACCGCCCCGGCAGGGAGGCCCCCTGGAAAAGCTCTCAGACTCGAAATTTACTACAGCTTTGAATCTACCCCCTTCCTCAGCACCCATCTTCCTCGGTTAGATGCGAGAGCAATTTGGTCTACCTTTACGGCTGAGCCTGTTGCTCAATTTTTATATATTTATAATCTTACTGAGTGATAAACCCATCTATTACGTTCTCGCCTCTATCTGCACTCTACCTGTAGAGCTTGATCAAGTTTTGTCTAAAAATTTTTGCCAAAAAAAAAAACCAGCAAATGAGCTAAGCCGGGGGCAAACACCAGACAAACTTGAGAGTTTTTTGTAGCTATTTAACACAAACTGTTGTTGTTTGTGGTATAATTAGAAGATTAAGCCACTAGGACGTTAGCGCGTCCTTTTATCAGTGGCAGTCCACCTAAAGGAACTAGGCGAACATGACAAATATAACACCAAAAGGCAAGAAGATCGGATACCTACGGTTAACGGCAAATACACCGGGACATCCAGATCAGGAAGAAGCCAAAGCTCAGCTTGCAGAATTAGCCGGAGTTAAACGGGAACCCATAGCAGAAAAAACTGCCCCTGCGTCTGTGCCGACTGACTCAACAAATCTACAACGGTTTGATCGAGATGGCATTGAGTTAGTTATAAATACTCAGACGGGCGAGGCGTTCGCTACTCAACGGGGTTACACAAGGATGAGTGGCTTGAGCAAACAAGCCATCAGCAAACGCTGTTCTCAAGGGGTCAACCAAAGTCAAATAAAAACGGCTGAGATTCAGACACCGGGCGGTATTCAAGGGGTCAACCTAATTCCTGCAAGGCTTGTTTTTAAATGGGCAATAAAAGACAATCCAGACTTGGCAGAGGCAATGGGAGAAGCTGGGGCAACTGTCTATATGCACCAGTTAGCCGGGTTCAAAGTCTCGTCAACAGCAACCGAGCCGATCGCCCAACCCAAACCGGAACCCCAACCCGCCCCCGTAGCAAGTCAAACAGAACCGCAAAAAATCGGGTCAAGTATAAAGGCAACCGCAGACGTGATCGAAATCACCCGACGGTTCCTGACCAATGTTAACGAATCTCTGGTTAATGGCTTCCTGCTGAATCAGTTGCAAAAATTCCATCCAGAAATAAAGACGGTCGTTGATGATGCTCATGCCCTTCTTGCAGCGACTAACACCATCCCAGAATTGTTACTAAACCCGACAGAGGTGGGCAAGCGTTTAGGACTGAAGCCACAAGAAGTTAACCAGCTTTTGATTAACCACGGCTACCAGGTTAAAAACGTTGAAAAAAGCAGCAAGACTCAACCTGACTATTTACCCACCGAGAAGGGCAAACCGTTCTCAAACTTCACGCTAGCTACTGGCAAAAACAAAGACAACAGCAGCTTCCAACATCTGAAGTGGCGAGAGTCAATCATTGATGAATTGAGAGATCTTTTATCTCTCGCTTCTGTGTAAAATAAAATTACCATATTAAACTTCAGCCTCCCATCGCCAACCGTGGGGGCTTTTTTTTTGACCACC